TCATGGCGTATTCCTTGGCACCTTGACAACCACCATCCCATTAGAGTTGACCCCAGAAACCGTTTTGACGAGATTTCCATTTCTAAACGCTTGCTCGACAACTTCGGCCGTCTTAATAAGTTGGGGGTCACCCGTATCTTTCAGTCTTTGAACCGAATATGCGACCCAGTTATCCGTCTGCTGCCCCGGAAGTCCCGTGGCGCTGTTTGGAGGATTCAAACTGATCGATCCAGATTCATTAAGAGGCTTGACCTCGTTAACGTAGACAGTATTTCCTTTAACGTAGACTCCGTCAAAGCAGTTGGCGCCGCACTTCCCGTCAAGCGGGGTAAAACCATTCCGCACGAAGTAGTTATTCGCCACATATTCACGGGCCTGGCCCTGCAAATCCTTCGACGGCAGCTGGTCGAGTTGTGACAGCACGCCTTGTTCCGCGGTATTCAATTTCACCGGCATGCTCTCCATCGTCACCTTGCCGGTGCTGATGAATCCTTTGCCTGTCGGATTCACAGGTCCCGCCAACCAAACATCAATCGACTCGCCCACGCGTGCAGCCGTCGACGCGATCTTGTTTGTAAGGATACCGCCGATGACCGTTTCCTCGATCGTGTAATCGGGTTTCACGGAGCCGTTTTGCGTGGCGAAGGAATCCACTCGACTCTGATCGCGCTGGCTTGCACCCGGCACGATCGAGCCAGGCAGCGAGCCCAATATGGCATTCAGGCTTTGATTGGAACGTTGCTCGGGTGTCGCACTGAAATACGTCTGCGCCGAACCGTCGGAGATGATAGGCGAACCGCGTACCAGAATCGGCTTGCCCATATACTGCGACAACATGTCTTGCGCCGTCTGAAGGTTCGTCAGGTAGGAGCTGAGGCCCCCCATCGCGCCTTCGCTGGTCGGATTGTTCGCCGTCTGGATCAGCGTCTGGAGATAGGCCATGTTCTCCTTGTTCGCCGTGTCGTCGACCATTCCCTTCGCCGCGCGCTCGAGCATGTCGGTCCAGTAGGTCGTTGCCTTCGCCACGCAGCTTGAATCGCCGCGGCATACCGCCTGCGCCTTTTCCTTTGCGAGCTGCTCGACAACCTTCACCTCTTCTACGTGAAGCTGTCGATTGTAAAGCTCGTTGTTGACAGCCGAGCCCGCACCGGCCAGCGCACCGGATGAACCTCCACCCGCGACAGCGCCAGCCGCCGCACCGCCGGCCGTCGCCACGATCTCGTTCAACGCATTCCGCGCGGCGGCTTGCGCGCTCAGCGGCAACTGGCTCACCGTCTGATCGATGATCGGCTGCGCCAGGGACTGCAGCACATCACCGGCCAGTGAACCCGCGACCGCTCCGCCGATGTTGCCACCCGACAGCGCTGCCCCGATCGCCGCCACTGCGGCGTGCAGCGCGTCGCGACCTGCACCGCCTTCGCCGAACAATGCCTTCATCTGCGGGCTGCTGTTTTCCAGCTGAGTCGCCGCTTCCGCCACCGCGAACGTCGCCACCTTGCCGAACGCCTGCGCAAAGGCCATATTGTTCTGGACCTTCTGCAGGTTGAATGTGTTCTCCACCGTCTGGTTCGCGTTCGCCGTGTCGCGCGACAGCCCGGCCGTGCTGTCCGTGCCGTTCTGCTCATCCGATTTGACGACGATCTTCGCCGGGCTCACCGCGGCGCGCGTGACACCGCTCGCGCTATCACCCGTCTGTGCAAAGCTCGGGCCGCCCGACGTCGAAAAACCTTCCGACGATCCCGAATACGACATCTTGTTCTGGATGTCGGTAAATCCGAGGCTGCCGGTCGTCAGCGTATTGCTGTCTGCCGGCGCCGCGCTCGCGATCTGTGCGCCGTTGAGCTGCGTATGGCCCGCCACGTTGACATCAAACCCTTCCTTGCCAGCCACGATGCCGGTTTGCTGGTTCACCGACGCATAATTCGCGTCGATGCTGGTGTGGCCGATCGATGCGTCGACGCCGCCACCATAGCCGAACGTAAAGCTGCCGCTGACGCCCGTGTTGTGCTGGTTGCTGCTGTAGTTCGACGTATCCTGAAGACTCGTCATCGTCAGGTCGCCGCCGACATCGACCTTGACCTTGTCGCCTGAAACCTTGGCGCCCGACAACGTCGTGTCACCACCCGACTTCATCGTCAGCGTGTTGCCGGCCGCCACCGTCGTGTTGGTTTGCGTGACGCTATCGCCGTTGCCCTGTCCGTGCGAGTTCGAGCCATTCGCGAAGACGCTGATCCCCGTATTCTTGCCCACGCCGATCGCCACGCCTGCATTCCAGCCGGTCGAACTGTTCGAGCTCGTACTCTGTTCGGTGCTCTGCGCGCTTTGCAGCGTGATCGCGTTGTTGGCGTCGAGCGCGACGTTCTTGCCGAGCACTGACGCTCCGGTCATCGCAATGTTTCCGGTGCCCGCCTGAGCGTTTCCGTTTGCGTCCGGTGTGCCCGTCGCGGTGATGGAGACGTTGCCGTTGCCTATGATCGACGAACCTTTCGCGCTCGAGATCGATGTCGTCGCATTGCTGCTGCTATGGCTCGACCCGATGCTGAACTGTACCTGAACGCCCTTGGCAGCTTCGCTCACGTTCCCGTTCGACAGGGCATTGGCCGCGTCCTTGATCCCGCCGCGGTTCTGGTAAGCCTGTTCGGCAGCCGCCACGGCCTGTACTGCGGCGAGGCGCGAATCGCCCGACTGCTGGCCTTGGCGGACGGCGCCTGCCATCGACTGTCCGAGTCCGACCAGGCCGCCGCCCAATCCGACACTCAAACCCGACTGGCTAAACTGCTGCGACTGCGCGTCCTTGTAGGTGTCGTACGCAGCATTTACCGTCACGTTTTGAGCGGCGATTCCGACATCCTGGCCCGCCACAATCGTGCTACCGGTAATCGTGGCATCCTTGCCGGCCTGGATCGTGACATTGCCCTGCGATGACCCGATCACACTCCCCTTATTCGTCACCGAGCTGCTTTGGTCTTGCTGGGCGGCCGAGCGCGAACCCACCGTCACTGACAAACCACCATTCGTGAGCAGACCCGATTCCTTCTTGTCGAAATAGCTGGACGATTGAGTCGTGTCTTGCGAGGTCGTGATGTTGACGTTGCGCGTCGCCTGCAACGTCACGTCGTTCGTGCCAACGACGTTGCTACCCGCCACGTTGATGTCGCGGTTGCTGACGATGTTGACGCCGTCGGCCGACACCGTGCTGCCCTGGCTATAGGTCGCCGTCTGGTCGATGCCGCTTGCAACCTGCACGCCGCTCACGACATTGCTGTGGCTGTGCGTTTCGTGCGAGTTCAGCACATGCGTTTCGGTTGCCGCGCCGATATTCACATCGCCGCTCGCCATCAGGTTCGCATTGCCTTTATCCAGGCTGACCGTGCTGCCGCTGATCGTGAGATCCTTGCCAGACGCCAATGTGACGGTATCGCCACCCTTGAACGTCGTGCCTGTGAGCGCCTGATCGGACGTGTGCAGCGTCTCCGCATAGCTGCCGTGACTGTCGCTGCCCGAACTGTTGCTGTTCACCGTCGATGTCGCGCTCGCCGCGCCGAGCGTCACGTTGCCCTTGGCCGCGATTGTCCCGCCCTGGCCAAGGTCGATCTGCGCGCCCTTGGCCGTCAGGTCTCCGCCGACGCCGATGCTCGACTGTCCACCGACCGTCACCGAGCTGCCGGTGACCTTGTTGATGTCGGTATTCGACACGCCGTTCGCCCGCTGCACGATCTTGTGCTCGCCCGTCTGCACCGCGCCGAGATCCCAGTTGCCGCCAACGTTCATGCCGAGATTGCCGCCGACCGACAGGTTGCCCGCGTTCTGCTGGAAGTTGCCGCCCGTCGTGATCGACGCATCGCCCGCAACGTCAAGTTTGGCGGTCGGCCCGAGCGTGGTCACCACGCTCGTCGCGCCGTCGCGGCTCACACGCGTGTTCGTCTTCGTCGCCGTGTCGAGAATCAGATCCTTTCCGGCGTCCAGCTGCAAACTGCCGGCTTTCACGTTCGCCGACGTCAGGTCGACGTTGTTCTCGGTCTTCAGCGACATCAGCCCACCGCTTTGCAGCGCGCCGAATGCGTTGTCGATCTGCTTGCCCTGGATCGCCAGCGTGTTGTCCGCCTTGATCGTGCCGCTGTTCGTGAACGACTGTGCATTCTGGAAATCGACATTCGTCGCACTGATCAACGGGCCATCGATATTCTGCTGGCTGGCCTTCGCGAGATATACGACCGGCACGAGCACCGACTGACCGTCGACCACCCGCGTTTCCATCATGACCACGTTGCTGGTCAGCTTCGACACCTGATCGGCCGACAGGCTCGCGCCTATCGGCAGATCGAGCGACTTCGACAGATCCGCGCCGGCCGCCATCAGCGACTGATACATCGTCTCCAGGTCGGCATACGGCCCGAGTACCGCCTTGCCGGTCAACGACGTGACTTCGTTTCGCACGAGTTGCTGCTCGTAGAAACCGTCACCGAGACGCTTCGGGATGTGCGTGAAGTCGACGCCGAGCTGACCGAAGAAGTAGTCGCTCGAAATGAAATTCTTCTGGTTCGTGAACGCCGGATTCGTTTCGATCACGTAGCTCGCATTCGGGGCGGTAGTCGGCCGGTAGAGCCCGCCCTGCGGAATCGTGAGGTTGTTCAGCACGTTCAGCGCCGTCGCACTGGCGATGATCGGATCGACCGGCGCCGACTGACCGCCATGCACGGCCGACGCACCCGATTTTGCACCGCTCGCGTTACCGCTCAAGTTGGTGGGGGTGAGACCCGGCACCGACTGACCCGGCAGCAAGCCGAGCGACGGAATCGATGCGTTGCCCGCCGTGTTGCTGACGCTGACGCCCGTGCCCGAAATCGTACCGTTCGAGCTCATCGTCGAAAAGTAGCCTGGCAACTTGTAATCCTTGATCGATGCCGGCGCCGCCTGCGTATAGCCGCCCGGGCGGCCGGTCACGAACGGCGCGTTGCCGAACGGCAATTGCCAGTCGTGTTCGGTGTTGTCGTAGTTGTTGTAGTGATACTGGCCCGAGTAGGAGACTGACACGCCCGGCAGGTTCTGACCGGACGCCGCCCAGCCGTCCGCGTCGTAGCGGGCCGGCATCTTGATGTCGCCGACCGCCGCGATGTTGCTCCAGTAGTTTTGCAGCGTGCCGACCGACGACGCATCGATCTTGCCGCCCGACACGATCTGGGCAGCCGGGCTGATGTCCGTTACGGTCGTCGCCGTCGCGCTGTCCGCATAGTAGGTCGTGAACTGATACGTACTGTTCCACTGCCCGCCGTGAGGCGGCTCGGTGTAGACGCCGCCGATGCTGTCCGGATCCTTCACGCCGACCTGGCCCGTGCGGCCGCTGATCGGAATGCCGAACTGGCCGAGCAGCGACGGATCGATCGCGCTGGTCGACGTCTTCATCACTCGCCGCGTGCTCGTTATCTTGTCCGCATGCAGTTCCATGTCGCCTTCGGACTGGATCAGGGCAGACACATTGTTGACCAGCGCGGCGTTCGTGTAGTTGCCGCTCGCGTCCTTGCCGCCGCCCAGCACGACCTTGCCCATGCCGAAGATAGCGGTCGTCGCCATCGAATCTGTCGCAGTCGTGTCGTCGCGGTTTTCGATGTCGTGCGCGAGGATCTCCAGCGTGCCGTTGCTGTCGGATGCACCGATCAGCGCGGTCGGCCCGAGGTTCGAGATCGTGTTCGTCGCGTTGAGCGAGGCGCTGGCGCCCACGAGCGCGCCGGTATTAATCAGGTTGGTCGATTGCGTGTGCAGCAAGCCGCCAGCAGTCAACGCACCGACGTTGAAGATGGTGCCAGCGTGAACGCTCAGGTTGTTGACCGATTGCAGGTTCGCATTGTTCGTGAAGGTGCCGGGCAACGTGAAGGCGAGATCGTGACCGACATTGAACTGCGTGTCGGATGCCGCCGTGTAATCTCCCTGCAAGTTCACGTTCGCGTCGCGCGTTGCGCTGTACGTGCCGCCGCCCTGCAGCGTGGCCGCCGCGACCGACAGGTCGTGCGTCGAGCTGATCTGGCCGTTCGTGTTCGTGATGGCGCCGGCCGTCGTCACGTTCACGTCGCCGTTCGAGTTCGTGACGTTGCCAATGGTGCCGCCGCTGTTGTCCAGGGTGTTGCCTTGAACATGCAGCGATGCACCGCTGAGCTGACCGCTTTGCGTATTGCTGATCGACGCGGCGCTTACCGTCACATCGCCATTGCCGGTAATCGCGCCCATACCCGCTACGCCGCCGGCGTGGCTGTTGGCGATCTGGCTATCGCCTTGCACGGTCATCTTGCCCACGCCGAGATCGACAATGGCCCCGTCCGCGTTGTCGATCGAGGCCGATTGAATGGCGAGCGTGCTAGCGTCGCCCGCAACCGATTGCCCCGCCTGAATGTGGCCGCCTCGGTTTGACAGAGCACCGCCATTCTTCAACGACAGCGACGCGTCCGATCGCAGCAGGCCCTGCGCGTTGTTCACGTCGCCCGCAATCGTGGCGTTGATGCCGCGCTGCGCGGCGAGGATACCGCTCGCGTTGTTCCAGGCGGCCGCGTTGACGATGGCTTGTCCCTTCGTCACGATGGTGCCCGACGCGTTGTTCAGCGCGCTGGCTCCATTGCCCGGCGCGATCGTCAGCGTGCCGGTGCCGGCATGCGTAATGGTGCCGCCTGCGTTGTTCAGCTCGGCCGGCGTGAGCGTCAGGTCCGTGCTGTTGGTCTGGATCACGCCGGCGGCCGAGTTGTCGAGTGTGCCGCTGACGTTCATCCCCATCGCTGACGATCCATACTGCGTGATCGTACCTCCGTGGTTCACGAGGTTCGCGGCCGTCAGCGCAAGCTGATTGGCCTCGAGCTTGCCGCCGCTGTTGTCGAGCGTGGAATCGGCAGTGACCGACAGGTTCGGCCCGACGATCGAACCGCCCTGATTCGTCATCGAGCCTGTGTGGATCGTTGCGTTCGTGCTCGCGCCGATCTGGCCGCCGTCGTTCGCGAGCGTACCGCTGGTGACGCTCAGATCCGTGTTCGACAACAGCTTGCCGTTCGCGTTGTTCAGCGTGCCGGCGACGGCTGCCGTCAGTCCGTTCTGCGCGTTGATCGAGCCCGATGCGTTGTTCAGCGCGCCGGTTTGGGCGACGACGCGCCCGTTGCTCGCGATCGAACCGCCTACGTTCGACACCGAGCCCGAACCGCCGCCGAGCGTCAGCGTGCCGTTGCCGGCATGCGTGATCGTGCCGCCGTCATTGACGATTGCCGTCGGCGCGAGCGTCAGATCAGTACTGTTGGTCTGCAGCGTGCCGCCATTCGAGTTGTCGAGCGTGCCCGACACGTTCACGCTCATCGCGCCGGCGCCGGTCTGCGTGATCGTGCCACCATGATTCACGATGTCGGTCGCGTTGAACGACACCTGGCTCGCCTGCACGGTGCCCGCGCTGTTGTCGAGCGTCGTGGCGCTGATCGTTGCCGTCTGGCCGGCGATCGAGCCGCCGTTGTTGACCAGGCGCGCGCCCGCGTCGACGGCCACTTTTTGCGCAGCCTGCAGCGTGCCGCTGCCGTTGTCGACCGACTGGCCCGATACCCGCAGATTCGTGTTGGATGTAAGCGCGCCGCGATTGACAACGTTTGCGCCCTGGATCGACACATCGCCGTTGCCGCCGATCACGCCGCCTTGCGCGCCGTTCGCGGTGGTACCCGCCGCATTGGTCAACTGGCCGCTCGCCGTCACCGACAGGCCATCACCGTTGAGCGACGTAATTCGGCCCGCCGTATTATCCAGCGACGCACCGGCCACCGTCATGCCGGCCGCGCTTTGCAGGGTGCCCTGGTTGTTCGCGATGGCGCCGCCATGCACGTCCGCCGCGCTCTCGGATACCAGTTCGCCGGACTGGTTGGCGATCTGGCCGGCCACGTTGACCGACAGCGGCCCCTGCGACGAAACCTTGCCGCCCTGGTTCGACAGATTGCCGCCGGTCAGCGTCGAGCTCCCGCCGCTCGACAGGTTGCCGTGATCGTTGATCACGGTACCCGATGCATTCGCTTGAATAGCGCCTTGCGCGCTCGTCGTCGCGTTCGACAGATTCACGTCGCCGGCCGTCGCGTTCAGCGACAGATTGCCGTTCGCCGCCGTCTGGCTGCCGGCGAGATTCACGCTGGCACCCGTCAGCGACGCATTGCCGCCCGCCACATTCTGGCCGGTCGCGGTCAGTTGGCCCGACGCACTCAGGTTCAGGTCGCCGCTGTGCGTGACGGAACCGTCGTTGTTCACGCCAGCGCCGAGCGTGCCGGTCGAGTTGACGCTGCCAGCGTTGACCGTTGTATTTTGCTGCGCTGCGAGCGTGCCGGTGTTCGTAAGATCGGCGCTTGTGTTGGCCGACAGAGATTGCTGCGCGTACGTGGTGCCGCTATTCTGGATGCCGCTGGCGGCCGACAGCGCGAGGTTGCCGCTCGCGGTCGTCTTGCCCGTGAGCACGAGCCGGCCATCCGATTGCAGCGTCAAATCGCCTGCCTGCGCCGCGATCGTCCCTGCGTTCGCGACGCCCACGCCTGCGGAGTTGCCAACCAGAAACACCCTATTGGCATACATGCCACCTAACTGAGCCACGTCAATCGCGACAGCCGGGGCAGGACCGTCGCCGGCAATCTGCGTCGCGGCAAGCGTGTCGTGATTAACCTGATTCGTACCGGCAATTACATTGAGATTCTTCGCATAGATCGCGGCATTTGCCTGTACAGCACGGGCGATGATGTCAGTCTGATCAACATTCGAGGTATCCAGGCCCGCACCTTGCACGGTCACCAGGCCGCGATTAACATTGAAGCCCGTCAACGATCCGTCCGCGCCAAACTGCGGCACGCCAGTTGTCAGGACCGCACGCGAGGTATTGATGAACCCGCCACCGTCCACGACGATACCGGCAGGGTTGGCCAGCACGATCTCCGCACGACTTCCCGCTATCTCGACGTACCCTTTGATCTGGCTGGCCGCCGTGCTGTTAACCTGGTTGACGATGATGCGCGCCGCCTGCCCCGCGCTCAGGTTCGGATTGCCGTTGATATAGCCGGCCTGCTGCGTGTTGACGATCGTCGGCGAGTTGTTCAGGATCGCGCCAGCATGCGACACGTCAAACTGGTTGTAGGTGTTCAGCGAAACGCCAGCACCACCCGGCTTGTTGATATTCACTTGCGGCAGGCCGTTGGGCGTCTGGATTACCGATGGTGCATTCGGCCCCGCCCCGACGATTTGTGCGTGCGCCCACATCGGTATCGCGCCTGCGGCAATCAGCGCGCCGAATGCGGCAAGACGTAACGCGAATTGCGTCACTACCTGCACACCGCTGCGATTGAGGGTACGCCGCGTTTCACCTGCGCTTGCTTTCCCCGCTGAGCTGGCCGTTTCTTCCACTGCGACCAACATACCGTGCACGCGGCTGAACACCAGCCGATAATGGTTTTTATTCATAACCTTGGTCTACTCGCGATTTTCGTTCGATCCGCCCTCACGGCCTCGAACATCGCATGGAATCTAATTGAAACCGTGGAAAGGCAGCGTCAAAGAGTGTCAACCGTTGCCGAGATACGACGGACGAAACAACTCGATACGTCGCTCAATTACTGCCACGCCAATCCGACTATCTCGATATTTTGGATAACCACATACTCTGTCGACCGCAAATGTCGACGGCATTGTTAATTGCAATCTGCGCGAATCTTACCTCACGCATCATCTCAAAAACATCCCTGACAGAATTGCGAGGTCGAATCGGTACTCGACGAGGAATTTACTTTTTTTCAACCACATATCACCTTCCTGAGTACAGCCAGCTACGGCCGCTCCGCCGATGCATTTCCGCATCGGCGCACTTCGCTCAGGAGTTTCCGTGATCTCTCATCCCCCTACCTTTGTGCTGATCGGGCTGGGCCTCGCGCTCGTCGCCATGTTCGCGGTGGGTTTCTATTGGCTCGCTACCAAGGACCGGCCGGCACGCCGACACGCAGCTGTTGCGCCCCCGCCGGCTCACAACGCTGTCGACCCGCGTTTCGTCGACGTCGATGAATTCGACGAATGGGAGGCGTTCGCGCCATATCCAGACCACGCAGTTCTCGCCGCGCATGAAGCCAACGCCGAATCGGTCAATAGCTATCCGCCGTTCGCTCGGCGTGAAGAGCCCGCCCATGCGCCCCAAGCGACCGACGCACGCCACGATCTGCACGACGCGATCGAATCGTTGATGGGTGAACCGGACAAGCCGGCGCCGCCCAAGCCTGCCACTGCGTCGTCATCCGGGCCGACGATTCGCTGTCCGCGTTGTCTGTCCTCGCGTATCGATACGCGCAATCGCGCCCGCAAAGCCGGCAGCACGATCGGCAGCGTTGCAGGGGCGACGGGTGGCATGGCCGCCGCGCTCGCTGGCGCGGAGACCGGTGCGGTCGTTGGCTCAATCGCCGGACCACTCGGCACGGTCTTCGGCGGGCTCGCCGGTGCGGTAATTGCCGGCCTCGTCGGCAGCGCCGCGGGCTGCGCGGCCGGATCTGCTGTTGGCGCAGCAATCGATGACAACGTACTGGACAATCACCACTGTCTCGCCTGCGGTCACGCCTTCAGTACCGCGCAGAACTAAACGGTTCACCTCACTCCCCTCTCGCTGTTCTCCCCTCAGTTCTCTTTCCGTCCGGCGCTCGCCGGACTGTATGCCCTCGTCTTTATTCAAGGAGCCACCATGCATCTCGTTCAAACAATGGCTTACGTCGGAGCCGAACCCTGGCACGGCCTCGGAAACAAACTCACCCCGAAACAACCTCTCGAAGTCTGGAGACGCGCCGCCGGCATGGACTGGCGGATCGAAGAAGCTGAGGTGCGTTTCGTCGCTGCGGGCAATCGGAACCTCGGCTCAATTCACGCATTTCCCGAACAGAAGGTCTTGTACCGATCGGACACCAAAGCACCCTTGTCCGTTGTCTCTGCACGCTATCAGGTCGTGCAGCCCGAAGAGATTCTGGAGTTCTATCGCGACCTGACGGAGATCGGCGGCTTCCAGCTCGAAACGGCAGGGGTGCTACGGCAGGGCCGCAAGCTCTGGGCGCTCGCCCGCACCGGTCAGTCCGGCATGCTTAAAGGCAAAGACGAGGTAAATGGCTACCTGCTGCTCGCCACGGCATGCGACGGCACGCTCGCGACGACGGCGCAGTTCACGTCGATCCGAGTCGTTTGCAATAACACGCTGCAAATCGCCTTGGGAAACAACGCCGGCGCGATCAAAGTCTCGCATCGATCGCAGTTTGATGCAGCCGCCGTGAAGCGACAGCTCGGCATCGCCGTTTCCACATGGGACGCCTTTATGGCCCGCACCAAAGCGTTGTCCGAACGCAAGGTGACGGACTCGGCGGCCGAAGCGTTCCTGCGCCGCGTGCTGACCTACTCGACAGCCAATCTCCCGGATCGCGAAACGGTCGCCGTCAACGAACGCGCGATCAGGGCGGTGGGCCAGCTCTACGCCGGTCGCGGCAAGGGTGCGGATCTTGCGTCCGCGTCGGGTACTGCATGGGGATTGCTGAATTCGGTGACGGAATACGTCGATCACCACCGGCGTGCCCGTACCGACGATCACCGTCTCGATGCCGCTTGGTTCGGTGCGGGAGCAACGCTCAAGCAGCGCGCCTGGGACGAGGCGATGAAACTTGTCGCATGACCAAGGCCATTCCGCCTCTTGCCGTCGATATGCGAATTCAGATCCCGCGTGGAGCCGGGTTACGGTTCGGTGGCCGTTATGCCACGATCCTGCAAATCAAACCCCAAGGCACGACTGTCCACCTCGGAAATGGAAAACTCGTGACCTTCGCTGGCGACGCGTTGCAGGACGCCTTCCGACGCCCCCACTCAGCGTAACACTCTTCCCCTGTACTCCCCTCACCTTTGGCCCGGTCAGATTCGTCTGCCGGGCTTCTTCGTTTTGGAGGTCTCTTGAACACTCCTCACCCCGAGCCACCGCGCACGCGAAAGCCAGCGCTGAAGCTCGTCAAGACCCACGATCTGTCGCGCGACGACTGGCTCGCGGTGCGCCGTACCGGCATTGGCGGATCGGATGCTGCAGCTGCGGTCGGGCTCAATCCGTACATGAGCGCGCTGGAATTGTGGCTCGACAAGACCGGACGCGCGGACGGTCTTCCCCGGCCTGATCCGGCCGATACGACGTCCCCTACGTATTGGGGCACGTTGTTGGAGCCCATCGTCGCGGCCGTTTATACCCGGCAGACCGGCAACAAGGTCCGCAAGGTCAACGCGGTGCTGCGACATCCATCGATCGCGTGGATGCTGGCGAACATCGACCGGGAGGTCGTCGGCGCGCCTGACGTCCAGATCCTCGAGTGCAAGACGGCCGGCGAGTATGGCACCCGCCTTTGGCGCGAAGGCGTGCCGGAGTATGTGCAGATCCAGGTTCAACATCAACTCGCCGTCACCGGCAAGACAGCAGCACACGTCGCGGTCCTGCTTTGCGGGCAGGCGCTTGAAGTGCATCGAATCGAACGGGACGACGCGTTGATCGGACGGCTCATCGAACTGGAACAGCGATTCTGGCGCTACGTGGAATCCGATACGCCGCCTCCTGCGGACGGATCGGAATCCGCCGACCGTGCGCTGCGTCACCTGTATCCCGGCAACGGTGAAACCATCGACTTCAGCAACGATCGGGTGCTGTCCTCCGTGTTCGCCGATCTGGTCGCCGTGCGAGCCGAGATCGAGACGCGCCAGCAACTCGAAGCGCAATTCAAGCAAACGCTCCAGCAAGCCATGGGTGACGCAACTCGGGCTGTATTCGAAACCGGCTCCGTTTCGTTCAAGCGCAGCAAGGATTCGTCCACCGTCGACCTAGAACGGCTGCTCGCCGACCACCCCGAGTTCGAAACGCAGTACGCCCGTTCGAAGCCGGGTTCGCGGCGCTTTCTCGTTTCCACCTGATTCGATTCCCCATGACCAACCTCGAATGTCTCACGGAGATCATGACGTTCTCCCGCTACGGCGCGCTCGCGCAAGCGTTCGTGATGGACGCACTCAGTAAGCACGCCGAGCGCGTTGCGACCGTACCCCTCGAAACGTTGCAAGAACAGTTCAGCGTTCACCCGCTGATCAGCGTCGAAGCCTGGCAAGGCGTCGCCCAGGAAATCCACACGAAGCTCGAAACGCACTTCGCGCGATAGCCGGTGCGCCGCCTGTAGACCTCCCACCCTTTTCTATTCAGAGGACCGCATGCTCAAAGGTCTTGCTATTACTCCGCCCGTTGTCGGGCGCATCTCCATCGGTCGTATCGTCGAAAAGAACGGTAAACGCATCCCCGAGAAAGACGACCAATTCACCCTCACTACCCAAGTCCAACAACGCGGCGAATGGATGCTGCACCCGCTCAACGAAACGCTGCGAAAGGCAACGTCCGGCAAGCTACGCGCGATTCCGGTTCGCGTGCTGTTCAACGATCCCGATCTGAACCTGCGGTCGGAATATTCGTTGTTCGATCGCGAGACTGGACGACCCGTATGCGTCGGCAACGGTGAAACGTGCCGACGCGTCACCGACGTCGGTATCGAAACCCTTCCCTGCCCGTCGCCGGATGGATGCGTCTTCGGTCGTCAGAGCGGTTGCAAGCCCTACGGCCGCATGAACGTAACCATCGGGGACGACGATGAACTTGGTTCGTTCATCTTCCGGACGACGTCGTATAACAGTATCCGCACGCTCGCCGCACGTCTGCACTACTTCCGCGCCGTCTCTGGCAACCTGCTCGCCTGTCTGCCGCTAGAATTAAAAATTCGCGGCAAATCGACCACACAGAGCTACCGGTCAGCCATCTACTACGTCGACCTCGGTGTACGTTCGGGAAGCAAGCTCGAACAAGCGCTGATCGAGGCGAAGGAACTGGACGCGCGCCGCCGCGAAGCCGGATTCGACCAGGCGGCACTCGATGCCGCCGCCCGGCTCGGCTTCGCCAACGGTACGTTCGAGGATAGTCCGGACGAGCGGGCCGCTGTTGCCGAAGAGTTCTATCCACACGATGCGCCGCAATCGGACGCTGGTGACGGCGGCTCTGCCGACACCCCAGCCACGCTTCGCCAGAAGCTCGAACGCAAAGCCGTCCTGCTCGGCGGCAAAGCAGCATGAGCGTTCGACGCGGGGCGATCGCGCTGGCGACGCTGGCAACGACCACTGCGCTCAGCCTGTCGATTCTGGCGGGCTGGCAGCGCGGCGGTACGTTACCGGAACGGCTGATCTGGATCGCCATCGGTACGGTGCTCGTCACGAGCGCGCACTTGTTGCCGGCACTGATTCGGAATGCACCGATTCCAGTTCGCATCACGGGTAGCGTTCTATGGGGCGCATGCCTCGTGACAGCGTGCTACGGGCATGCGGTGTTTTTCACGTTCGCCCAGCAGCATGCCGGCGAGCAACGGGCGACGACGGTGCAAGCGACTTCTGCTCCGTCGCCCGGTCGGAGTCTGATCGCCGTCATGGCGGAACGCGCCGCCGTGACGGCGCAGCTCGCCACAGCCAACGCCCGTTACTGCGTCGGCAACTGCGTGACGCTGGAAGGTCGGCGGGTCACGCTCACCGCCAGGATCGATGCGCTGAATGCCGAAGCCAATGAGGTGCGACGCCAGCAGGCTGCCGCGGATCGAGTCACGGCACGACAGGACGCGTTACTCGCTGATCCAGTCGCGTCACGACTTGCGGCGCTACTCGGCACGACCACCGCTCGTATCGATCTGCTGACCGGCCTCGTGTTCGCGGCGGTGCTGGAGGGCGTCGCGTGCCTGCTGTGGACAGTCGCGCTTCGGTTGCCGTTACCGAAGCCGTTACCAGTCGCGACTGGCGTAACCCCTGCAACAGTCACGGTGACGCCCGCCGTGACTCAGCCAATCGTCACGCCAGTCACGGAAGCGCCGAACGTGCCTGAACCTGTAGTTACGATAGTCACGGATGCGGGCGGCATGACTCAGCCGGCAGTCATGCCCGTAGCGGCCAGCCACGACGACGAGACCGTTAGTCGCAATTCCGTAACGCCCAGTCACGATTGTACGACCACCGGTCATGCACCGCGCGACGATCCGATTACGCCCTTACCGCCTGCCGCCCCCGTCGACGATCACCTGTCGCGACTCATTCAGGATGTCGCGACTGGGCTCGTCCGTCCGACCGTTGCCGACATACGCCGTCATCTGGGCTGCTCTCAGGCCCGCGCTGCTGAACTACGTCGTCAGCTTGCCGAACGCAACGTGACGGCATAAAAAGCCGGGCTTCGCGCCCGGCTTTTTGTCCGCCTCTGTCCAACTTCTTTTCAGTCATGAAACATGGATACCTCCGCACTCGTTCCAAGCATCAGTATCGTGAACCTCGCAAACCAGCGTGTCGCCGTCGTCGAGCGCGTCCGCGCCGCTCTCGATCTGCTCGGCGAAGCCCAACAGCTTGCCAAGTCCGCGCATCTCGGCTTCCCCCGTCTCGTGCTCGATGAAAGCTACGGCTGTCGCGGCCGACCGACCGTTACCGGAGAGTATGCGAAGCGCGACGAAGCCGAAGCCGCTATGGTGCGCATCGTCGACGTGCGCGGCTGGGACTACCTGCTGTCAGAGTCGGGCCTGCGCACCTTCATGGATGCGAAGGCGCGTGACCAATGGAGCAAGCAAATTGCCGAAGGCGACGTGCCCGAACTCACCGTCGCAAACATCGAAGCCACTTTTTCTCAACTCTACGGCGCACGCGGCGACATGCTCGAACGCGGCGTGTTGCAGTGCTTCCAGCGGCTGTCGTGGAATTACAGGACGAATGAACCGTTCAAGTTCGGCAAGCGCATCATCGTGCGGTATCTGCTCTCGCAAGGCAGCTCAAATTATCACGTCACGAACGAACTGGACGATCTAACGCGGGTATTCAGCGTGCTCGACGGCGAGCCGGAGCCGGATCATCGGCATGGCATGTCAGCGCTCATTTCGGACGCGCAGCGTCAGCGAAAGACAGAGGCCGAGAACAGCTATTTCCACCTGCGCTGGTTCAAGAACGGCAACGGGCACCTGACGTTCAAGCGTACTGATCTGGTCGACAAAATGAACAAGATCCTCGCGAAGCACTATCCGAACGCCGTGGCGTCCGAAGCCCGGTAGTTCCGCGACGCGTCCTGCGTCTCGTCTTTCCTTTATCCATTCAGCGGACTCGGTATCCGGTTTATCCGGAGGCCCGTGTTCGCCCATTACCTGGAGTATTTCGTGAATCCGCCATCCGTACAATCCGCCGGCCCGCGCTTCAAGCTCGGCCGGATCTTCGCCACGCCCGCCGCGCTGGTAGCAATTGCCGACGCGCACGTGTCGATCATCGACCTGTTGATCCGCCACATCCGCGGCGACTGGGGCGACCTCTCCGAATCCGACCGCCAGCAGAATGAGTTGTCGATTGATGCTGGGCTGCGCCTGCTGTCCAGCTACGTCCTACCCGGCGGGCAAACCGTCTGGGTCATCACCGAATGGGATCGCTCATCGACGACGTTTTTGCTGCCTAGCGACTACTAGGCGTTATCGCGGCAGGGACGAAATCGGCGGGTTCAGCAGCGCGTCGATGAAGGTGTGCGGATCCGCGTCCAGCGCCCTCAGGAAATCGAGCAATTCCACGACATCCACACGGCGAGCGCCGCTTTCTACCTTCGAGACGAAGGCTTGTGGGCGCCCGAGGCGGTCGGCGACGTCCTGCTGTAACAAACCGCGCTGTTTGCGCAGCTCGCCGAGCAGCGTCGCGATCCGCTGATAGCGGGGATCGTGGATTGGATGAGTCATGAAGAGATTCTAGATACGCATTTCGAATATTCTGTATCCGTATACGGTATATTCGGGAGGCTTACATGTTTCAACTGATTTGGCTGGGAGGCGGCGTCGTCACTGCACTGGCCGTCGTCTTCGACATGCGCCGGCTCGGCGCCCGCCGCGTCGGCTTGCCACCGATTGCATGGGGCGTTGCGTCCGTATGTCTGGGTCCCATTGCGGGGGCGATTTATCTGAGCCGGCGGAGCGCAGCACGGCAAGCGTTGATTGATGCGGTTTGGTTACTCGTCGGCGACCGGACCGTTCCCGATCAAGTCCGTCGGGAGCGGCTAATCGCTCTCGCAAGCGTCGGCGTGGTCGGTCCGGTGATTTACCGAGCGTGCGCTGCGGTCCTGCATACAGAACCGCCTGTCGAGGCGCAGCAGATCACTCCCGCTCCATCGCGGGTGACCGACAACGACCTCAGCCGCCCCTTATAAGGAAAAACGATGTTGCAAACGACCAAAGACGTTCATCACCGCGGGGATGCTTACCTCAATCTGGCTTGCCCTGTATGTGGCAGTCTGCCGATGCCATATTTCGAGCGGGACGGTTACTACATCGATCGCTGCCCGGAATGCCGGTTCGTCTACGTCCGTAACGTACCGTCAGATGCGACGCTCGCCGCGTTCTATTCCGGCTACTACGGCGATGTCAACGAATTCGTGCCGGTCTCCCGGAAGCGGCTATCGAAGCGCTTCTCGAAATCGGTTGAGAACTGGTGGCATGCCCGCAACCTTGTTCGGTGCGCAGCGGGTCGGCGCAAGCTGCTGGAGATCGGATATGGCGAAGGGCACCTATTGATGGCGCTCAAGCAGACGCGGCGATTCGAGCTGCGAGGCATCGACTATGCGACCGGGCCGATGGCCTACATGAGCGCAAACGGAATTGATGTGGCGCAAGGCAGCCTGTTCGACCAGCACTATCCGGACAACCGATTCGAGTTCATCGTCGGTTTCCATGTACTCGAACATGTTCAGCATCTGGGCGAGTTCATGTCCGAAGTACGGCGCGTGCTTGCGCCTGCTGGCCGCGTGTACTTCGTCGTGCCGTGCGTCACGCATTTCTCCGCTGTCCGCCGCGGGCAGAACTGGAAGCACTTCGGCCCGCCCGGCCACCTCTGGTACTTCTCCGTGACGGCCATGAGGCGATTCATAACGGACCAGGGCTTCAAGGTCCTGTCCGCTCACTGCATCTCGAACCGGACGCACCTGACCGTGCTGGCCGAAAAGACGTCCTAATTCGGTGCCTGGGTTCTGGCAAACATCACCCTCGGATCGCCAGAACCGTTTCGCCGGCCGGTTCTCCGGTCGGTTTTTTATTTGTGTGCCAGTCGAGCTGCGAGCGTTTCGACGATCGATACCAAGGTTTCTCGATCTTGCGGGTTCAGCTTCGTAAGCAACTGGCTGAGATGCCGAGCCTGATCGTCGGGCCGATGGCTGGCTTCCGTCAACAGGTCGGCGACATTGCACTGAAACACCTTAGCCAGTTGGACCAAACGAGCAACCGTCGGCATGACGATGCCGCGCTCGATGCGCGAAATCGCTTCATTACCGATCCCGAGTTGTTCAGCCACGTCCTCCTGCGTCAGTTGGCTCTCCTCCCGACGCCGAGCGATTGCCTTGCCGACCCGCCGGGCGAGCCGTGTTTCTTCCGTATCCCGCATGTCCGCTCCCATTCCACCTAGATGGTTGGGCATCGACCTATTGACATGAAGGACTTACAGGGTTGAGATTCATCTCTTTGAGTTGATATTCAACTGATTCCGCTTCCACATAAGAACAGGGCCATTCACATGAAAGTACAGAACTGCCGCTACCCGCTGATTCTTTCTAGCCTCGTTGCGGCTCTCGCATTGGCCGGCTGCAAAGGCGACGTGCTCGACTATCGCAACGTCCAGTTCGCTAACGGGAAGGTCTATGCCGGGGATGCGAACCAACCGTTTTCCGGGACGCTTACCAACGTGCCGAGCAGGATCATCCTGGAGTCTCAATCGGGCTTCCGCAAAGTCGTTACGGGCATCGAGCGCGTCTTGCCCACACTCACGTACGACTACGTTCAGTCGCTCGGCATCGACTACTTCCCAACCGATCTGCGCATTCCCGTTCCGGTCTACTGCGATACGCACGTTGACAACGGGATTCTGGACGGTAAAACCGTCTGCAAAGCGTCGAACACAGACAATGTTCGGCTTGAAATGGCATTCAAGGGGGGACGCCCCGACGGCCAGTTGACCATTTACACCCCAGACGGTGCGAGTCAAAAGCTCGCCTCCATCGCGTTCAGAGGCGGCGAACCGGATGGGCGACAGGAAATTTACAGCCCGACCACGCATCGACTGATTCACGCCTCGAACTGGACCAAGGGCACTCCCGAAGGTCAAGAAGAAGGGTTCGACGAAAACACCGGAAACCGCATCTTGATTGCGACGTATGTCAACGGACAGGTCAATGGCCCTTTCACGCGCTATGCGGCGGACGGCAAACAGGTCACCTACCGAGCAATGTTCGCCAATGGCAAACCCGAAGGTACCGAGGAAACCTACGATCCGATGACTGGTAAACTTACCGGTCGTGCGGAGTACACAAATGGGCTGTTGAACGGCACCGTCAAACGCTGGAATACTGACGGCAAGCTTGTCTACGAGAAGGATTATCAGAACGGACAAGAATCGCTGCCGGCTCCCGCTGTCACCGCATGTCTTGATCGGCGATACACCACTTTCTATCGCTCAGGCGACCTTCGCGAAAACGTCAATAGCGAACAACGAAACCAGTGGGAAGCCGAATGCAAGGAAGAATCCGGGGCCAGCGCGAGCTCGACACGACGATCTGAGTCGGCAGCGACGACCAGCTCATCGGATAGCGACATGTGCGTATCGATTTGGACGGCAGCCTTTCATCGCGAGAATGGTGACGATGCCATCGTGACAACCGACCAACTCAACGAATGGCAGTCGTGGTGTAAGAAAGGCAAACGTCCGTCGTGACACATCGTCGTGAGCGGGCATATTGGGGATGCGCTTCGAGCGCATCCCTTCTTTTCCATGCTTTTCTTTTATTGATTTTTTGATGTCGTCCATCAAGTCGCGTTGTCGCATACCAACGTGCAACCGCTTGTCGGCCAGCTCAACGGCCCGGGCAACGTGAGCGCACACGGCACCATTCACGGGATTCCGTACCTGCGGCTCGCCGGTGGCGCGAATGCGATGATTCTCAATCCGCAGGTCGTCGACGTCGGACTCGTCGTGGTCTGCGATCGCGATACATCGTCGGCGCGTGCGAATCTCGCGCCCGCCGCGTCCGGCAGCTTGCGCAAGCACGATCTGTCCGATTCGGTATACGTGTCGACGGTGCTGTCAGGCGTGCCGCAGCAGTACGTCGCGGTGCTGCCGTACGGCATCAACATCGTGTCGCCGAAACGCATTCGACTCTCCACACCGTCGATCGCGATTCAGGCGTCGAACGACATCGGCATGATGGCCGGCGGCGAACTGACCAAAGCCGCACCCGCCATCGCGCTCGATGGCGCAGTCACACAAGGTAAAGGCCACGAACGGCGGTACGGCCAGCATGGCTAGGCACTCATCGTACAGCGCGACGTCGCCGCCGACGGCAAGAGCGTTCGCGATCATACACACCGCGATTCACAGGGCGGCACGACAAGCCCACCGATTTAAGCGTGACCGTGACGAGTTGACGCCGTGATGGCACCGTGATACGAATTCACACGCGGTTCGCGAATCTGATCCCTGTGAGTTCCAATATGACGCCCATCCAATTTAGAACGATCGAAGAAGCCAAAGCGCTCGCGATTCCCGACACGTCTATGGCGTCGATGGACGAAGCGCGTCGAGATTTCGATTTTGCCGTCAACGGGAACGCGAGTCGACTCGTGAAGGTGAGGCGCATCTATCACGCGGCAGACCTCCTGGCGGCGGCCGTTTCGTCCGTAGCGGTATGCCAGAAAGGCTGCAATCATTGTTGCCACATCGACGTCGGGATCGTCGAAGTTGAAGCGCAATATATCGAACGAAATGTCGGTGTGAAGATGAAGGCGGGCTCGAGGCGAAGCTCTGGCTATGGCGAGACCAAAACGCCCTGCCCCTTCTTGCAAGCCGACGGCGCATGTGGCATCTATGAATTCAGGCCGTTCGCTTGCCGGACACACTTCGCGCTCGATGATCCACGCTATTGCGACGAGAACACCACCACGCACGTGACATACGACTCTCGCGGTAATCCCATGCTATCTGGATTGGCACGCTTGCTCATGCAATTGAACAATCGAAATAACTGGCGAGATATTCGCGATTTCTTTGGCTGACGAATTCGAGCACCTTCGGGCTCACGACTTTTCGGCATCGGCGGATTCCGCATCGTTAGCGCGAACCTTTTTCGGCTGCCCTATACGAGACCTTCGCTGCTTGGCCGAGGCCATGCCCGCTCACCCACGCTCATGCTGTCATCGCGGCATGACGTATCGCTCACACTGGACTTCGAATTGACGATGCCTCAGGCATTCGTGTGTGCTCTTCGTCGCATTCGACAGCTTCAGATACAATCCTTCGAATCTGGTGGTAATGAGAAACTGCGATTAACGGAGCACATGTGGACGCGAGTCAGACCGAAATCTTTTCCGCTCTTTTCTCGCCGGCGGCATTCTCAGAGGTCTTCACTTCGCGGTTCGCCAGAGCACGTAGCAAAGGCATCGACCGGTTGAGCGGATTTCAGTTTGCGCAACGGTCTGCTGTGGCTCTCACAGTCGCCAGCTACAAGTGTGTGAACGGCTCGTTTCGCTTCTCGCCGTACCTCGAAGCGTTGAAGCTCAAGGGACGAGGTAAAGCCCCACGCGTGGTTGGAATTCCAACCATCAGGGACCGAGTTGTCTTGCATCAGCTCAATGCGTTCCTGAAGACCGTTTTCCCGGAATGCATTCCAGCAAACATTGCAAACGGGTATGTGCGACAGATAGCGGCCGACATTCCGCTACGCGCACCGAACGAGACGTTTGTCTACGGCGGAGACATTAAGAATTTCTACGATGCGATTCCCCGCGAACGCATGGTCAAAGTACTGGAAAAACGGATTACGGTTCCTGCGGCGCTAGACCTGATTCGAAGGGCAATTGCCACACCGACTGTCACCAAAAATTCTACCCGTACCCGGCGAAGCACAGGAGGACTTGAGCGCGGCGTTCCTCAGGGTCTGTCGATTTCGAATCTTCTCGCTGCGATCTACTTGCACTCGGTAGACGCGGAAATGCGTCGCTCTTTCAACGTAAGTTACTTTCGCTACGTTGACGACATTCTGATCTACGGCGCGCGCAACGACGTTGAAAAAGCAAAGGCATCGCTCAAGGCGCGCCTGCAACGACGAGGACTGAGCCTGCACGCGGCTGGCTCAGGCAAGGCCCATTTTGCGGCGCTGGAAGAGCCGTTCGGCTATCTTGGCTATCTGTTCAACTCGCCAGCGATTACGGTTCGTGAGTCCACTGTAGAGCGGCTTCTGCAGTCACTTTCCGCACAGTTCAGTAGCTTTTCTCACAACAAGGATCGGCGTCTCGAAAAACACGCCTACCTCAACATTGAACGCCTTAAAGAGATTTTTCTTCTCGAGCTCAACGATCGGATCACAGGCGCAATCAGCGAGAACCAGCGCTTCGGCTGGATCGCATTTTTCAGCCAGATCAACGACCTGACGCTTCTTCATCGTCTCGACTACGCGGTAAGCGCCATGTTTGAGCGCCTGCCTGAATTCGATCGCCGAAGCCCGCCCGGATTGAAGCGGTTCGCCCGAGCCTTTTTCGAAATCAAGTATCGACCCAACGGCAGCTACGTGCGCAACTACGACAGGAACGACACGCCGGTGCGAATGCTGCAGTTTCTAGTCGAGCGCGGCCGGGTTGCTCCGACAGAAATGCTGACCGACCAGCAGATTGCCAATCGTTACCAGAGTTACCTCGCTCGAGCGTTGGCCGCCATGCATGCCGACGAAGGCTTCGCATACTAGGGAAGTCGGCTATACTTTTTGCGCGCGACACCTACCGCCGTTAGGTGGTACCTCGGGCCCAGGGCCACGAGCGGAAGTGCTCCATTTTCGGCTTCATGCCGATTCCCGTTTCCCCGGGAACCTCGTGCGGACGCTGCTGTATGCGTTGTCGGGCGAGTGGATATTGCCTGATCCTCCAGGTGTCGCGCCCTTCCTGACGAGGCGCTAATGAGAGATACACTAGAACGACTAAAAACGACCATCTGGATCACTGCAGGTGCCCGATACAACGCGTCCAGACGTCTATTGCTTCGAGACTCGTTTTCGACCGTCAGCCTTGCCATGTTCTCGGTGGTGACAATCGGTCTGGCCGTCGTTCAGAAAATCTACTTTACCGCAGACTCGCCTGCCGACAAATACGGCACTGTACTGGGCGTTACCCTCGGCGCGTTCCTTCTCGCCATCAGCCTTCTGGAAGCGGGAAAAGGCAACGCCCTTTTGGCCGATGCCTTGCACCGCAACGCGGAAGAACTCACAGCGCTTACAAAGCGCATTGATCTACGAGTCTCGGCACACGATGCCGGCCGGTTGTTGACTGAAGCAGATTTGGCCGAGTTCAACGAGGGCTATGAATCCATCAAGGCTCGCTGCGTCACGAACCACGCACCCAAGGATTATCTCCTCTTCATCGGTGAGAAGCGCATGGCACCGGAGTTTGCGAAACAAGACGGAACTCCCCGCGTGACCGGGTGGCAGTATCGTTGCCGACACACTTGGTGGCTTCTGTCGAGCGTCTGGTATTTTCTTTTGCTGTGGCTTACGATCGCCTACCTATGCTACGAAAACTGGGCCCAGTACGCGCGATGAGCGCTCAACTCGCCGTCCGAAGCTACGTCGTACCAGCGTCGCAGGCCCATCGATGATAAATGCTCTTCCTTTCGCGCTCGTTTTGTACTGGCTGCTCGAATATGTGGTCAGGCGCGCAAGCTACTGTGCTGAAATGGAGCCTCCCGCCTTTCAACCGCCGTGGCAAACGGGATGCGAATGGGCCATTGTGATTAGCCCGGGATTCTGGCTCTCGCATTATTTCAAGAGCCGCATTCAACATTTCGCCGGCACCAACGCGGTGTCGGCCAGAAGAACCCTGATTACGCGAAGCAATTGGCTCAACGTGTTGGTCAGTATGATACTTCTAATTCTGGGCCTCCTTACGGTGCTTGCGGCGCGCGGGACATTCGGCTGCTCGCTCGTCGCTGACCTCGTCGTGGTGCGCTACATTTCGCGCACCACCGAGATCGGCTACGCATTTGGACGCGATGTCATGACGCCCCCCGACAACCGGAGCGGCCTCGACAAGCATGCACGTCTTACGCTCGCACTGCGTAGTTACGTCGAACTGTTCGTGCTTGCTGTGCCAGTCTATCTCCTCTGCGTGCCGCACTACGAGACCGTGCTCAAGGCTCTTACGCTCTCGCTATCTGTCGGCACGCTCACCAACGTCGGATACGGCTTCGTGGACGGGCACGGATTTCGAGCGCTTCTCGTCTTTCCCCAGGTTTTCTCAACGCTTAGCCTGGTCTTGCTCAGCCTTGCTTCCTACATTTCCCGGCCAGAGCCGAAAACGACTCGCGAAGCGGACACGGAGCCAAAATGATCATGTCGTTTTACCTCGATGAAAGCGGTCACAGTGGCAACCTCGTCAAGATTGGCGCTGCATACGATTTTCTTGACCAGCCGTACTTCTCACTGGCTGCGTCGGCGTTGAAGACGAGCAGCGATTGATGCGCCTGGTCGGCGAATTGAAACTCCGGCATCGGTTGCCGTCAGGCGAGCTCAAATCAAAGGGATTAGTGAGCAAACCAGCGTTCGTTTGCTGAACTCATCGAGACGAATCTACGAGAGCATTTGCCTGTATTCGTTGAAGTGGTCGACAAGCGATATTTCGCTTGCATTCAAGTCGTCCTCAACCAGCTCTTGTCGCCGGTTCTGGGCTACGGACATCTGCGCTGTGCAACTCCGAGCTGAAGCTTTTCCCGTAAGGCACTCGTTCCCCAACAATCTCCGGCCGCTTCCGGGTCACGTTCGCGTCAGCCTGCATGGTCTACTCGTTTCCTCTCATTGCCACGGCATATTGGAAGATATTTAGTTGCCTTGGTCTCAATGCCATGCTCGTTCGAGCCGTGTACAGACAGTTTGTCGATCTCTGCTGCCAGGCGACGAGATCTCCAAGGAGCACCAAGAACAAGCGCGGCAAACGGAACGACAGACTTTTCCTCGTTGAGCATGGCTATAATGGTTCGCAGCACTCTTCAGCATTTACAACACGGTAAAAAGAATACAGACATCGTCTCTACGGGGAAACCATCATGCCAGCACTCGACGAAAAAATCGTCGCCGACGTGGCCGAACGACTTCGCCGACACCTCGCCGGTAAAGCGGGATACGGGGATGCAGAATATCTAGCATCAGGTGGGTCAGCAGCAGTATTTTTAGTCCCGTCGCCTGCAGGGCAGTCCGTGTTCAAAGGATTTAACCCGAAATTCCTTGACGGAGTCTCGGGAGCCGCCGAGCGAAAGCGTTTAGATTTGCAACGAAAGCTAATAGGACATACTTGCCCTTCGCTAATCCAAACATTCGACGTTATCGAAGCCGAGGGTACGGCTTTCGTAGAGATGGAATACCTGGACTGGCCGCCACTCACCGAAACTCTCGGCACGGTACCCGATGAAGCAATCATTCCCCTATTCACTCAGCTCGTCGACGCAGTTAAGTTTTTGGACACGCTCGGGATGGTCCATCGTGACATCAAACCCGAAAACATCCACGTTTCGGCAGATTTCACGGCACTTAAACTGCTCGACCTTGGAGTTGTGCGAGAGATTGAGCAGAACGACGCCCCAGATGGCGCAATAACGGACCATGGAAGTACTCGACCGTTTCTTGCCACCGCGCAGTACAGTTCGCCAGAATACCTGTTCCGACTGGATGAGCCGTCTCCGAAACTATGGAAGGGGCTAAACTTCTACCAGCTTGGCGCCGTACTGCACGACCTCGTAGCAAAGCAGCCTCTATTTCAGTACGAGATGAGCCTCGAAAATAGATGGCTTGTCGCGCGAGCGGTGCTCACAAAGGTGCCTGTATTCGTCGACGGCAACGCTGCACGATTGGCAAGCCTAAAATCGCTTGCGTCGCGTTGCCTCGTGAAAGATTTGGAATCCCGGCTCCAACTGGTAGGCTGGGAGGATTTCAATTTAGGGGATACGAAGGACCCCCTAGCCACATTGCGCGCCAGGCTTGCGAAAGGCAAGGTGAATGTGGGCGGCCAATTGAGCGCGGCCAACGCCTCGCGGCTCGACTTCGATAGAGGCGAATTCTTCCGTCGCTTCTGCGAAATGGTTCGGACCGAACTCTTGCAGGTATGCGGAACCGATATGCCTCTCACGCTCCGCCCGTCGGCCCCCGGAGATGTGCAGGTTGCTCAGCTAATTTTAGCTGTAAGCTCCGAGTGGACAGTCGAGTGCGAGCTACATTTCGATTGGCAGCAACAGCTTTATGAAAGAACCGTCAACGTGTCGCTTCAGGCAAAGTTGGTGCAAGCGGCGCAGCCCGTTGGTAAAGTTCAAACTAGCGCGAGGTTGGTCACCGTAGCTTCTATCGGAGAAAACGAAGCAGAGGGGGCCGCGACGGCTGCCTGCGCGGTGGCACAAGTGGCAGGCTCTGCTCTTGACCGACTAGAGAGCGCAGCGGATGCAAGCACACTCCACGATGCCGACCTAATTGCGTAAACCCGGGGAGCAAAAATGAACAAAGGTTGGTTTAGGTCAGTAAAAGAGCTTGACGACGACCAGAAGGCGTTCATCAAGCTTCCTCCATATGGCAAACACTCACTGGTTGGGCCGCCCGGATCAGGAAAGACAAATCTCTTATTACTTCGCGCAGAGTTTCTTGCGGGTACTGGCGAGAAGAATGTCCTTATTGTTACCTATACTCGTGCGCTGGCCGATTTCATTCGGACAGGCATCGGAGCCGCCGGCCTAATATCTCCCGACCAAGTTAAAACTTACCACTCCTGGGCATCAGACCATATTTTTCAGTATTTGGGCCGTCCTGCACTGCAAAAGAACATTGACTTTGACGACCAGTCTCGCGCCGAAGTATTGGCATTGGTTAAAGAAGCAAACCTCCACATCCCAGCCCCCAAGCTCTTTAGCGCGATATTCGTAGATGAGGCGCAAGATCTAACATCAGAAGAGCTGGAGGCCCTTTTGGGCTTAAGCGATAATGTTTGCATTTGCGGCGATAATCGCCAGGGAATTTATAATCGAGATGGATTGACCATCGCCGACAAGTTGAGCTTGCAGCAGCACACTTTAAAGCGCCATTTTCGCATTGGCCAGCGCATAGCGCGCGTTGCGGATCGTTTGTTGCCACCCGCGTCGGGTGCTAATAGCCTAGAAGCGACGTCAAACTATAACCCAAAGGAACAAGGGGAATCCAGTGCGAAAATGCATCTCTTGAAAAGCAGGGATGAACAGTTCGAGAAGATGCTCGAAATAATACGCATCCAGCTTGATGCTTTTGCCGGCGACACAATCGGGATTTTTTGCGGAAAAAAGGATACCCGAACCGAGTTACGTGAAAGATTCAATTCGACCGACCTTGCCGATAAAGTGGCAGTTCATGGGGTGGATGCCGATTCGACTTTCATGGGTGGGCGCCCGATTCATGTTTTAACTATGCATGGCGCAAAGGGAACCGAATTTCGGGCTGTGCATATGTACGCCACCGAGGAGCTTGCCGATTTTCCATTGAATCGTTCCCGACTTGGGTTTACGGCAATAACGCGAGCAAAGACCGCGCTGAATGCTTATCGCACAGGCGAAACAAACAAACCTCTCGAAAATGCATTCTCCGAACCAACGCATTTTGACCTTGAAGATTTACTGCCAGGTGATGCAGCATGAATGAACACTTCATTCGTTGGCAAATGTACCCACGGGATATTGTTCCCGAGGCGCTATTGGGTGCACTCCATCGTTGGAACGGCCCCGCGCAATTCTCGATTGAACCCTATGACCTAAGGGAGTCGCGGATAGCCGTTGGGTATTCCGATTCGCGGATGAGAGCCGACTACAATCCGCCTGTTCTCTTAGTGCTTGAAGACGAGTCGGCCATTGAAGCGCTTGCGTGGCTTAGAACATATGCTCCCGAGACAGCACCGCTGAGCCAGTACGCGCGGGTAGTCACCAGTCAAGATTGGGCGATTTTCAATAGACCCCCGCGAGATGTACGCGATTCACGAGAGGATATTTGGGCGTCTGTCATTTTGGGTGAGGTTTTGGCGCATGGTGAAACCGACGTCGAACTGGCAGCTGTTCCTCTTTCGCGCGCTGGGGCATGTTTCTCCATGGCAATCGCACGGGCAGCCTGCACACATGGAACGGACGAGGCGACCAAGATGTGTGCCGACCGGCTGCGGCAGGTCGAAGCAGACCGACGTTTCGTTCGGCGCGCAGTTACGGTCAGCGATCTGATGCCCATCTGGGCGATGGCTGGAGGTCAATTTGGAACGCCCGTTTCCGTCGAGGAGACCGCTAATCTGGTCCTCGATGCTGCGTTGAAGTTTATGCGCGACTCCGACCGCGCCGCCTTATTTTCAACGTCATTGAGTCTACAGAACATCCCGGGGCTCTCAAGCGATTCTATTGAAGAACGGGTCTTGGCTTTTCAACGTCTTTCTGCCGAATTAACAAATACAGAGTTACACGGTGCCAACAACGGACTACCCTCTGTCCTGCTCGCAGCAGCCGCATTCTTAGTAGGTCGGAGCACGTCCCATGTATTCCTGTTGAATCGCATTAGCAAGCGATTTCCTGCCGCACTAGCGTGGTACGGGCTGATTGCCGGGCTCGCAGGTCCATCAGCCTGGGATGCCGGGTGGTCTAAGGCTGCCAAGGGCATAGAGCGACAAGTGCGGTCGCGCTTCGACTGGTCGGAGTCCACAGGATTCGACCTGTGTTGGATTGAGTACTCATGGATGGCCTCAACCTTCGACGGACCAGATGCCTTCAATTCGCTCCCGAAGCTATCGCCTCGGGTCATTTCAATCGAAACCGTTCCCGGTGCGACATGTCAATTTCGTTTGGCGACAGGTTCCACGCTGGATTCGGATGCTCGGCTATCCAACGACAATACTCGCGAGAAGGATCTTCAGGCAGCCTTGTCGCAGTTTGTGACGCTAGCTAACCGAGCCCGCCATTTGCTGGAAGCGGCATATGTGCCCAGTCAGCAGAGCATGGAGTTGTTCGATAGCGACGTCATCGCGCGCGGACGTTCCACTAAGGGCAAGAAAGGGAAATCCTCAAGCTAAAAGATTCGGCTCGCGATCGCCGAGCATCGTCGTGCCTTGTCGGGATGCACTGGATGGTTAAAGCCATCCGGTGCATCAACAACGGCCGTCTGAAGTTTGACCTTCCGGCCAACTCCATTCATGCGCCAGCGCGCGCTCACTTCGTCTGATGCCATGAGCTCGGATACAATCACACGCTCAGCGTAGCGGCACAGTCGCCGCCCTCTACTTCTCGGGCTCGTAGCTCAGTTGGTTAAAGCAGTCGACTCATAATCGATTGGTCGCCGGTTCGAGTTCGGCCGGGCCAAAAAAAAACGAACGACAATGCGAACTCAACTGCCCAGCGTCACTCCAAGCGGCAGTTATTTGCTCGAGACACCTCCACATGAACAGCCCTACCATTCGCGAGTTGCAGAAGCAGCTCGGTCAGCTGAATCTGATTGTTGAAGAAACCAAGCAGCAAGAAAAGCAAACCAAACTCAAACAGATCGCCGAAAACGTTAAAGAGTACGGCATCACAGAGATCGAACTGCTGCGCGCCGCCGGCTTCGTCAAGGCCAAACGAAAGAAGACACCAGCCAAGTACTACGATCCGGATACGGGGCAGTCGTGGTCCGGCAAAGGCCCGCGTCCCAAGTGGCTCGTCGGCAAGAACCTCGACGACTATCTCATCCGAGAAGCCCCAAAGCCCTGGTGGCCAGAAGAACGCTGACGCCACAGCAACTCGACGTCTCGACACAATGTTTCACCTTCACTGTACCCGTAAGCTACTCGATCGCCTGGGTCACCAGCCGACCTCCGTCCCGGAGAGCACACCGGCGTCCACATTGGGCCATTGGTACGCCACGGCGCTGTTCTGGCGGCCTCAAGTGGTCCTTTTCGTCAACGAACGCACGCTCTTGCCAGTCCTCATACCGCTCGCGCCAGCAGCAACTCTGCCTGTTCGCTTCCCGGAAGCACTGGCGATCGTGTTGCAAGCGCATGGATGGGACGCCGCGAAAATCGATGCCGAGACGCAGTACATGCGCGAATGGGAAATCGTCAAGACCGCCAACCGGAGTGTGGTTGGAATGCTCAACGAATTCGCATTTCTGGCACGCGCCTGGAAAGAAGAGCAAGGTGCGCCGCCGGATCTACACTGCCTCTCTATGAAGCTCGCCGACGTACCGTGTAAGCCCTTACGCTACGACAGTCCAGCGCAACGGGTACGTGCGCTCGCACAAAGCGCAACGCCGGTCCAATAGTTAGACAGAGTGGCCGACGAATGTACGGTCCTCCGTCATTTTTTGCGGATCCACTTTGCAAGTCGGTACCCACCGTAGGCGAATGCCGCAGCAGCCGCAACCGGTGCTGCGGCCGTAACTGCCACGCCTGCGGTCATCCCTCCACCCACGATGCTACCAATTGCCGCCAAGCCAGACGTAATGCCCGCACCACTCAGGCCCGCCGTCCCGCTTGCCGCGACTGCTGCTATCGCGCCGCTGACACCGGCCGCGCCGCCCACACCGCCACCAACGAGCGTACCGGCAGTTTCAAGGACCGAGGTTTTTTCCTTTTCCGTCATTTCATATCTCTCAATCGATCAAAACATCCATCCGAATTTAATCCATAAACGGCTATATTTGGAAAAACTTGAGGCAACGGTCCCGAAAGCCCTTGCCCGTTGACGCTTAGCAATCTGTTTACTGGCGAGAGTTTACGCCTGCGCGAACATTTCCCACGGGTCCTGCCATTGAGTGGACTCATCTTTCGAACGCTTGCTCGGACTCGCATTCGTCATCGTTCGAGCACGCCGCTTCGACTTGAACGGAAGCGGACGCCTAGCCAACTCAGCTGACACATCAGGCTTTGTCCGCTTTCGTCCGCGCTTGCAGCCCGCAGCCTCGCGTATTTCGCTCTTGAAGAATAAGCGATCTCGCTCGCCCTTCATCATCTGTCCATAGAAATCCGGCTTCACGATGTAGCCTGCGACGTTCGTCTCCAGCGCATGGCGCGGATCCACTTCATGGGCTTCGATCTTGCCGATACCTACCGCGTTCTTATACTTGCGTCGATTCTTGTGGCAGTTGTAGTAGACGCCCTTGCCCTTCGTAATAACATTCTTCCAGTGCTCACCGAACACCATTGCATGATGAATGCCGCGTTGCACTTCGTTACCGTCGAGAAACATCAACGCATGGAAATGCCACTTCTTCTGCAAGCCGTGCTCAAGCTTCAGAGCGTAGGCTTTGAACACCATTCGCTTTGACAACGTCATCCGCTTCAAATATCGCACCAAAGCCACCCGATGCCTCCGGACTTCCGCGTACGGAATCGATTGATGCACCTTCCCGTATCCGAAATCGACCCGGACGACCAACAGGCGCTGGTGACGCCTGAACAATTCCCGAATCATCTTGAGCAACGAATCATAGTTCTTCGCCGCAAGTCGCGTATGACATCGCCATTGGTCGCGAAACGATCGCGTCTGCCCTGCCGCGCGAATTGCCGCTACAGTGTCGTTCAGTCCGTATGAGAACGCCCATAGTTCTTCATCGGACAGACCACGACGTATCCTCGCCCAATACTGCAACGTGTACCGCACCGGATCCAAATGCAATCCGGCAGCAGCATCAGCGTCGCGATCACGAGCAACATTGCGCTTGAACAAAGCAACGAACGGGTTCACTCGATCGATAGGGTCGACCATTGAGAGGTATTCGAGGTCGATCTCCAAGCAGCTCAGAAACGCAGTTCCCAATCGGCTCGGCACGAGCTTTATCTGCCGCGGCGCACCGAATGCAACCCTTTGCCTACGCACTATGCTGAATAGTGCATCGTCAGAGTTGATGATCTGCCAGATGCACTTCGTAATCGACGCGGCATCTTCTGCTCGGGTACACGCGCCATCAGCAGGTCTGCGCTTGTCGAACTTCTTCATCGAATTGATAGCGTAATCGAGCAACCATTCTTCCTTGGCTTGCTGATCTCGATTAAGTTTAGTTTCTTGTAATGACGCGTTCATATCATTTTTCGTTTGAGGCTCTTTCTGCCATGCAGAGATGCAGCCGTGCGTGAGCAATCAAATCCTCAGGCAGACAGACGAATTTGATTTATGATCTAAAAGAGTGAACTGGAACCTAACTATGAAAATACCGGTATTCATGACGGCAACGAACACCATTCATGTTCGGAAAACATCTGCATGTGTCACCGGACATGCCGAGTATCAGCATGTCCGAACCAGATGTTCAAGTTAGTGCTAGTGACGTCGCTCAGCGTCTGCGGCATAAAACGATCGCCGCAGCAGGACGAAATTAACCAGCCAGTTCAACGAAGTTCAAATTGAGGAGTCGCGCCTTCATCTGATCTCTCCACTCGTCACTGCCGAGCGAATCCCTTAGGACATCGTCAATCGCCTCCTCACGAACGCGCCATTCATCGTCTTCATCCGAGTACGGACGACGCTGGCGCAGATTGCGGTACTCCGTTACGCAAGCTCGAACAAGAAAGCCCCACTCCGAATTGTCAGTTTCGAGTTGAACTTGCTCAACATGCGCAACTTGAGCAACTTGAGCAACTTGAGCAACTTGAGCAACATTATGCGATACCGGCGCGGCAATGCTTGCCAAACCGAGCGGTACGTCGCCCGGGAACGGCACAATGCCCTGACCAGACGAACCACCTATATCAAAGATCGATCTCATCGCCTGATGCGACTGCCCGGGATGGCCGCTGAAATGCGCGGTTCCCAGCGCCCCGGGCGACATCGAACCGCCACAATTCAAAGACAAGTACCAGCGTTTCTCACCCATAGGCCGGCTGCTACTTACTCCGATCTTGCCAAATGCGCGACGGACAGTCGCCCACGACAATCCAGCTCGCGCCGCCTCCTCTTGAACAACCTCGCTTGGCACCGGACCGGTAGCCAGTATCTCGCTCAAAAAGTCCGCAGCTTCCTGTAATCGACTGTCTTTCGTCAGAACACTTGCACCGTCCGAGGCTTCGCTCAGGATTTCCTTGGGCGATCCGTCCAATGGCCCATCCCAAACGATCTTTGAACTTTCCATGGTTCCTCTAGGCGTCGGAATGTCGGCTGCCTCCACGTGATATGCCAAACCGCCGTCAGTCGGACCAATGTTTGACTTAGCGCGTACGATTACGCTGCGCGGCACACCATCACCCGCGCGATCGCTTTCGTCCGGTGCAACAATCATCACGATTCGCGCGACCGCGCCGAAGGCGATGCTTCCATTCACGCGTTCAAGCGGATCTTTCTTTTTTGATCCCTTGGTTACGTGAGTGAGGCCTAGAACTGCGGCGCCGGTTTGCTCAGCAAATACCACAACGGGTTCAAGATCCTTACGTACTTGAGTGTTGCTGTTCGAGTTGCCGGATACGATCTGCGCAATCGAATCGATGATGACAAGAACAACATCACGGAGCTCCTGGAGCTTTGCAGCAAGCCGCGGTAGATCGACACGAAAGTCGAACGCGCGACTGCGACCATTTTCGCTCGTTTCCCGCAGGATATAGACATTCTCGAGATTGGCACCGCTCGCGGCGAGCCTTGGCATCAAAGTATCCTCGACCCCATCTTCGCAGGTCCAGATCAACACTCGACCTCGAGGGGCACTGCTACCGTCTGGCCATGCACCACCGACCGACAACGTCGCAGCGATCGCAAGAGCCAGCGTTGTCTTCCCTGTTGACGGGGGGCCAGCGAGGAGATGTAGCTTTCCGCGCGCCAACCAAAACTTCCACAACCAAAAGATTGGGAACATGGGAATCTCGCTTGCTGCCTCAAGGACTGGACCGTTCCCATTCGCCCCGAGCTTCGACCAAATGTTAGTGTGCATTTGCCCGGCCTCCGTGTTGGAGTGTAAGCGTGTCGGCAGCGCCGTCTTGACGACGGGATCTTGATGTCAGCTGTCGTCGCGGAGTTGATCAGCTATGGCCCACGGCATGAGCTGATCGACACGATTGATTGCGTGATCAGCAATGCGGGCAAGGACGAAGCGCAGATACGCTTCGGGATCGATGCCGTTGAGCTTCGCCGTTCCGATGAGGCTATAGATCGCGGCAGCGCGCTCGCCGCCGGAGTCGGCACCGGCGAACAGGTAATTCCGCCTCCCGATGGCCACTCCACGCAACGCTCGCTCGACCGGCAGGTTATCGATCTCGAGTTGGCCGTCGTCGCAATAGCGTGTGAGCGCTTCCCATCGGTTCAGCGCATAGAGAATCGCCCGACTCGTATCGGATTTCTTTGAGAGTGTCTCCAGCGTGGCGGTGAGCCAGGCGTGAAGCTGACTGAGAAGCGGTCGGGCATGTGCTTCTCGATACGCACGACGCTCGTCGGGCGGTTTGCCGCGTATCGCGTCTTCGATCTTGTACAACGCACCGATACGCTCGAGCGCTTCGGTATTCAATGCGTTCGGGCGCGCAGCGTGTAGCTCATAGAACTGGCGTCGGGCATGCGCCCAGCAGGCAGCTTCCCTCACGCGTCCGGTCTCGTAGATAGCCTGGTAGCCGCCATAGGCGTCCGCTTGCAGCGTGCCGCTGAACGTCTCGAGATGTTGTTGCGGATGGATGCCTTTGCGATCCGGCGTGTAAGCGAACCACACCGCTGGCGGCGTCATATCGGCTGACGATCGATCGTCACGCACATAGACCCACAAGCGGCCAGTCTTCGTCTTGCCGTTGCCCGGTTCGAGCACTGGAACCGGCGTGTCGTCGGCATGCAGCTTCGTCCCGGTCATCACATGACGGCGTAATGCATCGACCAGTGGTTGTAAAAGCGTCGCGCCGTGGCCGACCCACTTCGCGAGCAACGAGCGGTCGAGTTCGACGCCTTCACGCGCATACATGACCGACTGCCGATACAGCGGGATGTGGTCTGCGAACTTCGAGACCAGCACGTGCGCGAGTAGTCCAGGGCCCGCCAGGCCGCGCTCGATGGGACGACTCGGCGCTGCTGCTTGCGCGATGTGATCGCAGCACGCGCAGGCGAACTTGGGCCGCACATGACGGATTACGCGGAAGCTCGCAGGTACATATTCAAGTTGTTCGGAGACGTCTTCGCCTAGCAGCTTGAGCTTGCCGCCGCATTCCGAGCACGTCTCGGTCGATTGCGGCAAGTGCGTTTGCTCTTCACGTGGCAGATGCTCGGGCAGCGGCTTGCGAGGCGACTGTTCCGGCGCGGTACGAGGTGTCTTCGGGATTTCGATCGGAGCCGCGCCTTCGTCCGCTTCGAGTTCTTCCAGACGCAGTTCGAGTTGTTCGATCTGACGATCGAGCTTCTCCGACTTGCGACCGAACTGCATGCGGCGCAGCTTCGCAATCAGCAGCTTCAGATGCTCGATCTCTGCCTTGGCGGTGGCGTTCGCCGCCTTGTGCGATTCGACTACGTCCTCGAGATGCCCAATGCGAGCATCGCGCTCGAGCAGCATGGCTTTGAGCGCTTCGATGTCGTCCGGATAGGCGTTGGCCGCGGTCATGCCGGCAGTTTACGCGGCGGCCGACGGGTTTACAACGCCGATGTCGGCTCGGTCGTTCGTATCGGCTGGCGCCAGTCGATACCTTCGAGCAGCATCGACAGTTGGGCTTGGCTCAGGCAGACAACGCCACCGTCGGCGCGTGGCCAAACGAATCGGCCCCGTTCCAGGCGTTTCATCAGAAGACACATGCCGTCGCCGCTCCACCACAGCACTTTGACCAGATCGCCGCGCTTGCCTCGGAACACGAACACGTGGCCGCTGAAGGGATCGCGTTCCAATACGGTCTGGACCTTCGCGGCCAAGCTGTTGAAGCCTGAACGCATATCAGTCACACCCGCGGCCAGCCAGACCTTTGTGCGGCTGGGCAGCCCGATCATGCTGCCGATTCCGGTGTGTTGCGCAACATGCGCAGCACCAGCCGCAACGTGCCCTCGTTGGGCGAGCCCTCGATCCGCACACGAGTGTTACCGACGTTGATCTCTATGGCGCCCATCGCGGCAGCGCCGATCACCGGCGTCGGCGCCACGGTCGCAGTCGGTCGCTCGATCTGTGGCGCTGGCGCTTCCAATGTGACCGGCAAAAATCCCACAGAATCGTATTCGCCGGCACGCAACGCGCGACGCCATTTGAATAACAAGTTCGTGTTCACCCCGTGTTCCATCGCCAGCCGCGCTACGGATACGCCCGGTTCGCAGGCCAGCTTGGCGAGTTTCCGTCGAAATTCGACGGGGTGATTAGGAATGCCTTTGCGTGAAGTTCTCTTCGGTGCTTCTGTTGACACTGTGGTCCCCGCTACTCGCCGTGGTGGGGTCTACTCTGGCAACATTCATTCACACCGTCGAGACGGTACCGGCGACTCGCTTACGTTGGAGTTGCCCACCGAACTGGACAAAATACTCTCGCTTCAACCGACTAGCTTTTGATTGCCCACACTTCAGAAACGAACGAATTGCTGCCTGCGTCGGCCTGAGGCGCCCAGCAACGACCGCTTTGTGAATCTCCCGGAGCAGGCGGAAATCGTCACCGACGCATTCACTGTCGGTAGCGGTGTCGTCAGCGGTCGTTACGCCTGCCGCCGACATCACGTCACGATCGGCAACCAACGGTGGATGATCGCCAGTCGCGACTCCCGACTCCTGTACGACCGCCCTTTGCTCCAAAGACTCGTCGATAGGACCAGCCATGACTGCGGCGCGACTATTAGCGCGACTCGATCTAACCGACACCAGCATCCAACCAGTGATGGCAGCGCCTTCAAGGACAACCGAGCAGGCCAGCGCCAACAACAATTCCAGTCGTCCTTCGGTCGTACCAAGCCACGTCGCCACTTCTGACGCGACCGGATCGGCGCGCAACGCTGCGCGTGACGCTGCTTCTTGGTCGACCAGTCGATTATGTCGGTCCTCCTCGGCTTCGTGCCGCCGCGCTTCACCAGCTTCTGTTTCCAGTGTCGCGAGGTGCGTCTCGAGGATCGTCCGACTGACTTTGAGCCACCGACAATCGCCAACACATGAGCGCGCCTCGACTCGGGCCAAATCGACCTTCGCCTTTGAGGTTTCTCGGGCAATTTCAGTCAACGTACGTCCAGGAGACGTTACTCTAAGGAATGGCTGAGTGATCGTCGGAGCCATCGCGACCCGTTGATCGCCGGCGTGTTGCCGGGAAACGAGGACAAACGCGACCTGGCCGTACAGCACCACAATCAGGCCGACCGCCCACAACACAAAGGCGAACAGCCGAGCGAGACCAGCCAAGGCTTGCCGCAGTGCGGGCAACATGTGGACATAAAGGACAGCCACACAACCAATTGAGATGCTCATCGCCCGCTCAACGGTCAATCCACCTCGATACCAACCGGCATACATCGCGATGGCGATCGATACTATCGTGGCGAACATCGCTCCGAACTTCAAAATCAAAAGGTTAATTACGGAAGTGCGGCTGGATTGGAACTGGTGGGTTTCATTTGCAAGATCCGCGCTCAGAAAGCGCACAGGGTTAAAGGGCGGGGGGGAGCCGCCGGCGTATCGCGTGCACATTCAAGCCCCCTCGATCAGTGCACGGATCAGATCGGCCTTCCAGTAAAGACGGCGGTTTGCGGCCTTCTTCGGAACGACGGAGAAATAGCAGCCGTCCGTGGAATACGCTTTTCTCAGAGTCTGCGGACGGAGGCCAAGAAGGTCCGCAGCCTCGTCGGTAGTGAGATATTCGCGCCCAAACGACGGTGCGGATGTATGGCTGACAGCCGACGCCCGGAACGGGACATCGGCGGCAAGTTGGGCGGCGCCGCCGGAAACAGCGTAGAGACTCATTGTTCGCTCCAAAGGATTAGGAAAATCCGCGTCGCAGCATCCCGAGGCTGACAGGATCAACACATCGGACCCAGTCAACTAGGTCACTGCGAACTGCGTGGAGCGAACAATATTTGTGAGCGAAGAGATACGAAACAGCTTCGAAGCTTACCGAAGGCTACCGAAGCTAGTCGTGAACTATCGAAGCCTATTGTCGTGGGCCGCTCTTCTTCAAAGCATCCCAGCGGCGATTCAAACGGTTATTAAGCGCATCCTTCGTCAATCGGGCGGGGGCCTTCTTGTCTGTCGAATACCAGTCTTTCGAATACAGCAAAGCGCCGTCGTGATCCGTCTGTCCAGTGAAAGGCCGCTCTTCATTCAAAGCGAGTTCTCTTAGAGCCTGCCAGACTGTTGAGGTGTTATAAGAGCCAGTGGATGCAACAGCCTTATCAATTGGATCGTCCAGTTCGTTTCGCCGTTGCTTCAGTCGCGAAGACTTTCGAGTCACCTCGGCCACGCCCACGTCGCCAGCCACCATCTCCGGAGTGACGCTTACCTCGACATGGGGAATAGATTTATCCGTCATGCTTGGATTCGATTCGGATGGCTGATCCACCACTTCATTTGTGGCCGGGGCCGCACGGAAGAATCCGAGTATTTCCTCTGTCTCAAAACCAAGACAGCTCAACCACTTCCGATCTGCAGCGTCAAACGCCGCAGAGTCGTCAATAACCGACTGTTGGGAAAGCGATTTTCGTCCAGACAGAAAATCATTGAATCGATCCTGGTTATAAGCAATCATGCGCTCCAGCATGGCCATAGCCCGCGTTCTACCTTCGACGTCTAGACGAACGGGCTGCCCAGTCACGCTCCAGTTTCTCCACTTCGGGCTTCGCTCTGCGTGCTCCATCAGTTCCCAATGCAGGCGACTCGCGGCAAACCAGCGACGATAAAGAGATTCCATTACCGGGGTCAGGGGCAATCCACGGTTGAACCGAGCCATTGGCAAGCTACTGATCCGTCTTGCGACAAAATCTTCAATCTGCTTGGCCTCACCTTCCGGGATTTCAACGCCATGCCTTGCGATCAAACTGATCACGCTATCGAGCGTAATACACGGGATCTTTGGCAAATCTTTGTCGTACAACGGCTCCGCGGCACGCTGGACCTTCGGTTCTTGCACTGTCATGGCCTTTAGCAAATCGGAAACTGAACGATGTATTGACTCGGCTGGTCATCGGATGCGTCAGGAACCACTCATCGCTTCCAGTGATTAGGCAGACACGGCCCCGATTTCACCGCTCCAGGTGGTTTGATTTTATCGCGACATACATGAAGGTCTCCGACAGGCACCCGGATCAGAACTTCGCGGAACTCGTCCCGCGTCCGCGCCACCACTTGGACATGCAATTGACGTGGCGTCAAAAACCGCTAAGGCCACCCATCGGATCCGAGCGTCGGAGCCGCGTGCTTCGTAGCGTGAACACGCCTCGCAGTCGCCCACGCCAAACTCGTGCTCGTCCGGCGAACAAAAGAGCATCGATGTGCATCCACGTTGACCCAATTGGGTTACATAGCGGTTACACGAGCATGCCGACAGAGGACGGGGAATTCGAAAATTTCAGCTAAGGTACTGATTTGACTGGCCCGCCCTACACGATTCGAACGTGTGACCTACGGCTTAGAAGAACGGTAGTTTGCAAATCGATGGGAGCGGAAGCGTTGCTGGGTAACGATCTGAAGCGGTAGCCACCCCTAAGTCGGCTGCGCTTTCGCATCCATTTTAGCCATTTCGCAGGCATTCAGGGCACACTTTGGGCACACTCCGAGAACTTCATTCCGGGCGCTCCGCCAAGCTGGTTCGCCAGTCCCCGACAAACCCGAACGTCGGCGCTGGCTTGGGCTCCGAAAACCAGAAATCTGTATAGACGGCGACATTCGGGGCAAGGAACCAGTGCGCTTCTCCGTTGGCGTCCATTGCCCACCAGCGGGCGTTCTTCGGAGCCTTCTTCCAATCGATCTCGGGTTTGTCCATGCGACCTCCATCGTGACGGTGGAAGTCTAGACGATCAGTGAGGCGCCGTCAGGGCATCATAGTCGCGCTCGCACTGCTGGCCGGCGATGCGGGCACGGTCAGCGTACTCTGCCAGTTCGCCCGCGCGCTGATCAGCGCGGCCGAGCACGTCGGCAAGCAGATCGAGGGCGTCGCCGGCTGCCTGGCTTCCGGCGGTAACGGCGGGATGGCGGGCGGCTGCGACGAGCTGATCGACGCGCTGCTGCAGGCTGCCAGCGGCAGCACGAGCAGCAAAAGCATCCGCGAGTGCGGCCGTGCGTTGTTGGTTCGCATCGTTTGCAATCTCCTGTTGAGCCGCGGTGCGGCGTTGTTCCACGGTGCGCGCCGCCTCGACGGCGTCGAGCTGCGCCTTCTGCACGGTGGCGACCGTCGTGCGCACGCCGTCGGCGTGTCCCTTGAAGTACCCGCCGGCGAGGCCGACGACGGCCGCCGCGATCACGGCCAGCCAAACTCGGGGATCGAACCAGGTCATTTCCGCTCCTTCGCATGCAATTGCTTCAGCTCGTCCGGTGAGTAGACGAAGCCCGGCAGCAGGAACGCCTGCACGCTCCAGACCGGGTCGCTTTCCTCGTGCCGGCCGTGATCCCTGCCTCGGTGATGGAGCGCGCACAGCAGCAGTTGGTTGTAGGTCGAATCGACGAACGCCTCCGGCCGGGCCGGGTCGAACGCCTCCCAGTCGAAGCCCTGCGTCAGCTTGATCACGTCCCAGACCGGGTGCTGGCGCGGGATCGGCACGATGCGCTGCAGCTTGTGGCTGAACATCGTGTCGACCTCGTTGAGCGCGACGCCGCGGATCCACTTCCAGTCGATCGCGTGCGAGAACGCCCACTCGAAGAACCGATGGTGCGACTCGACCGCCTGGTCGTCGCCGCAGACCGCGCAGACGTAGCCGCCGGCCGCCTTCATCGCGCGCTTGCTCGCGCGGAACGTCGACGATTCGGTACGGGGCTCGTGGTCGGGATAGAAGACGTCCTCGGCGAGCGTACGCCGCGTCTCGTGAGTTTTCGTCGTCATAGGTCACGCTCGCACAATGCGCGCTCTTCGGCGCGACGTTTCACCAGACCCGGCAGCACGCGGCCGCCGGCCGTCACCCACTGCTGCCGGCCGTTGTCCGCCTCGTTCATTGCGCGGCATGCGCCCTTCCAGTCGCCCACGGTGAACCGCTTCGCCGTCGTGCTGCCGCAGTACGCGCCAGCTCCGACGTTGTAGGCGAAGCTCACGGCGGCCGCGAGCTGGTACGTGTGCCCCTTCAGGCCTGGCGTGCACTTCAGCACTGGCTCGGCGTGCTCGATGAGGCGCTGCTCGAGGCGCGCGCGGCACTCCTCGGGTGTGAAGCGCTGGCCGGCCCGCACGTCCTTCGTGTCGCCGTTGCATGCCGTGATGATCCCGATCGGGTCGGGTCGCGCGACGAGTTCGAGCCCCTCGAACTTCGGGACCATGGAAAAAAGAAGGGCTGCCGCAGCAGCCCCCACAACACCCGCCAGTGTCTTCTTCGGTACGTTAGCCATCGAGCAGTGCCCTCTTCCCTTTGTTCTTGACCAGGTAGTACGCCTGCAGCCCGATGTACGCGATCGTCGCGACGGCCACCCACCAGTTGATGTCGTGGCCAGTCAGCCACAACCAGAAATTGCCTCCCACCGCCGGCGCCGCCTTGGCTGCGCTTACCGCGAGATCGTTCTTCATCGAGTCCCCGAAATGAAAAAGAAAAGCCGCCCGGAGGCGGCGGCGAAATATTCTTGACCATCAGACCCAATAGGTCTACATTACTGGGCAGCGGTAGCGCATTCGCGTAGCCCGACACCCCGAAAGGAAACGACCATGAAACTCACTTTCCGCGCGCGCCCCGCGCGTGCCTACCTCCATGCCGATCAAGTACACACCTCCCGGAACTCGGGATCTCGCGACGCTCAAGCACGAGCTGAACATGACCGGCAAGCAGATGGCCGATCTGTTCTGGCTGGCCGGCGATCATCAGTGGCGCAAGTACACGGGCGGCCAGTCTCCGCGGGAGCTGAGCCCACACATGGCGTTTGTGGCGGCGGCGAAGCTCACGCTCGCGGAGGACGACTTCGCTCGCATCCTCGCGAAGATGGCGACGTTCGGCGCGCACGTCGAGGAGGCGCCCGATGGAGAGCCGCAGCCGTAGCGATGGCCCTTGGCTGCAGTGCAGCCCTGACCGCGTGCGGAGGCGGCGGTGATGGCAGTGGCCAGCCCACCGCGCCCACGACACACCCCGATCCCGCGCCGAGCACCTCTCCTTCACCTTCGAAGACCGTCAAGATCGCGATGTATGGCGATTCGACTGCATTCGGCACGACGTTCGAAGCCGGCGTGTATGTCCAGTCACCGCACAACGAACCCGCATCGATTCAATTCGCCCTTCAGCAGAAGTTCGGCGCCGCAGTGACGGTCGAGAATCGCGGCGTGCCAGGATCGACCTGCGGTCAGTGGCTATGGGGGCAGCGCGACGTCAAACAGGCGTGGACGGTCGAGATGGCGAAGTCCGACGCGCAAATCGTCACGATGAACTGCGCGATCAACGACGCCTTCCTGCCGAACGAGACCGACCAGGACTTCCAGTACGTCTACGGCCAGTTCGCGCAGATCGCCCGCCAGTACGGGAAAGCATTCGTGATCATCACGCCGAACCCGATCGACGATCCGCACAACGTCCGTTTGGAGGAGCTCGTGCGTAGTCAGCACTACGTCGCGCAGCTTCAACAGGTCGAGATCATCGACCAGTGGAGCACGATTCAGCAGGCAATGCCGAACTGGCAGGCCAATCTGCCCGATCGGATTCATCCGAACGACGCTCTGTACGAATACATGGCGCAGATTTCTTCTGCAGCCCTGGACAGCCTGGTGGCCAGATATCTGTCCGATTGAATGGTGCGACGACATGAGAGGTCGATATGGCAAAATGCACCGAATTTCACGCGATCTCTCATCCCTGATGCACCGGAATAATTTCGATTTCCTGCGGCTGTTCGCAGCGCTTCTAGTTGTTGTCGGGCATGCCTATGGAATCATGGCGCGCGAACAGCCGACATTGCTCGGTCCGCAAATTTCGGTGCTCGGGCTGATTATCTTTTTCTCGATCAGCGGCTACCTTGTAACGCGTAGTTGGGCCAACGACCCGTCGCTTGGCCGGTTTCTTATAAAGCGTGCGCTCCGGATTTTTCCGGGGCTGATCGTTGCAATCTCGGTGACGACCTTCATCATTGGACCGATCGCATCGGGCCTGCCGTTGATGTCATATCTGACATCCAGCGACACCTATGCCTACCTCCTGAACGGCGTCCTCCGTTATACCTACGGACTGCCCGGCCTATTCATTGGCAACCCGATCTCAGGGGCAGCAAACATCTCGCTCTGGAGCCTTCCAGTCGAATTCTCTCTCTACCTGGCAACCCCTCTCGTAGCCGTGCTTGCGATGCGTCGTCACGCATTGGCACTCGCGCTACTGACGGCTACTCTCGCGCTTTCCTCCATCTACCTCGCGTATTACTACCGGGGACAGCATCCGGTTTTCTACGGAACGGATCTGATCGCCGCCTCGGGAATGGCCTTCTTCTTTACCTCAGGTGCATTTTTCGCGGCATCTCGGAGCAAATTCTATCTACCGATTGCGTGCCTCCTATTCGCTGGCTGGCTCATTGAACCGCGATATTTCGAAGGCATTTTGCGATTCCCTGTCGCGATGCTTGTCGCATTCGCAATACCCTACGTTGTCTTGACTATTGGAATGCGATCGTGGCCAATAATTCGGCGTGCTGGTAGATTCGGTGACGTATCGTATGGCATCTATCTCTATGCCTTTCCAGTCCAACAAATCATTGCGCAGCATCTCGCGGGGAAGATCCCTGTAGGCCTTTCGATCGTTCTGTCGCTGGTAGTCGTCATTCCGATCGCCTTCGCCTCCTGGCATCTCGTCGAGAAACGAGCCATGAAGGCGAAGGGAAGGGAGATCAGTCGGCAACCGGCGAGGACATCCCCTGTTGAGCCAAATGAGGCAGTGCGTTGAAGAACGCTGCAAAACGAGGATCGGTGAGATCGACCTGCCCTTGATGGGGGAAAGTCTCGCTGTCTTGCTCGTTTGCAAATACAGCGATGATGATCTTCTCGTCTGCGTCAGAAAACTGTACGAACATGTCAGCTCCTCAAAATTCGTAGCTAGCGACGCCCATCGTGAACGTCGGCGTCCCCGCCGATGATGTCGCCGTGTAATAGAGCGTCTGCGATACAGTGATCGGCAGATCCTTGTAGTTCGTCGAGATGCCGCCCGACGCGCTCACGCTATTGTTCAATCCCTGAATGCCGACACCCGTCGATGCCGCATAGACGATGATCGACGAGTTCGGCGTCGACGACGTCGACGACACGGACATCGTTCCAGAAACCTTGCGTGCGTTCGGCGGCACGGCGCCCGAGATCGACAATGCTGTCGGCGATGCCTGCGTGGTGCTCGTCGTCAGCACCGTGACGGACGGGATCGAGATGGCCCGATCGACCTGCGCGCCCACGATGAACTGGCCGCTCCCGTTCGTCGGCCACACGCTCACGAGCGCCGACGCCGTGTAGCCACTCGGCATGTTGGCGCCACCGTAGACGTTCGGCTGCACCGCGCTCGTTGCGTTCCTCGCGAGCAGTGCGCTTGCTCCGGTCGTAGGGTTGTAGATCGCGTAGAGCGCAACGTAGCCGCTCACCGGCGCGCTGCCCGTGTCCATGCCGCCCGCGCCGGTCGTCGCGAGGTTGATCGTCTTGCTGAAACTGGCGAGCCGGTAGAAGCCGCCACCGAGCGCGGTTTCGACGACGATCTCATCAGCAGTGAAGGTCGCTGACGCGCTCGCTGCCGACACGTTCATGCTGGCGTTGCGCATGGCTCCGACGACGCCGCCGGATGTCCGCTGCGCGGTACTTGCAAATGGCAATTGAGCGCTTCCGCCAGTCGCAACCCATTGGCTCGGCGAAATCGCGACCAAGAGAAGGTTATCGCCCGGCCCGACAACGACACTAGTGGCATTGCCTCCGCAAAGAATTGAATCTGAGCCTGCCCGAGTCACCGTGACCGAAGTGTTGCCGGCATTGGAATTGTTGAACAAGAACGATCCGCCAGCAGGCATTGCAGAGCACGATGGAAGCGTGAAAGTCGACGCGGAACTTCCCCAAAAATTGATGACTGAGCCAGATTGCGAAGCCGTGAGAGTCTGACTCGACGTGTATGCATAGAATGCTTGGAAATTGCCAAGCGACCGCTGCGCGAATGCCGTCGTCGCGAGCTTCGTGCTGTTGTCGAACTGGGCGGCCGTGATGCCAGCCGCATTGATCGCCGCTTGAAGATTCGCCAGCAGCGTCGCGGTCGTGCCGTCGTCGATGGCGTTCTGGCCGGAAAAGTTGGCAGTGAACTGCCCGAGCACCGCCGCCATGATCGAGCTTTGGCGCCACACCTTGTTGAGTTGCGCCGACAATGCAGTGCCGGACTGAAATCCCGCCAGGCGCGCAGTGAGCGCCGCGTACGTCGCCTGGTCGATAACGTTCGGGGAACTGCCGCCGCCGAATACGAGAAAGTCGCTGGTTGCCATCAATGCTCCGAGCAAAAAAAAGGTTCATCGCAGAAAACCGTGGAGCCTTGGAGAACGATTGCGTAACCTGACGCCTGATTTTATGGATGTCAGGAGGCGGAATTGCTCGATCGCAAGGCACTTCAGGCACTAGGTTGCTGGACAGGCTATCGGCTGGAGCGGGTGGAGTGGCCGCAGGGCGATAGCCGCACGCTGTCGCTCTACCTGAAGCCGGTCAGTCGGATCATGTACTGCGAGCAATGCGGTGCGCGTTGCCAGCAGATTCATGAAACGACCGTACGGCGGGTACGTGATCTGCCGTTGTTCGAGTACCGGGTGGTGCTGCACGTGCCTCGACGCCGAGTCTGGTGCGAACGCTGCGGCGCAGCGCGGCTGGAGAAGCTGGACTGGCTGGGCCGCTACCAGCGGGTGACGGAGCGGTTTGCCCAGGCCTGCGAGAAGTTGCTGCAGGCCGCCAGCGTACAGGCCGTGGCGGCCTTCTACGATCTGGGCTGGCACACGGTCAAATCGATCGACAAGATGCGCTTGCGCGCGCGCGTGGCCGAACCGGACTGGTCGACGATCCGTTATCTGGCGATGGACGAGTTCGCGCTCCATAAAGGCCATCGCTACGCCACGGTGGTGGTTGATCCGATCGGCCGGCAGGTCCTCTGGGTTGGGCCCGGACGGTCACGCGAGACGGCGCGCGCCTTCTTCGAACAACTCCCCGAAGGCGTGGCCGAGCGCATCGAAGCGGTCGCAATCGACATGACCACGGCCTATGAGCTGGAGATCAAGGAACAGTGCCCGCAGGCGGAAATCGTCTTTGACCTGTACCACGTCGTGGCCAAGTACGGTCGCGAGGTGATCGATCGGGTACGGGTGGATCAGGCCAACCAACTGCGACATGACAAGCCGGCCCGCAAGGTTCTGAAGTCCAGTCGCTGGTTGCTGCTGCGCAACCGTCATAACCTGAAGCCAGAACAGGCCGTGCATCTGAAGGAACTGCTGGCGGCCAATCAGTCGCTGTTATGCGTCTATGTGCTGCGCGACGAGCTCAAACGGCTCTGGTTCTACCGCAAGCCGGCCTGCGCGGAAAAGGCTTGGGGGCAATGGTTCGAACAGGCTCAGCAAAGCGGGATCGCCGCCTTGCAAAAGTTCGCCCAGCGCTTGCAGGGTTACTGGCACGGAATCGTGGCCCGCTGCCGCCATCCGCTCAATACCAGCGTCGTCGAAGGCATCAACAACACGATCAAGGTCATCAAGCGCCGAGCTTACGGGTACCGCGACGAGCAATACTTCTTCCTCAAGATCCGCGCCGCGTTCCCCGGGATTCCGCGATGAACCAAAAAAAAGCCGCCCGAAGGCGGCTTGCAGACAATTCAGTTGGGCGTTAAACGGGACGGCTCCAGGCTCCGGCGTCGAACCCGGCCACGAGCTCATTGCTCATGTCGAATCCGAAGAGCGGCGATCCGTCAACAGTCGTCACGATCGTGTAATTGATCCGAACACCTTCGGGTTTCAGGGGGATGTATCCGCCGGAAAGCAGTGCGAGGAACGTCGCCGGCGGGACCTTCCCGGCGATGCCGATCGTCATCGACATGTCCTGGTGGTCCTCGATGAACACTTGCGTGTCGGCGTCGAAGATGCTGTTCAGGATTGCGGCGGACTGCTCGAGCGTCCCGTCCCAGTGGTTCGCGCCGATCTTCGCGCGGATGACCAGACGGTACGTGTCGTCATCGAGCACCGTCAGGCCCGTGTCCGGATCGAACGGACCCTTCCAGATCCCCTGATCGAAGCCGAGCCCGGCGATGTCGAACGAAAAGTAGATGCCGGTCAGCGGCGTCCGGATTCGCCGCGACACGCCCACCCACAACCCGACCGTATCGAGCTGATCGCCAACGGCGACGTCTAGGTCGAACTTGCCGGGCATGCTCGCGAGTAAATTCATCTGGTCGACGAGCGGTTGCACGAGCACGCCGAGGGTCGACATGAACCTCGGTTTGTCGCTGTGCTCGGACGTGATCAGCGCGGTGTAATCGTTCAGGTCGGCCATCAGGTCACCACCAGCGTCACATTCGCGGGCGTGCACGACGCCGCCTCGTTGAACAGCAACGCGACGTCCGGCGCGCCGGCGCCGCGCGGCCCGCTCAGCGCCAGCCCGGACAGCTTGAAGGTCACACCGCCGCCGACGCTGTTCGCCGCGGTCAGCGCATCGCCCCACTCCACGCTGCCTGACAGGCCGCCTCCGATCTGGACGCCGTTGACGTAATCGGAGACCGCCTGCTGGATCTGCTGGCCGGTCTGTGTTGTGTAGCCAGCGAGCGCCTTGAGCGTGACCATGGCCGTGATTGGCGCGGCCGTCGGGCGGAAGAAACGAATCGTGATCGGGCGTCCGTAGATGTCCGTGACAACAATCGCCGTCGTGCCGTACGTGCCGGCCCCTGGCGTCTTCTTCGATGCGATCGCGTTGGCGATCGCCGTCGCGTCACCGCCCTCGACCACGAGCGAAATCGAGTGCGACGGGATGCCATTCGCGTCCGTCGCGCTCGTGTCGTTCTCGTACGCGACGTAGCGCGTGACGCCAGCGACATTCGCCACCGCGCCGATGATCCCGTCGAGCACCGTCAGCGATGGGAGCGCCGTCGACACGGTTTGGCGCTGGCGCAAGGCTGCGTCCGATTCGACCGGCGCACCCGCGGCCGCATCCGCCGGGTTCGTCACCGTCTGCCAGCCGAACGCCGGTGTCGCAATCTGGTTGATCGTGCCGGCGCGCGCAGCGACAGCGCCGATCGTCGCGCACGTCGCGGTGACGGTGATCGTCCCGCTCGGCGGGATCGTCACGGTCGCCGGCAGCAGCCATTTCACGCCGTTGCCGTCCTTCGCCGCGCCGTTCGTGATCGTCGCGCCGGCCTGGCCGACGAGCACCAGGTCCGCGCTCGAGTACGACGCGACCTTGCGCGCGATGTCGTTGATCTTCACGTTGCTCGACAGCGCCGCGCCCTGCGCTGTCGCGGGGCTGAACGACTGGTAGATGGCGATCGCGACCGAGTTCACGTCGCTGATCGCCTTGGCGAACACGCCGAGCAGCTGACCGTCCTGGCTGTCGGGCTCCAGATACGTATCCGCGCCGTAGATTGCCCGGAACTGGTCCTGCAGGAACGAGAACACGTCGGCGTACGTCGGCGCCGTGATGCCGTTCGCGTCGATAGTGGGTGCGAGGGTCGTGATCGTCACAATGTCGCCTGTACCGTGGTGGTGCCGTAGATGGTGTTGATCGTCGCGGTGACCGTCAGCACGCGCGTCTCGGGATCGGCCGTGCTCGAGTAGCTCGTCAGCTCGGCCACGCCCTGCGTGCCGAGAATGCACGTGCGGATAGCCGCGTCGTACTTTCCGCTCGTGTACTTCCCGAGCACGTCCGTCGCCCACGGCATGCCGGCCGTCGTGTCGAGGAACCATTCGCCGCGCAACAGGCGCAGCCGCGTCAGCACGGCCTGCGCGACCGTCTCTGGCGTGTTCACGAGGAAGTCGGCCGCGCCCCCGCCGAAGACGTAGTCGCCGTCAGCGTCGAGTTTTCGGTATCGCATTCGTACCCCAAAAACGTTAGTAACGTTTGACGTTATTAACGCATTGCGTTATCATCAACCCATGATTACATCGTTCAACTGCCGAGATACTGAGGCGCTGTTCAATGGCACGCGAGTCGCCCGCTTCGTCAATTTCGAACGCGTCTCGATTCGCAAGCTCCAGCAGTTGCACGCTGCGGCCGATCTGGACTTCCTTCGCATCCCGCCGAACAACCGGCTCGAAGCGCTGAAGGGCGACCGACAAGGCCAATTCAGCATCCGCATTAACGACCAGTGGCGTATCTGCTTCAAGTTCGCCAATGGACGCGCCTCGGATGTGGAAATCGTCGACTACCACTGACCAACCCGGAGAAAGTCATGACCCGAGAAGTACCCCTGGCGACGCCCGGTGAAATCCTGGCGGAAGACTGGCTGGAGCCGATGGGCATCAGCCAATACGCACTGGCGAAGGCGATCAGCGTCCCGGCTCGCCGCATTAACGAGATCGTGAAGGGCGACCGTGCCATCACGGCCGACACTGCAGTGCGCCTTGGTGCGTTCTTCGGCGTCGATCCGCAAAGCTGGATGAACCTCCAGACGCATTACGACACCGAACTCGCCAAGGAAAAGATCGGCGACGATGTGCTACGCGAAATCCGCGAGCACGCGCACGCTTGATCTCCCGTTCCAGAAACGACAAACCCCGCTTCGAGCGGGGTTTTTTATTCGCGATCTGACAATCAGTTGACCGGCCCCGTGTTGCCGCCCTGCGCATCCGGGTGCGTGTGCGTGTCGTCGACCCGCTTGCTGTTCGCCGTGATCTGGCCGATCACGTTCAGGATGCCGTTGAATACGGCGGCCGCGCCGCTCGCCGCGCTGCCAACCATGCCGCCAACGAACGTCAGCAGCCCAGTGATCGTCACCGCGGCCGAGAACGTCGACAGCGGCGCGACCACGTCGAAACCGCCCGGCGCCACGATCTTCACCTTCTGCAGCGCCGGGTTCAGGTCGATGTACGTTGCGCCGTCGTCGCTGCGCAGTTGCGTCGAGCTGCCGCTGACGCCGGCGAGCGCGCGCGGCCGAGATCGAAAGCCGAGCAGCGCGAACCCGTCCGACAGGTCGTGCATGCGCAGCTCGGCCTGCTCCTGCACGCCGCCCGACTGCCACCAGGCGTCGATGCAGCGCGACGCGAACACGACGAGGCACTCGTCGCCGGGCACCACCGGGAACGTCAACGTACAATTTCCGCCAGCAGGAAACTGGACCGGGCAGTCGACCAGCAGCGGCAGCGCGACGCTCTGGATCGTGCCGTCGATATCGCGCACCAGCGCCTTGATGGCCGGCTGTACGCTGCACGTCGGCGGTCGGTCGGCTGCGCTTTCGAACGACTGGATAATGCCGGGCAATGCCGTCCAGACGCCCGCACGCAAGCCGTCGAACGCTTCGCGCAGGGCGACCTCCGGGTCGCCTACCCTTTCACGTCGATCCATGGGATGAAAATGAAAAAACTGCTGTTGACCGCGGCGCTGCTCGCGCCGCTCGCCGCCGTCGCTGACGACGCCTACGTCTACCCGTTCGCCGGCATGCAGGTCGGCGTGACCGTCGAGAACGAATTCCCGACCATCCTGTACACGGGGAAAAAGTGCGACCTGCCGCTCGCCAATGCGAAGAACATGCGGCGCTACGAGTCCTACCGCGGCGTTTGGGATATCGGCTGCTGGGGCGAGACAATCGACGGCGACGCCGTGATCGTCGTGCCGCAGATGCCGACGAATTCGATGCCGCTCAACGTACTCGCGCGCGCCGACGTGAAGCGCAACGGCGACAACACGACGATGACCATCAAGGCGCTTCCGACGTACGGCCGCTAACCGAACCGCTTGATAACGTCGGCAGACGGCACCGCCGCCTTGTCCCTGAACGAATCTGGCAGCACCGTCACGTCGGCCGCCAAGCAGGTCACGCTTGTGTACCACTCTTCGCCGCGCGTATCGCCGCTTACCTCCGCGAGCATCACGTAGTAGAAGCCGTCGTCCTGCAGCTTCGCCTGCATCTCGATCCGCTCGTTCTCGGCCTGCTGGCCGACGTTCAGGCTGTACTCGTACTGCTGGATGCTCGCGTTGTCGAGCCAGATCAGCCGGCCGATCTTCACGCTCGGGTTCAGCAGCATCTTCACCTCTATGCCGTTTGCCGTCTGCTGCGGCAGTCCGACCATGCCGGTCTCCGACGTGATCTTCGGGATCTCGCCGGGTATGTACGCCGTCTCCGGCACCAGCACAACCTTGCCGTCCTGGATGCTCCAGACCGTCTGCGTGGTTCGTGCGGTCCATCGCATAAAGTCCCGCGCCATGCCGAACATCACCTTGCCTCGCGGCAACGGATTCGACGGCAGTTCGGGCAAATATCCCTGCTGCACGCCATACGGATTCATCGCAGTGCATGCCGCCGCTACGTGATCGACGGCCGTCGATCCGGCCGCGAGCGTCGTGTTTACCACAGCGAAGTTGTACGCGGAGTCGCCATCCGCCGCCGTAATGTCGAGGAACGTGTCAGTCTGGGTCTCGCGCCCGCGGCGCACCTGCTTGATCGACCCGTCGAAGATGATCCCGTAGTTCCCCTCGTACCCGGCTTGCAGCACGACTCGCGCGAACTCCTTCTGCGCGCGGCGCGCCGTCGTCGCGGAGACGTTGTACACCCGGATACGCGCCGAGTTCGGCGTCTGGAGATCGCCACGCTGCACGCGGAACACGATCCGGAGCTCGGAAAGGTCGAGCGCCTCGCCGCTGTCGAAACCGATGATCAGCGACACCTTGCGGCCGAACTGCAATACGCTCATTGTCAGGAACCAATAAAAAACCCCGCCGGGGCGGGGTTCGATCAATCACTTTGATTGTTGCAATATCTCTGACTGGCGACGCTGGTGAACTGCACGATTTTGTCTGCCATCGCGATGCATGCACTGGCGTCAACATCCCAATCGGTATCAACCTTGTAGTCCGCTTGGACCCGCAATCGCTTCAACTTCGAGATCAACCTTGCTGCCTGCTGAGCCTCCGTCCGCCCAGGCACCAACTGACGGCCCCACCGTTCCATCGCGTCGATGATCGCCCTATGACTGCTTGCATCGACGAACTCTTCAGCCTTCGGAGCAAAGTCTTTCGGCACGCACTCATTGCAGTTGTGAAGTGCTCCGTAATATGCACGTGAGACCGCACTCCTCATCGCTGCCTCGGAGTTCTGAGACATCGCAAGCGATCTAGCAACCTCGATGAATTCAAGCGGAGACATCGGGAAATACCTCAATTGATGCACCGAACAGGCCAAGCTGCAGATCCGGAACTTGGTCAAACAGAAGCGGCGTCAGTCTCTCGTCAAGCTCTTGAACACGCTCAACCGACTCCCGAACAAACAGTTCGAAATACAAACTTTCTTCGCCAGGAATGGTTTCTACGAGATCGCGAATACCAACCAACCGCACCTTTTCGTCAAACAGAAACCGGGTGCAGACTCTTACGACATTCGCAACTGTCGAACTCCTCAATCCCATTCTCGACGAAATTTCGATGATCTCGCGCGCTCGCAACAGATACTCGTCGATTGACTTAGTGCGCTTCTCGAGTATCGAAAGCAGATTCTCAGTCTCCGCCCACCTTCCCGCGGTGAAATTGTTCGAAATTGCCTCTTGAAGATACATAAGAGCTTCTGGCGCAAGATTCGATGCTTCTTCGATCAAGATGGACGCCCGCTCCAGATCGTTCAAATCGCGAAACGCTCTCGCCCAGTTGGCAACGACTGCGTGATCACCACCTAAATTAACTGCTTTCGAAAACGCCCGATCAACGCCGTCAACATCCCACTTACAAGCAGAGATCACGCCGAGAAGTTGTTGCGACATAACCGGGTCGACGTTCATGCTCTCACGAGCATCCCGCTCGAACCGAGCCAATGAAAATTGGTCCGGTTCAATGCCTTTCATGCGCATGCCAGTAAGCGCCGTGAATGCACTGTGCGCTTTGGACAGCGGAACTGGATTTGCCATGTCCTTAAAATACGTCGCCGGTTGAACTATTTGATTGAAATACTACACCAGTTGGGTTCAGCTCAGCCGGTCACCCAGAAAACGTGAGATCCGATGCCGAGATCCTCGTACGTCGGAACGTCGTCAGGATTGTCCGCCCCCTGAACCCACAAGCGACCTTGAAAGCCAAGGTGCTTGTACTGGCCGAGCAGATCGATGCCGGTCACCAACGGCAGGCCGGACACCATCGGGTTGTCCTGCGCATCCGCGACGTCGAGCACCCATCCCGCGCCGCCGGCCTTGCGGTACTGGACGGTCAGGCGGTAGTCGGTCCCGCTCAGCGTCACCGTGAAGCGCTCGGGGCGCGGCGAAAACGGAATCTCGAAGAAGCTCGGCATCACATACTCCCTGGCGGTACCGCGCCGCCCGGCGCTGGCGTCGCCGGCATGGCGGCCTTCGTGCCGCCGTTGCCGGTCTCGGCCGTCGACACCGGATCGGCCTGGTTCTCACGCGGCGGCAGCTTCGTCACCTGCGTCGACACGATCCGGATCTGCTTGAGCGTTGCCGTCAGAATCAGCGCGCTCGACGTCTTCACGTCAGTGGTAAGCCGCAGCCCCTGCAGAAGCATGTTCTGGTAGGTTCGGCGGCTCGTCGTGACGTCGAACGGTGTGCGCGCCTGCTGCAGCGCGAGCAGCTGCGAGTAGATCGCATTGACGTACTGCGCCGACGGCAAGCCGCCGCCGTCGAACGTCGCCTCCGCGGCACCGAGCAACGCCTCGTAGTCGGCATTGCTCCAGCCGCACCGCATCGAGATATCCGGCTGCCGCTTGAAGGCGTGATCGGTGATCTGCGCCCCTTGCTCGACCGGATGCTCGGTGATCGTGAGTTCGTCGTTGTAGACCTCCTCGATCGCGACCTGCACCGTAATGCTGCCAATCTTCTTCGGCGAGATCATGATCATGTCGAGGATCATGCGATTACCCCCTGCATGTTGCGCACCATGTCGGAGTTGACCGCGCGCTGCTCGCGCTCAACCGCGCGACCGGCCGCCGAAGGATCGCCCGAGCCGGTCACGTGGATCTGCGTGGACTGATGCAGCTCGACCTTTGCCGGTCCGCCGCGCGCCGCCGACTGCGCGGCCAGCGCGCCGGCCGGTTGGTACGTCGCGCGCGTGTTGCGCAGCGCGGTCTCCATCTCGGCGGCCGTAATGCTCGCGCGGTTGTTGCCTTTACCGGCGTAGTAGCTGCGACCGGTGTCCGGGTCCGCGACACTAGCCCACTCGCGCGACGATGCGCGCAGCGCGCCGCGCAGATCGTCGCTACGCCCTTCGACATAGTCGGCGATCGCGCGCCGCTTGTTGCGCACCAGATACTGCCCGAAGATCCGGTCCTGCAGCTTCCGGTCGAACATCTCGGACCCGCTCAACTTCAACCCGCGCGCGGCCTCGGCCAGGGTGCTGCCGATTATCTGGTAGCGGCCGGCCGCGTTGAACTGCCCCGCGCGCTGCGCGGCCATGACCTGCGCCAGCGTCATGCCTTCGAGGTTCTCAGTGCCGGCACGGTAACCGCCGCGCGCGCCGCGGTTCACGCTGTTGTAATCGCCTTCGCCGCGTGCGATCAGTTTGCCGAACGCCGTGTCCGCGAGCTGGCTGAGACGGCCGGCGAGACCGCTGTCGTCGGGAGCCGAAACACGCTCGATCCGCGGCGCCAGTATCGGCGCCGGAACGAGTTGTGGTATCGGATTCCGCGTACCGGAAGGCTGCGGCACCGGTGCCAACGGCTTTGCGCCACCCTGCGTCAGAGTGGGTTCCGGTGCAGCCAATGACGTCGCAGGGGTACGCGACTGCTCGACGCGCGGCGGCGTCAATTTCGCGCCGCCGCCATCCTTGACGCTGTCGATTTCCTCCTGCGTGTAGCCGCCGGTAGCGTCGAGGCCGCGGCGATCCTTCAGCGTGAGGATGTCCCACAGCGAGCGAAAGCGGCCGCCCGACAGCTTCGTGATCAGACCGTCGATCTGGTCGCGCACGCCGTCGCCGATTTTCCAGCCGAGGAAAGCCGCGCCGACGGCGGCCGCACTCGAGGCGAGCGCGGCAAGCTCGACGCCCACCGCAGAAAGCAGACCGGTTGCGCCACTGGCCGCCGCACCGCCCGCGCGCAGCGCCCCCACGATCTTCCAGATACCTCCGGCGATCTTGAATACGCCCAGCGCCTTCAGCGCGACACCGAGCAGCAGAATCTTCGTCGACCAACCGTCCGTCGCCCGGTCGAGCTCGATAAACCGATCTACCAGCTTCGCAAGCGGCGGCCCCGCGGCCTCGGCCACTTTCAGGATGGCACTCGCGATGTCGGCGATCCTGTTGGCGATCTCGTCACCGTGGTCGTCCATCCAACGCTGAAACCGATCGAGGCTTGGCCCGACCTTCTGCAGCATCGCGCCCTCGACGCGGATGCCGAGGTTCTCGAACGACGTGCCGAGTCCACGCAACTGCGTCATGAAGCGGTGCGAATCGTCGGCCGCCTTGTCCAGACCGGTCGACTTCGACATCTCGCGGTACTGCGCGAGTAGCTTCTCGAAGTCCCCGTTACGCATCGCGAGCATCAGGTTCTCGTCGATGCCGAGGATGTTGCCGTACTGGCTCGCGAGCCACGTCGGCTTGTTCGCCAGCGACTTCCCGAGGTCGGACATGATGTCGACCGTGTCGCGCAGCTCGCCATTCGCGTTCCGCGTCTGCACGCCCAGCGTCGTGAGGTAGCCCTCGCCGGCCGGGTTGTTGCGCAGGAAGCGCGCGAGATTCTCGATCGTGCCGGTTGCCGCCTCGGCCGAGACGCCCATGTTCCGCGCGGCAAACTCGAAGCCGCGCAGGTTGGCCGCCGACGCGCCCGTGCGCTGCGACACGAAATACAGGCGCTCCAGCTTCGACGCGAATGCCGCGACGCCGGCGCTCACCGTGAGCGCGGCGCCGGACACCGTGGCGATCAGCTGCTTGACGCCCTTCGTCGTGCCTTCGACGCCTTCCTTGAAGTTCTTCAGGCCCTTCTCGTCGACCTTGAAGCCGAGCGCGACCAGGAACTCGCGGATGACGACCGAATCAGCCATTTTCACTTTCCATCTTGCGGCGGAACGCCGCTTCGTTGTCTGCCCGGACGGCAAGGGAATCGTTCATCAGCGCGACGTCGGCGAGGCCGAGCGTTCCATCGATCAGCGACTCGTACCGGCACATCTGGGCGTGCACCGGCGCGAGCAGCCAGTCCTCGCCGCCGGGCAGCGTGCGGATCCAGCCTACGTCGCCGCCGGGCTGCTCGCTTGGCTGGTAAGCAGCCCGCTGATAAAAGAACCGAGGTTCGCCACCACGACGCGCACGACGAGCGGCAGCATCACGTCGATGCCGATGTCGTCGAACATCGACGTCTTGTGAGTGATGTTCCAGACCTTCGCCCAGCCGGCGCCCTGCCAACGCTCGACTACCGACAGGCACGTGCCGAACACGTATTCCGCGTCCTCGTCCTTCAGCCCGGCCAGCGCATCGGCGAACGGCTGCAACACTGGGGCGATTGCGTCAACCATCGACAGCAGTTCGCGCGACTTGTCGACCGCGGGCGTGGGCGCTTGCGCTTCCTGACTGGAAGCCTCGCCCTCGGCAAGCGCCGCAAGCGCGGCGTTCGCTACCGCCTGCTGCCGCGCGACGTCGGCTTGCTCAAGCTCGGCGTAGAACTTCATCAGGACCGGGATCATCGGCGGGATGATCGGCGCGATGCGCCGCGAGACGTGGAACTGCTGCATCGCGCTCAGCTTGCCGATCGCGTACCGCACGCCGTTGAGTTGGATTTCGGTCGTCATGTTCAGCTCCGCAATCCGTTGACCGAGCATCTATCAAAATAGATAATGTTCTTGTTCATATATACCTTGAGGTTTCAATGCGTGAGCTGCCGATTGAGTATCTTCGCGAGTGCCTTGATTACGACCCGCAATCGGGTCATCTGACATGGCGAGTCCGCCCCGAGTCCCACTTCAGCACCAAGTCCGTCGCACAACGCTTCAACAGCTTGTATGCGGGAAAAATTGCGGGCGGCCGCGTAGCGAACGGCTATCTCATGCTTCCGTTCAAGGACGAAAACGGCAAGCGGGTGATGGTCTACGCTCACCGAATTGCGTTCGCACTTCACCATGGCCGATTCCCGGTTGCTGAAATCGATCACGTCAATGGCATTAAAGAAGACAACCGCGCGGAGAATCTTCGAGAAGCAACGCGCCTAAAGAACGCGGCCAATACTGTCTTCGACTACGACAACATGCGCGGCACGAAGCGACGCGGCGACAGGTGGCTTGCGCAAATCAGCCATCGAGGCGAGAACGTCTACCTAGGCTCCTACGACACTGAAGCCGAGGCATACGCTGCATTTTGTGGTGCCGCCACTCTCGCGCGACGAGAATTTGCGAAGCTCACACACACGCGAGACGACTAGTACTGACCCAGCAGACTGTCGATCTTGATCGAGTCGAAGACCCATTCGAGGATGTCGCCGTCCTTCGCGTACTTGATGTCCGGCACCTTCTTGAACGCGCAGCTGCGCGCGGTATGGAGGTCGCCGGCCGCCGACTGCCCCACCTCGATCAGATTCTTTCCCCACAAGCGGCTGTCGAGCTGCTGCGCGTCGTACAGCGCCATCAGCTTCGCGTTGATCGGTGCCGTCTTGAGGTATCGGAGCGTGACCTGACCGGATTTGTCGGCGTGCAGGCTGTGCATGCCCTCGCCATCCGAGCCGATCGTCATCGTGTTCTTGTCGCCCGCGCGCACGATCGTGATGCCTTCTTCTGCGGTCGCTTCGCCGTAGCCGAGCGAGAACGCGCCGCCCGGGCCGACGATCGTCGCCGTGACGTCCTGAAAGCTGTAAGTCGCCATGTTGAGATGCCCCTGTTAGCGGTTAACGTTGACGAGGATGTCGGCGCCGTGGATCGCGCCGGCTTCCTTCGCCGCGACCTGGAACGTGACGGACTTACGCGCCTCGCGATCCGCCTGCGACTGCGTCGCGATGGGCGGTGCGTAGACGTAGTAACCCTTCGCGAGCGTGTCGCCTTGGTTCAGTGCGCCGAAGCCAGCCGAATTCCAGACACCGGGCGCTAGGTAGCCGTTGTTCACCGCCGCCTCACACGCAGCCGAAATGGTCGCCGCGATCAGCGCGTTGCCGCCGTCGGTCTGCGGGATCTTCGTCGGGCTCTGGTACAGCAGGTTGTAGACGTCCGTCTCGATGCGGTTGCGGAACCAGATCGCGTTGTAGACGGAGTCGGCGAACAGCCCGCTCGGCGTCACGCCGTACTGGATGATCGACGTGTCGTTGCTGTAGTTCACGAACACGTTGCAGTTCTTCGCCTGCAGCGCGTTCGCCTGCGTGCTGGTGAGCTGCTCGGCAGCAACGCTCGGCTCCTGCTTGAACATGAGCGTGATCGTCGTGTTGTTGCCGTCGAAGTTCACCGTCAGCAGCCGGCCGAGCAGCGACGACACCGCGTACGGCGTCGAGCTCGAGTACTGGATGATCGTGTACTTCAGCTTCAGCGCCTTCAGCTTGCTCGCGATGTCGGTCGACACGGTCGAGTCGAGCACCTGCGGGTTTTGCGTCGTGATGCCGTAGATGTGCCGCTGGTCGGCTTCGATGAGGTTCGCGACCGCGATGTGTTGATCGTCGGTGATCGATGCGTCCACGAAGTCGAGGCCGAGGAACTGGTTCGAGAAGCGATCGAGGAACAGCGCGGCCGCGTCGACGGGCTGCTCGGGCGCGATGCCGTCCGCCGGCACGCCGGCGAGGTTGCTCGTGAGGCCGAGCATCGCCGAGATGTCGGTACCGCTGCCCGGCGCCGTCGCATAACCGACCTTCGAGTTCGTGCCGGTGGTGTTCGACGTCACGACGAATTGCGAGCCGGTCCACGCGATCGTCGCGCCCGTGAGCTTCGCATTGATGGCGCTCGCGACACCATTCAGATTCGTCTGGGCCGAGAAGTCGAGGCCGCTGACGGTCTTCGCAGCGCCGTCGATCGTGATGCTGAACGCGCCAGTGGTCACCGCTTCCCACAGCGCGATGTCCTGCTGCGCGGCTGACAGCACGCCACCGCGAAGCGAGCCGGACGTTGCCGTCTTCGCCCACCGGCCGATCATCAGCTGTTGCGGCTGCGGCACCTGGTTGAAGTAGAGCGCTGCGGCGAAGTACTCCGGCGTGTTCGTGCCGAAGTCGGCTGTCACCTCGTCGATGCCGCCGTACGTGCGCGCGCGCTCGTTCGTATCGATGACGGCCGACGGGCCGAGAATCAGCCCGGTGTTCATGTTCGCGCCCTGCGCCGCGAGCGCGGCGAGGTTGATCGTCACGTTGATCAGGCGCGATACCGGCAATCCGTTGGACATGCTGGTCCCCTACGAGTGGATGTTCGAAACGCCGGCCACGGGCGTCGACGAGTCGGTCGTCGTCGCCACGATGGCCGATTTCAGGTTGAGGACCGAATAGGTCCGGGTGATCTTGCGGCGCAGCGTCACGGTCATGTCATAGCGCCGCACCCACTGCTGATTGACAAAGTCCGGCACCGGGCGGATCGCGCTGACGCCGACGAATGCCATGTCCTGCAGTTGGAGCTGCTCGCGGTTCTGCGGGATCGCGAGACCGTCGGCGAGACGCTGCGCGTAACCCTTCGCGCGCGGGCCGTAGAACGTGCATAGGACGTCTATGTCCTGGTGGCGGATGTACGTGTCGTGCCCGTCGCCAGTGCCGTCGTGCTGGATCGCCGGCGCGGCGTCCGGCTCCTGCTCCTGCACGCCGAACGCGCACCAGTCGACGGACGGCTCGGGCTGCTTCGGGACGGTGGGCTGCCAACGCGGCCGCACGAGGTCGCCGGGGAGCGCCGTGATGCCTGCGATCAGGTCGTGGACGAGATCGTCGAGGGCGTCATCCTCGGCCGGCGGCGCATCGACGGCTGGCGCCAGATATCCGCCGGTCGAGCTGTCGGTCATAGGGTCATCCCGAGAGAGGTTTCAGGTCGCACGTGGCGCATACGAAGCCGCGGCCGAAGTGCGAGTAGTCGTTCACGTTCACGACGGTGTAGGTGCGGCCCGCCCACACGACTTCGTCGGCGTCCTGACCGAGACTGCCGTCCAACAGCCGGAACGTCGTGTGCAGCGTGATCGAGCCGATGATTCGGCTGCCGTCCGCATTGCGGTGCAGGATGTCGCCCTTGTCGCTCGTCACGACCGCGGCGAACGGCGTCGACGCCGCCGTGTTCTGCCCGCGGCCGTGGCCGTCGACTGTCTGCGTCATTCGATTGCAGATCAGGCCCGTGTCCATGAAATCCGGATCGAGTAGGACCTCGGTTGCGTCGAGGAAGGCCATAGTGAGCGCACCAACGAAAAAGGGCCGCGCATGGCGGCCCTTGGAGCTGTGAGACTGGAAACTACTTCTTGTGGACCACGTACGTGATCGCGTTTCGATACTGAGCGGTGTCGACCAGCGTGTTCTCTCGCGTGACGCCGCGGCGCCGGCGCGCGGCCAGCGTCGAGTCAGCGAGTTTGGGCGGGATGTTGCTGTTGATCTTCGCGCGCACGCCGTTTTGCCCGGCGAGACCGGCCAGCTTCAGCCTGCGCTCGACCTGTTCGAGATCGCCGTCGAGCGCCGCTTCGACGCCCTTCTGGAGCTGCGGCTCGAACTTCGGCCGCGCGTCCTGCACGCCGGGCACCAGGTGCGGGCGCGCCGGGATGTTGTTGGCCGGCGAACCGTTTTCCATGATGTAGCCGATCTCGGCGTTGCTGAGCGGCTCGCCTTCGTTCTTCCGTCCGGCGGTGCTGTCGGGCACGCCGACGAGCACCTCCTTCTTCACGAGCCCGCTGATCGACTTCAGCACCTCGTCGAGGCGGTCGATTTTCATGCCGTCCATGGGATTCTCCCGATGGGCGGCGGCAGCGTTACAGCTGAATGCCGCCCGAGCCCATCATCTGCGCGAGGCTGAGATAGCGAACGCCGTACATCGTGGCGTTCCAGAAACCGCCGTCCTTGATGGCGACAGCCGCGGTGTCGTAGCTCGCGCTCACCTTGTCGACGGCCTTCGACGACTGCGGCCCGGTCACCTGCCCGGGCACGCCGCCGACTGCGGCCGTCTTCTGGTCCTTAAGCGCGAGCGCGAGGTGGTGCGCGGTGACCAGCGCGACACCCAGATCCGTCAGCTCGCGCCACCGATCAGCATTGACTAGCGAGACCGCGACCGTCATCCAAAACTGGACGAGGGAGTCGGGGTACGTCGTCGTGTCGTTGAACTCGGGAAACGATTGTCGGAACTGGGCGATATCCACGTGTCACCTTGCCAAAATGCGGATGCCCGGCGCGCGCCTGCATGGCGCGGCGCCGGGAGGCCATTATGCCTTCTTCCCGCTGCTGGACTTCTGGTTGGCGCCGTCGGCTGCGCCATCCTTCGCAGCGGCCGCGGCGTCCTTCTGGGCTGCCTCGAAGGCCGCGACCCGCGCGGCGAGATCCTGCTCGCTCGCCGCGACCGCAGCTTCGCGCGTGTCGAGCGCGGCCGCGCGGTCGTCCAGCCCCTTGCCGAACGTATCGAGCTCGGTGCGCAGCCTTTCAAGCCGGTCCGACTCGGCCTGGAGATCGGACTTCGCCGCGGCGAGCGCCGCAGCCTGATCGGTCGCGCCGCCTTGCGAGTCACCCACATCGCCGGACTTCTCCGGCAGCGGGCCCGTGTGCGCCTTCGCGTACCAGTGCTCGGCGATGAAGTCCTCGACCTCCTGTACGCCGGCCTCGACACGCCGGACGACTTCCTCGCCCTCGTGCACCAGCCGAATCGTGAACGCCGTCAGAACGTTGATCTTCGCCATGTCAGATCCCGTCCCGGTAAGCAGCCGTCGTGCCGTAGCGCCATTCGACGCGGCCGATACGCGACCAGTAGGTCGTGATCTGGAACAGCGAGCGGTACTCGAGCGGCGTGCGCTGCAGGTCCGTCATCGGGAACTGGACGTACTTCTTGTCGCTGTTGTACGCGACCATCCGGTCTACGGTGTTGAGCTGGCCCTGCGTGCCGCCAGCGCCGGCGCCGATCAGCCACTTCAGCTCGAGGATTTCGAGCGGCGTACCTTGCTGCGTGCAGATGTTGTTCTCGAGCAGGTAAGTCAGGATCGACTTGTTACCGGCGTCGCTGACGATCTGCGAAGCTGCCCAACCCAGCTTTGCGGGCGGCAACATGAGGCGGTTCGGCTTCACCTTCCAGCCGGACGCTTGCCATGCCGACGTCAGGATCTCGTTGACGTCCTTGAGGATCTCCTTCGGCGTCTTCGTCTCCCACTGCGGGGTACCGGCCGCGCCGTTCGCCACGTTCGAAACGCTCCCGACCGCGCCGACCGAATTCACCAAGCCGGTGAAGTTCATCTGCGGATCGCCGTAGTAGACGATCTGGTCGAGGTCCATGTTGCGCTTCATGTTCATCGCCTCGACCTTCTGCGAGTCGATGGGCATGCCGAGCGCTTGTGACTTGATCAACTCGGGCACCGTGTACTTGACTTCGGCGCCCCAGAGCAGCATCGGTTGTGCGGTCTTGCCGATGTCGACCGACGGGCCTGCCAGCGCGTTGCCCTCGTTCGAGATCCAGTTCAGCCCGTTCGGGTTGATGCCGCCGCTCATCCCGAACGCCGAGTTCGTGAACGACGCGACTTCGTCGGCCGCCGACACGTCGCTGCGAATGTAGATGTCGCGCGACCACGTGTACTCGACGAGCGGCTCGTTGAGCGTCGGGTCGAGGCGTTCGAGCTGGCCGACGAGGAACGCGCCGGTCGAGTCGATCGTCGCGCGATCGTAGGTGTATTGCTGGTCCTGCGTGCGCGCGCGGACGAGTCGGCGCGTCGCGTCCGCAACGGCCGCCGACATCGGGATCGACGCCCCGGCCCGGCGCAGGTGCTTCAGTTCGGACATGTCCATGTAATGGCTCCAGAAATGCAAAAGCCCCGCGGTTGCGGGGCTTCGGGGTGAAGCGCTGTTCAGCGCCGGATCAGATGTTGACGGCGATTTCGGCGATGCCGTACGAGTCGGCCGGGCCGGTGAAATACCAATTCGCCGGCATCGCGACGGTGTTCGTGCCGTCCGCCGCCGCCTCGAAACCGCCGAGCGGCTTGCCGGCAGCTGCGGCCGCGACGCGCACATACACCGTGCCGTTCTTCGTGGCCGGCGCGGTGCCGCCCAGAACGACATCGACGTAGCCGCGCTTCAGGATGTCGGTCGGACCGCTGGTCGGCGGCGTCGACGTGCCGAGCGGGTCCGTGCCGTTGCCCTGGATCGGGTACGCACGCAGATTCACGCCATACACGGTGTCGGCCGTGTCAGCCGCGTTGTTGATCGGCTGAATCTTGCCGTTCACCATTTTCACGGGAACGCCGAACGCCGTCGGCGGTGCTGCCGGGTCGATCAGCTGCGTTTCGATCGTGGCGACTTCAGCACGCTGGAGATCGCCGGCAAAACCTGCCGGCATGCGGTATTGATAAGCTTGCAACGAGGGCATGTCGGCTCCTTACTTGCGGACCTTCCAGAATTCCGCGTGGATTGCGTTGATGTCTTTCCGCTCGGCCTGAGCGGAATCGTTCGTCCGGCGCTGTGTGACTCCGGAGTTCTTGCTGCGCACGATCTCCGACGCTGCATTGAAGAACGCCGTCACGGAATCGCAGGTCATGTTCGCGACGTTCGCGCCGCCGACCACCGACTTGACCAGTTCGGCGTTCTCGTTGTCCAGCGCGGCGCGCAGCGCGCGGCGGCGCAGCACGCAGATGGCGTCGACCGTCTTCTTGCGGACCGCCTTCGCATCGAACGTCGGCAGTCGAACGCCCGGCGCGAGGATCTCGGCGCGCGAGAGCGCATCCTGGAACTGGTCGCGCAGCGCGGTGCTGTCACCGGTCTTCGCAGCCTTCGGATCGGGATCGTCGTCCATCGTCGCGCCGGGATCGTCGTCCGGATTGGGATCGTCATCGCCCGTCGGCGTACCGCCGCCTTCGAGCTTCGTCACGCGATCGGCGAGCGCATCGATCTTGCCGTTGGTGGCTTGGATCGCGTCGAGCACCTGCTTGAGCGGATCGCCTTCACCACCGCCGGCGCCGTCGTCACCAGTCGCGGAGACACCCGCCTTCGGATCGGTGCCGGTACCGGGCATGTGGATGTGAATCTGGGGTTGGCCGTCGCCACCCTCGCCGCCTTCGTCGCCGGTCATCTCGCTCGCGACCTTCTCGAACGCTTCGGAATCGCGCGTCATGAACGCCTTGCGCAACGCGTCGACGAACTTGGAGCCTTTCTTGGTTGCCATGCTTGCATCTCCTGTCGGGAGTAGGTTGGAACTGCCATCCCCGATCGAACACACGGGGCCACAGCGGGCGCTTTTCACGAGGGCGACGTGGTTGCCCACGATCACCACCTGTCGCGCCCGCCCAGGCGCAATCTGTTCGTAGTCGGCGTCGTAGCCGTTGCTGACCTGCGTGAGCGCGTCTGCGCCCTTGCTCTGGACGCGGCGGATTGCCTCGACGTCGGCGATCAGCAGGTCGGCGAGCATCAGCTCAGCCTGGTCGCCTTCGCCTCGCCGTACGTTGCGAACCGTGCCGCGCGCCACCGACATGTAGTTCGCCGGCGTCACGAAATCCGGCGGATGGTCGATCGTGATCGGCTTGCCCTCGAAGCTGGCGAGCGTCTCGGGGCTGAACAGCACGTCGGCCGTGCGCTCGGCGACGATGACGCCGTCCTTCGCCTCGATCTCCGGCAACTCGAAGTAGGCATAGTCCTGCGCGCCGACGCGCGCGATCGGCACGGCCTCGCAGAGCAGGAAACCTTCCGGCGTGATCGACTGCCGCTCGCCGAGCTGCTCGGCCGCGTACAAGCCCGACGCGGTGATGCCATCGCGGGTATGCGCGCGAGCGCGCGCGGCACCGGCACCGCAACTGCAGGCGTGGTCCGCCGTAGGAATTCGAATGGTCCGCATCTGGGTCGAAATTGGATGTACGTCGTTGATTCGACAGGTAATTCTCAAGTCGTGAGGACTTGGCTATAATGCGTACTGGGACGGTCGCCGGAGGTGAGCCGACTGCCGAAAGGCAGGGGGTGCCTTATTTAAACGACGGCCGGCCCTATTCCCCTTCCCGCACCAGGCCTTGGTTGTAGTACCGATGGCCGTCGTAGAACACCTTCACCGTGATCACCGCCCGATAGTTCTTGCCGTCCAGCTTGAGCGGAGCTGAGTACGTCTCGACCGCCTTGACGTTCGGGTCGCCGCGCTTATCGGGCTGCGAATCAATGAGTCGAGCCTTCGTCAACAGGTCGGGCAGAGCCGGGATCGAGCGCAGCACCTCATCGTGGCCGGTCGCGACGGTGTGCCGGATCCCGCCGTTCGTCACTTCGATCTGGTTGCCTGTCGCCGCATTCTTGAACTTCTTCCCAGCGAACTGCTTGCCGTAGGCGATGGCCTTCTGGCGCAGCTCCTTCATGCTGGTGAAGTCGCCAAGCTCGTCGCCTTTCAGCGACGTCGGCGCAGCCGCCGCTGCCCCGGTGCCACCACCTGATCCGAACTGTCCGTTCGCAGCGCGCGGATGCTTCGATTCCTCCCACGACGTGTCATACGTGTGGAAGTAGATATGCAGGTGCTTTGCCATGGGCCTGTCGGGTCATGCGGGCTCGGCCCGGCAACTACTCAAAACGAAGGCCAACGACCGGCCCCTCTCATCTCGCAACATCAAGCCGACGGCAAAACCACTTCCGCCCAGCATCGGCAGTTGTAGATGCAGCCCGGATGCGCCCGCGCGCCGGTCCGCTTGTCTGCGATCGGTGGTTTGTCCCACGTGAAGAACTTTCCTTCGAGTTCGCGGTGGTCCTCGCGCACGTCCGAGTCTCCCGACGTCCGCCAGAAATATCCCGGGCTGCCGACGTCGAGCGCACGCGCCTCGGTAAGGGTCGCGGCTGTGCGGCTGACCTCGGTTCTCGCGATGGTGTCCGCCCGGCTTTTCGCGACCTGCCCGGACTCCTGAATCGCCTTCGAGATCTGCGCGGCGCGCGTGCTGTCGACGATTCCTTCCAGCGTCAGCCGGTGCACGCGCTCGGCCGCGTCGAGTGGGATCGACTTGATCAAGCGCACCTGCTCGGACAGGAGCGCACGCATCGTCTCGCCGGTGGCGGCGCCGCGAATCTCTTCGCGCAGCGCGCGCGACATGTCGGCGGCCTGCTTCATCCACATCTGCTCGTCGCGCCGGTTCAGGTCGGCGATCATGCGCGCCGCCGTCGCCTCGGCCCATGGCGCGAGCGCCTCGGCGTACCGCCGCAGCAGTTCCTCGATCGTCGGCGCATACGACGCGTCATCGGCCGGAAAGCCGTTCACGAGCACGCCCACCTGGTGGGCGATCTTTCGAAGCTGGCCGCCGTACTGCCGCTCGGCACCGCTCAGCCGGATAGGGTTCTTGCGCCGGTCGCGCTTTCGATCGAGGGTGAGGATCATCGACGTCGGAAAAGCCTGCGAAGCAGAGAATCGTTCGTGCGCGCGGCCGCGCCGGGCGCCGGGCCGAGCGGAAGCGCCGGATCGATACCCGGCGGGTCTTCGCCCTCTTCATCGCGCTCGGCCTGCTCGATCGCTTCGTCCGGGATGTCGCCGAACATGCCGGTGTCGGGGGACGACGCCTTCAGCTCGCGCATGCCCTGGCTACGCGGAATCAGGTCGGCGTCGACGGCCTTCGTCACCGAGTCGACCGTCTTGTTGCCGATCTCCGCCTTCTCGGCGGCCGACATCTCCTGCAGCGGGTTGAACTCGTACGAGAAGTCCTCGGGCAACGGCTGGCCGATCTCCGACCGGCACATCACGTCGAGCAGCCCATGCAGCGGGTTGCGCATCCGACGCTCCTGCCGCGTGTGTACCTTCTCGTGATACAGCAGGCGCGACCCTTCGCCGGTGTCGCTCAGGCCGGCCGGCTGCTGGCCGAACAGGCGATCGAGCGGAATGCCCGTCGCGCCGCTGAGCTGCATCGCGAACTGGAGCAAGACGTCGGACAGGCCACTGAACGCGTACTGGTGAGTCTCGAACTTGTCGGTCGCGTCGATGAGGGTGATGCCCTCGTTCGACTGCCCGAGCCGGATCATCTCGACCTGCTTCAGCAGGCCGTTGAGTGCCGGGCCGCCCGCCGCGATGATCTCGCGCAGCTTCTCGACGCTCAGCGTGCGCAGATGCGCCTTGTAGACGAGCTGCCCGGCGCCGACCGTCGCGCTATCGAACGCGATAAGCCGGTCCCACATCGGCTCGAGGATCGATAGGCCCCAACCGTTCTCGCTGATGCGCTGGTAGTACGGCAGTGCTTCGCCGTCCATGCGCAGCACGCGCGAGTGGTGAATGCGCCCCTGCGGCAATCCGATCGTCGTCGGCAGCACGTCGTAGAACTTCGGCATGCCGAGATCGGGGCCGAACTCGGTCACGACCTCGCCGACCGGCGGCGCAACCATCCAGCGGTCGAGCACGAGCAGGCCCTTGAACTGACCTTTCCCGATCGTCTCGCGCCGAAGCGGCTGCGACATGTCCTGGCCGTCGATCAGCATCACCGCGATCGCACCGCCGTACAGCTGCGCCCACTTGCCGGTGTCGCAGAGCTGGTCCCAGATCGCCTTGCGCGTAAGCGCCGTCTCCATCTTCGACACGTCGGTCGGATCGAGGCCGGACATCTCGATGCCCTTGCGGGTCATGTCCTCCGGGATCGCGTCCACTGCGGCGCGCACGATCCACGAACCGCGATACGCCGCCTCCAACCAGACGCGGTTGCGGCTCTGGTACGTCAGCGTGTACTGCGCCGCCGACGCCTGGTTGTCGGCGCCCCATCCGAGCCGCGCTTCGAAGTTGGCGAACGAGTCGACCGTGCGATGGGCGTGCGTCGCCGCCGGCGCGCGCGGCGGCCGGGTCTGTTGCTTCCGTTTCGACATTCCGGGAAATCCTGTCGTGCTCAACCGGCAAGCCGCTCCCAGACCGACAGGTCCTTCGCGCCTCCCAGCATGTCGTTGATTGCGTCGACCATTGGATCGATCTGGTCGTCGTGCATGTGCGTGTCGTCAGCCGTGAACGAATCGCACTCGGTCAAGAAGTCGCTGACCCATGGGGCATCCAGCGGTACGCCGACGTTGCCGGCGTCGATGTGGCTGACGACGTCCATCACGCGCGTCAGCTTGTCCTTCACGCGCTCGATGCCCTCGATCGGGATGCCGCCCTCGGCCTGAATGTCTTGGATCAGCCCGGTACCGCTGGACTTGTCCTCGACCTTCATCTGGCGTAGCACCGGCGCGCCCGGATCGTCGGCGCCGATGGCCGCATGCTTGTTCCAGAAGTCGATCGCGCGGCGCTTCAGCTCGGGCGCCTTCCACTTCCCGCGCACCAGGTCGATCAGGTACAGACGGTTGTCGTACCCAAGCCCCCAGCACTCGAAGACGCTGTAGTCGTTCCGCTCGGCAGTCTTCTGCGCCGTGTCGGCGAAGATCTTCCGGTACTGGAGCTGCGGCAGCGCGCCGTAGCGCAGGAACTTGCCGCTCTGGATGATCCCGCCGCCCAACGGCGACGGCCTCTGCATGTACTGACCGTTGAAGACGTACGGGTCGGCCTTCTCGGACGCGAGCAAGTCGTGCAGCGGCTCCTTGTACGGCCAGTAGCTGAACCGGCCGTCCGCATCGCGCTCCGTACATTCGACGCGCTCGCGCACGTGCACCGGCAGCTTCTCGACGTACGCGTCGGTGATCAGCGCCGGGATCTCGATGAACTCCCACTCGCCTGGCAACTTGCCGGACTTGATGAACCCGGTCGGGTCTTCCTCGGCGAGCCGCTGCATGATCACGATGATCGGCGTGTCCGGATTCGCCTTCCGGCTCTTCACGGTCGACAGCAGCTTGCGGTTCGCCTTGTTGCGGTTCGTCTTGCTGTACGCGTCCTCGACCTTCAGCGGGTCGTCGATGATGATCGCGCCCTGCCAGCCTTCCGCCATGTGGCCGGCCCGGAAGCCGGTGATCTGGCCGCCGAGCGACACTGCGTAGACGCCGCCCGCCTTCTTCCCGCCGACCAGGACGTTCCAGCGCTTCTTCGACTTCGCGTCGTCTGCGATCTCCAGAGGCCAGAGCGCCTGGTATTCGGCGGACGCGACGATGTCGCGCGCCGCCTCGCTGTTCAGCAGCGCCAAGTCGTCCGAGTACGAGATGTGCAGGAAGCGCGCGCGCGGGTTCAGCGCCAGCCCGCGCGCGATGAGGTTGATCGCGACGAGCTCAGTCTTCGACGAGCCTGGCGGCACGTTGATGACGACGTTCTTCAGCTTGCCGTCGATCACGCGCTGGACCGTGTCGGCAATCAGCACGTGGTGCCAGTTGACGCGGAACTTGATCGCCTGGCGGTGCTTGAAGAAGTACCGGCTGAAGAACAGGTGATCCCGCTCGCACTTCGCCTTCAGGACGGCCCGCTCGATGGCGGGGTCAATACTCGTCTTCGAGTTTGGCGACGGCGGCTGCGACCTGGCTTTCATCGACGACGACCGTCCTGTTCTCGATCGGGCCGCCGTTCTCCCCAGTGAGTTCGTGGCGGCGCTTGTTCGTGAACGCGTCGCCGGATTCCTTCGCAGCCTGCTCGAGCAGCTGCGCCATCAGCGGCAGGTTGTTGCGTCGCTCCGCTTCCGCGACGGCGCGGTCGAGCGCACGCAGGCGCACCGCTCGGTGCGACACGCCGATGCGCGAGGTGTCCTCCAGGAACTCCTCGCGAGTGCGCTCGAAGATCTCCCGATACTTCTTGCTGAGCGTCGAACCGGCGCGCTTCGTCGGGTCGTACCGCTCGCACTGCTGCGGCGACACCTCGACGCCGAATTCCTCGCGCACGGCCTTCGCGACGCGCGAGATCGTGTCGAAGCATGCGAGCGACTGGACGATGTACACCTTGATCGCGTCGGGAAGTGCTGCCATAGCGGGAGAAGTTCAGAGAGGGCTATGCGGCGGGTCAGATGTGCGACCAGGTTCGGCCATTCAATATGTCGCGGATCGCTGTCTCTGACACGCCGAACTGCCGTGCAATCCTTGTTTTCTCGCCTCGGCGGCCTACAGCCAAATCGCGAATCTCGCGCACCATGGCTTCGGTAAGTTTCGCTTGCCCGTTCGCCTCACCCCTGGCGTCAGCAAGGCCGGCCTCATATGCATGCAGCGAATTCCCCGATGACGTAACCCATTCCAGATTCCTGAAGTGAGGATTCGTCTTGTCGCCGTCGATGTGGTTCACCTCGGCTCCAACGAACGGCGCAGGCCCCAGAAATGCGCGCGCAACCAGAATATGAATCATCTGGGTGCGACGCTTCCCGTTTCTGCTCAGATCCACTGATGGGTACGGCCGATCCTTACTGCGATTGCATGGCTTCAAGATGGAGCCTGCCTTCGCACGCGTTCGCGTCGTCAGACGCTTCACACGACCATAGTCGCTGATAGCGTAGTCCGGAAAGTCCAGCACGGGCTTCCATCGCTCGGCGTCTACGCAGCCTTCAATATGCACGTTCCGCATGCTTGTGCTATCGATGCGTGAGAGATTGTTGGTCCGGCATTTGCAGCTCTGACCATTCTGGAAATGTCGCTATCCGGACCACCGGTTCCGTAACGCGCCACGATCCCAACGAACTCGCTGACGTCATGCGCCCGGATTCCCAGCCTGGGAAACCCATCCTTCGTGAAGGCTGGGGCGCCGAACTCATCCGTCTTCTGAGCGATGTGCATCAATTCGTGCTCGACGAGCGCGCACCACTGCAGGTCGTTGCATTCGCGCGCGTAGTGCGCGTCGAGCGTGATGAGGAACGCCGGCACTCGGCCGAACCATTCGAGGAACTGCTGCTCCTGCCTGGCGCGCTGCCAGCCGCCGGCGCGGATCGTCACCTCTTCGCATTGGCCGACGACGCGCCGCATCTGGCGCACGTTCTCGACCGCCGCCCAGAGGTAGGCGACGTCGGCGTCGATCAGGTGCTCGTGGTCGGGGTTGTGCAGCAGCGCGCCGTCGCGCAAGAGCGTCTCGTTCACCCACTCGGCGACCCCATCGGCCGGCACGATGCGCCGAACCCAGTTCGAGTCGTCGAAGAGGATGTCGGGTGGCGCTGGCCGCGCCGCAGCAGATTCGATGACGATCTTCGGCGGCTTCGGCATAGCGGTGATGGCGGAAACGAAAAAGCCCGCTGGCTTGTCGGCTCAGCGGGCTTCGGTCGCAACTCTGCAATTTGGCGAAAATTTACACCCTATCCGCCACGTTTGCAAGAGGAATTTTCGCTGTACCCCTTACGCCTCAACGGCCTCCGCGATCGTCACGTTGTTTCGCTCGAAGAGTGGCGTCAGCCGCTTCACGGCCTGATGCTCCAGTTCGAGGAGCCGCTTCCGGATGATCTGCGCGTTCCGCTCGAGTGTGCGGACCGTGACGTGCGTCTCCTCGGAGATCTCCCGATACGACAGCCCGTCCTGGCGCAGCCGCACCTGCGAGTGGGCGGCGATCAGGGCCATGATCGCCTTGCCGTTCGTCACGGTGAGCGACGGTCGCAGGTACGTCCGCATCTCGACCAGCGCCCGCTTCCACTCGGCCGACGGCGGGATCCCCGGGTCTGCCGCGCGGGTAGCGCTCGCGGGGCGCGCCGGCATCCCGCAGGCGTAACGCAGCCACACCGCGTTGCGTTCCGGCTTGAGCAGGTGATTGCGCACCGCCCCGACGACCATTGCGCATTGGGCCCGGATTTCGTCACCGTTCAAGCCTTCGAAGTTGATCGTGCCCGACGAACTGCCGTACAGGTAGTCGAGGAATTCAGCCTGGCGCGTGCTGAGACGGCCGACCGATTCGAGGATCTGGATCAGCGCAAGGCGGAACTGCTGCTTCTGCCGCGGCGGCAGCGACGTCACGAGAAAGCTGACGTGCAGCGCCTGCTGCGTGTTCTCGAAGATGGCGATCACCGGCCACCCCGCGTCATCATCGCCAGCGCCCGGCGAGTGTTGAGCTCGGCCATGTAGCCCGACAGGTTGCTCGTGAAGTCCGGCCGGATGCGCGTGTCGACGTGCGCGTCCGGCGCGCGGCAGGTTCCCGCGAGCGAGTATTCGCGGCCGCGGTGCGAGCTGCGCGAGTCGAGACGCGCGAGCGCGACGTCGGTCGCCAGCAGCTGGCGCACCGACGACAGCGGCGCGCCCAGCTTCTCGGCGAGGCGGTTCGCCGTGTACCGGCTGCCCGGCCGCATGGCCCCCAGCACCGCGTTGATGGTCAGCTTTCCGTTTTTGGTTTTCAAGGTCCGCTCCTATGCTCGCTGCAAATTCAATTCGATGGCCTCGATGCGCACGCCGGGCACGCGCGCGTAGCGCTTCGAGATCCAGAGGTCGACCACCTGGCCGTCGTCGGCGTAGACGACCCCGTTCATACCGTCCTTCAACGCCTTGACAACGTTGTCGGCGTCGGGCTTCTTCGTCGCGCCGATCGTGCCGGCGGCGGCCGCAGCCTGGCGCTTCTGCGACCAACTGGTCGGGATCGGCAGGCCGATGTGCACAATCAGGCGGACCGGGCCGGCGTACGGCGCGGCACTGCGCATCGCCTCGCGGGCGGCCATCTTCACGAGGTTCTCGTACCGCTCGGTCTTCTCGGGCGTGTAGGTCGTGACGTGCGCGCCGCGGCGTGCGAATTTCGGGCGGCCCTTCGCGACAGGCGTGCCGGGAACGACGAACTCGACGCGCTGCGCGATAGGCGACGCCGTAATGAGCGATTGCTGGGTCATGCGCGCACCTCGCGCGAGGGCGGCGCGGCCGTCTCGGCCGGCTTGTGCGCGTCGCAGTAGTCGCGCCCCTTGTGCGTCCAGTGCGCCTTCACGCGCGGGCCATGAGCCGCGCATTCGCAGCAGTAGCGATGGCCGCTGGCCTGCTTCATCGCTTTCGTGATCCGCTTCATGCCGGCACCTCGTCTTCGACGTCGTCGGTCACGGGCACGCCGCTGATCGGCCGAAGGTTCGCGTCGAGAACCTGCGCACGGCCGAAGGCCACGCGACCGGTTCGTGTCTGCACGGCACCACGAAACGACACGACCCACCATGACGGCCCGTTGGGCCCTACTTCTTCGACTTTGACGACCATGCCGTTTTGTTCCGGCAGTCCAGAACCGATGACATAGGCCAGATCACCAGGTTTGCAGTTCATCGCCCACCCTCCATCAAAACGCCGGCTGCGACGGGTCCGGCAGTGTTGCGAAATGCGCGGTTGTGGTCGTCCCACCACGGGCCATCGCCCGCGGCGTCGAACACGCGCAGCTTGAAATCGAACGGAGGTTCTTCGCGGCCTTGCTCGATGCCGAGCGCGCCGCCGTGCTCGACGATGCCGGTCCACGAGCGCCACCAGTCGCCCACGGCGCGCGAGCCCGACGCGGTCGTCGCGGTACGGGCCGCCAGCAGATCGCCGAGGATCAGGTCGAGCAGGCCGACGTTCAGCGCCTGCTCCGAGCACTCGCGCTCACGGCGCTTGCGTCCCGTGGCGATGGCCGCACGCAGGTCGTCGGCAGTCACGCCGCGCCCGGGCCAGCTCGCCAACCGCGCGTCATCGGCGGCGAAGCCGACGCCCGACGAGCGGAGGATTTCGACGAAAGCGGCGGCGGCGATCGGCGGTTCTTCCCCGTCTCCCTGTGCTGTGCCGCCGCCGCTTGCTGTGTTTACATCTCCCTCTCCCTCTCTCTTGCGATCGGGGGGCGAATCGGGGGGCGATGCTTTAGGTGATCGGGGGGCGATCTGGTCTGGATCGCGACTCGAATCGGCCACGATGTCTTTCACCTGCTTTTTCCGCAGCCATTCCGATTGGGGGGCGACGCCCTTCAGCAGGTGCGCTGCCTCGACGACCTGCTTGCGCACGGCAACCGTATCGATCTCGATCCCCCATCGCTTGGCGTTGCCGACTGAGCCCGACAGGCTGCTCGTGAGCTTCGATAGCCACGCCTCCAGCACCTTCTCGGCGGCGACCGGGTGATACAGGCGACCGTCGGCGCACTTCACCCACCCGCGCAGCGCATGATCCTTCACGCGCTTCCAGTTCTTCGCCTGGGACAGATGGCCAAGCATGCGGTCGTCGGCCGGCAGGCTGGCGGCCGGAATCTGATGCCAGCTTTCGAGCCACAGCGTAATCGCGGCCGCGCGCTCGTCACCGCTGCCGAGGATCCACGTCTCCGACGTCAGCAAGCGCTTCACCTCGATCGGCATGAACGGGAAATCGCGGAGGTTGCAGTCCGCTGGGGTGAGAGGATTCGGGAGCTGATTCATTCGCACAATCCGTACGCCGAAGCGCATGCGGTCGCCGGCTCGGCGTCCGCGAGAAGGTCGTATTGGCGGCCGCCGCGCGTCGTTTTCGACCACTCGACGACCTGATGCACAGTTGTGGCTTGGCCGGCGTGCCCCGTCGTGCCCATGTGGAAAAATGAGACAGGGCTCAACGGCCGACACACCTCCGAAACGAGGCGCTCCCACGCGGCGATGCGCTCGACGTGCTCGGGAAAGCGGCGCGCGATTTCGCGCAGTTCGAGCTTCCCTGCGTTGATGCAGGGCATGCAGCCGACGCGCGTCATGCCTTCGCGGTACAGCGGATTCGCGGCGACGCCGGCTGACGCGTGCGCCTCGAACACGTCGGAGACGTCCCAACGCAGGATCGGACGGAACACCGCGTAGCAGCCACCGCGCCATTCGTATTGCGGAAGCCACCGGCGAGCCTCGCTCTCGTCTGCACGCACGCCCTGCCAAGATTCGACGAAATAGCCCTCGTCGATCAGGCCAATCGCGTACTCGGTCAACGGGTTGCGCTTCAGGTACTCGGTGCAGAACTGGCGCTTCCGGGACGGGAAGCCGCCCCGCACCATGCAAAGATCGAGGAACGGGTTTCCGGTCGGGTGCAGCAGGTCGAGCGCACGCGCAGCCGCGTCTGGAGTCCAGGCGTACATGAACTCGCGCTTGCCGTAGACGGATGCCTCCGGCTCGCCGGCCGCGATCCGCGCGAGGTTCGCGCGCTTCGTCGCGAACTCGTCGGCGAAGTCGGCGCGCACCACGTCGACGGTAATGCCAAGCGCGTGCGGCAGGTATTCAAGCGCGTATTCGTACGTCGACTCGTGCTCGTTGCCAGTGTCGGCAAACACGGCGCGGACGTTCCCGCGGCCGTGCAGCTCGAACGCGACGAGCAGTGTCGCGGTGCTGTCCTTCCCACCCGACAGCGAGACAACATGGAGAGTCGGCCGGTCCATCACGACACCTCCAGCATGAGGCCGGGCTGCCGCAGGCGATCGCGCTGCAGCTGCTCGTAGTCGGGATTCAGCTCGCAGCCGAGAAACCGGCGGCCGAGCCGCTGTGCAACCTGGCCCGTCGTGCCGCTGCCGAAGAACGGATCAAACACGACGTCGCCCGGCCGGCTGCCGGCGAGCACGCAAGGTTCGACGAGCGCCTCGGTGAAGGTCGCGAAGTGCGCGCCGCTGTACGACTGCGTAGGGATGTGCCAAACCGAACGGCGATTGCGCATCGTCGGCATGATCGCCATCGCCTCGTCGAAGCTGGCGTTGTTCTTCGTGCCGCCGCCCTCGTCCGCCAGTTTTCGCTTCACGCGGCCGCGCGAACGCTCGTCGGCATCTGTACCGTGCCCCCAACCAACACCGCGACCAACGGCTTTCATGTTGCCGTTCGTCTTCGCACCACCGTTCGCGCGCTCGCTACCGATCTGCGCCTGCACGTTCTGCGACAGACGAGCATGCGTGTTCGGACTGACCGGTTCGAGGATCGCTTCCTGGTCGAAGTAGTAGCGCTCGTTCTTGCTCAACAGGAACATGTACTCGTGCGCCTTCGTACAGCGGTCGCGCACGCTTTCGGGCATCGGGTTCAATTTCTCCCACACAATGTCCTGCCGGAGATACCAGCCGGCGTCCTGAAGAGCGAACGCGAGGCGCCACGGCTGGCCCATCAGGTCTTTCGGTTTCAGGCCGTCAACACGGACGTCAGAGCGAGGAATCGGCGCGTTATCGCGCCGGCGCGATTGCGTCATGTCGGTCTTCGCGACCCGACATTCACGCTGGTTGCGGCGAGATCCCTCAAGCGTCGACGACGTATCACTGTTGGGGCCGCTTTTATTTGTGCCACCGCGCGATCCTGCGTAGGCGTCACCCATATTGAGCCAGAGCGTGCCGTCGTCGGCGAGCAGCTCGCGCGCGAGGTCGAACACGCCGACGAGCGTGTCGATGAACTCGCGCAGCGTCGGCTCCTGACCGATTTCGCGATGCTTGTCCGGGTGGCCGTCGGGCAGGTACGAGCGCAAGCCCCAGTACGGCGGCGACGTGACGATCGTCTGCACGCGCACGCCGTCGGCGATCATCGCGCGCATCAGGTCGCGGCAGTCGCCGCGGTGGGAACGGTCGAGCCAGTTCACGCAACCTCCCGCGCGATGTGCGGCAGCGGCTCGGCGGCCGATTCGATCGCAACCTGGATGCGCTCCAGCTGCTGACGGAGTCGCTTGACCTCCGGATCAACGCTGACCCGGCGCGCGGCCTGTTTGCAGGCGCTGGCGATCTCCCATGCGCCAGCGCTCGCCGGCAGCCCAAGCGCACGCGCGAGCTCGCCGCGCGCGCTGTCGATTTGCATCGCGTCGCGCTCCGCATGCTCCTTCGTCCGATCGAGGATCAGCCGCCGTTCTTTTTCCGCCTCTTCGGCCAGGTTCTCAAGCCGCTCGGTGGCGGTCTTCAGTCGGCGTTCCGCATGCAGCTGGTCACGTACGGCATCCGCAACGATGTCGCCGAGGCGCGCGCGCAGTTTCTTCTCGAGCGTCCATTCGTTGCAGAGTCCGGCCCGCAGCTGCTCACGGCCCTGATCCGCGAGCCGCGCCATACCGTCGATGATCAGCTTGATCCACGCGTCGCGCGGCAGGTTCTCCATGTTCTTCAGCGTCGGGCCCTTCAACGAGCGCCAGCCGTCCGGGCCGCGTACGATCAGCCCGCAACCGGCCGGAATGTCCTCTTTCTTCAGCAGCCCGGCCGGCGCGGCGAAGATCACGCCAGCGGCAAAGCGCAGGTATGACGTCCACTTGCCGGCCGTCACGTCCCGCCGGAAGTCGGCGACGCTGATCTTGCATTCGTAGGCGACCGGCTGGAAACGCGCGAACGAGCACGGCACGGTGTAGACGTCCGGCCGCGGCGAGCCGGCCGGCCCGAGCTGCATGTCGGTCCAGACGAGGCGATCGGACGCACCGCGAAGATGGGCGGCGAGATCCTTGGCGAGGTCGTCGTGCGCCCAGGTCATGCGAACTCCCTTCGCACGCAAGCTTCCGCCGCGAGTGCGCTATGATGATTTCGCCGCGGGCGTGCGCGGTCTATTTGAAGACGGGGAATCAGATGGCGATCATGACCGTAACGGCAGCTATTGCCGGCCTGAAAAATACAATCGACCTTGCCAAGGCAGCAGTCGCCGCGCGGGACGAACTGAAGCTCGCAGAGATGCAACAATCGATCAACGATCGCGTGATCGACGTCCAAAACGCAGCGCTGGCGTTGCAAGAAAAGCAGGCGAGCGCGCGCGACGAAATCGATGAGTTGAAGGAGCAGATTCGCTCCGCCAACGAGAAGATCGCCGAGCTTGATCGAAAACGTGCTCTTCGCAGTCAGTACGAGCTTCGTGAACTGACCGAGGGCGTATTCGTGCTGGCAAGCACAAGCGCCGACCCGTCGCAGCCGGCACATTTGATTTGTCAGCCCTGCATGGACAACGACAACAAGCTTGGAGTCCTTCAGCAAACCTCGAAGTATGGTGGGATCAAGCTTAAGTGTCCCTTGTGCTCCATGGAGTACCGCACCGGCAAGCACGTCCCGGCCCCTCAAGTGCCGATTCCGCGCAATTCCTATAGTCGCTGGTAAAAAGCGGCTGGTATCGAACAGTTGGGTCAGCACGAGCCGCCCTCCTTCTTGTTGCTGTCGATCGGCGCCGCCTCGGGACGCACGCGCTCGAGCATCCAGAGCTGGTCGGCCCGGAACGCGAGGTAGTCCTGCGGGGGATCGCGGAAGATGAAAAGGTGCTTTTCCTCGACGATACCGAGGTACGTCATGGGGCGCCCGAGCTTGCGGGCGAAGTGCTTGCCGACGTCGCGGCGGCTGAGCGTCAACGTCATGCCGCCGCCTGGCGCTGGCCGAATGCCTGTTGGACGAACTCGCCGATCGCCTGCTGGCTGAGCCGGCGGTATTCCTCGATCGCCTTGCGCTCCTGAATGGCAAGCCACTGCCGCGGGTAGTCACATCCCGTGAACATGCAGAACAGATGCAGTTTCGTGGCGTTGAAAGGACGACGGCCGGCAATCACGTCGCTGAAATGCGGGTAGTGAATCCCGCAGTTGCGCGCAAGCGTCTTGCGATCGAAGCGCCGCAGCCCGAGCTCGAGCGCGTGCGCGAGGCAGTCCTCGAAGCTCATCGCTTCGATCTCCCCATCCGGCAGCGTCGCGGCCTGCACCCACGGCGCGAACATCCTGAATTCGGTCTGGTTCATACGAAAAATCAATCGTTACCCAGTTGATTACCCACTTGCTTACCCAGTTGGCGCCGGGGCGAAATAAAGGCCAGGACAACACCTGGCCGACTGCAAAAGATGCGAACCGCCGCTATGCGAGAATTGAAGCTCTCTACTTCATCAACCACCACACAATGGGGCTCGCATGACCATCAACTCGAAAGACATCGACTACCAGGACTACACGTACACAATCGATCTTTCCAATGCCGGCGGACTCATCGTCGAACGCCGTTTCGCGTTGAAAGGCGCAGAAACCGTTTCGATTCGCGTGAGGATCGACAGCAAGGAAAATTCCGATCTCGCGAAGATCAATACGGCTTCTATTCATCGCTCCATCGAGATCCTTCAATCGTTCCTTCCAAAGGAAGAGTGATCGGCTGCCCGAAGGCGTTGAACGCGTTTGGCTCGCTGCCTTCGGGATCCAGTTGCCGACCGCAGGTGGGATCGACATACCCCCCAGCCATCCAAAGCAACGTCGTCGAGATCAGCCGCCAGCGCTTCGTCGACGGCTTTCGGCTCAGCCTCACCGGCTCGAACACACGGGTCTTCTTCACGCACCCTCCTTCGCCGGCTGAGCACACCGTTCCCTATGCAGGGCCATCACGCGACTCGCAATCGCAAACGAAACGCGCGAGCCACGGGCTCCCCTGAGAAGCGCGGAAATGAGGGATTGCGAGCACGGAATTAGGCCGGCCAGCTGGGATTGGGTGAGCCCCGAACCAAGGAGATCGGAGACAGCTTTTTGGATGTCCATGGCCAAGTATCACATTTGTGTTTGTTGCGGTCAACACAAATCGAATGGGCCGTTCTATTACGATTGTGATATGTACACGCTAGCCGACAGACTGAAATGGGCGAGAGCCCGAGCCGGCCTATCCCAAGAGGATTTGGGTGCCAGGGCCGGCGTTTCCCAATCGACGATTGGGAATCTGGAAGCGGGAACGCGCAACAGCGCACGCCGCCTCCCGCAAATTGCCGACACGCTCGGCGTGAGCGCACTATGGCTTGCCGAGGGGAAAGGCAAACCGACGTCGGATGCCGATACCGCGGAAAGCTACGATTCCGCGCTGCTCACCGCGAGCGCAGACGCGAGGGCGCTGATTGACGCGATCCTCAAGGCAGACAAGGCTGGTGAGCCGGCACAAACGTTCGCGCTGATGCTTCGGATGCTTCCGAATCCGGACGAGCCATTTCGCCTGGAAGACCCGTCCCGCTGATAGGCGTCAAATTCCAGTCGTTCAGCAATGCACGCCGGCGCAGAGTAACGTCCCCCGTTACAGCGCCGCGCGCCCAAACCCCCGGCCCCTGCAGTACTACGAGCCAGTCATGCTGCCCGTCCCAGCATCTCTCAATCACTCGCACCAGTAGCCCGATCCGATCGGACACCCCGCATTTCGTCACGATCGCCAAATCCCCGGGCTTGCATCGCAGACGCACCTTCACTTGTTGTTTCATCAGTCGCCCTCGTCTCTCTGCACCGAACACTGTATGAATGTACAGTAGTTTAGTACCAGATCCGGGCGACTTTCAACTGGTGTCAGCAACCGCTTAACCAGCGGGCGTTTCCGTCCCCCTCACCTTCCCCTTGTTACAAACTTTTCCCGACAAAATCACATTTGTGTTGACTGTGATGAATCACGTATGTGATTATTCCCTCAACGCGGCACCGACGCCGCGCCACCGCCCCAGGCGGATCGCTCTCTAACAATCGAAGGTAAGCCGGGACCGCACATGCGGAGCAACCGGCCGGCGCGATCAGCGTCGTGAGTCAGGACGGACGCTGCGGAAGACCGCAGCGGCATGCAATACCCGAGTGAACCTGACGCAAGACAGCCAGCAACAAGTGACCGATGGCGTCGTAATCGGTACAAACCTCGCGCGGCCCGGAGCCGGCACGACCGGGAGTAGTCGGGCGCGCGAGTGATGCAGTTCTGACCGGTGGCGGTTCTTCTTCTGAGGCGTCACCAGTGAGAGTTGGTGCAGCAATCGCAATTCGATTTTTCACACCAAACTTTACTTAGTAGTTCTTTCTATTTGGAGTCTCTATGAGCGCGCCCGTCCCCACTGCCGTTTCCATTCCGCAGCTCGCCGAGGGCGAGATCTACGTCGGTGTCGTCACGAACACGGCCGGCGAACAGCATCACGTCGTGCTCCTGCCGGGTGACAACGACGACGCCACCTGGCAGGCGCAGATGGAATGGGCGAAGTCGATCGGCGGCGACCTGCCGACACGGGTCGAAATGCTGTTCCTGCTGGAAAACCATCGTGACGAGTTCGAGCGCGACGCGTACTGGACGTGCCAGCCGGACACCGACCCGGGCTACTCCGGCTGGGCGTGGTGCCAGACCTTCGGCAGTGGCGGCCAGGGCCTCATCCACCAGTACGGCGAGTTGCGCGCCCGCGCCGTCCGCAGATTGTCGATTTAACCCTTCATCGATTTCAACTGAGTGGAGGGTGCGATGCATTGGAACAATCACCGGGCCGGAAACGTCTGCACGCTCCCTTCGCGCACGGACGCACTTGCCGACCGCCGACAAGCAGTTGCCGACGACGCTGCGCTGGCGCGCGACGAGCGCAACGAAGCGATCGCCGAACGCGTCACGTTCGACGTGCTGCCGTTCTCCGCAGAGCAGATCGCAGTTATCGACGCTGCCCTGCGTCGCGGCTGGATCGAAGATCGGGAGATTTTCTGGAACATTTGCCAAGACGTTCTGAAGGCTGAGATCGCGCGGCGCATCGCGGCCGCCGATCTCGCCGGCGCCGTGCCGAGTTTCGCCAACGTCTACTGCTCCGGATGCGGCCAGAAGTTCGGCCCGGCCAACGCCGGGTTCTCCAGCTGCACCGATCACGCCGGGCGTCGCGCGCTCGACGACTGAGCAACCGCGCCGGCTTCGGCTGGCGATCACACCACACTGAGAGACCACATGAACGAGATCAACGGCGGCGGCCCGGCGTTTCCGGAAGTTCCCGGCGACTGCAACGGATACGAAGGCCAACCCGGCATGAAGCTGCGTGACTACTTTGCGGCGAAGGCAATCGCCGGCTTGCTCGCCAACCCGAACGTGAAGCTGGGCGAGGATCGAGCCGACAAAGTCGCCGTTCTCGCGTACAGCGTGGCTGACGCCATGCTCCGCGCTCGAGGCAAAGCATGAACGAGATCAAGCACACGCTCGGTCAGGCGTGGCTGCAGCGCGCGAAGGAGCTCGCGCAGGAGTGGGCCGACTCGAGCTTCGCGTATGGCGAGCTGCCCTCGGATGTCGACGACAGTTCGTCGGCCGATGCCTATGCGCGCTCGCTCGCGGCTGACCGCTCTCTCGACGCACACCTTCAACCGATGGCGCACCTGATCGACGCACTGCACCTGGTCGCGTCCAAGACCGTGCTCACGTCCGGCATCCGCGCCGTTGTCGATGACGCGCTGGCGAAGGCAGGCTTCGCCGCACCCATGCCCGCGTCCGATCCCGTTCGCCACATCACCATCGCCGGAGTCGACCGATGAGCAATCTCAAATCCCCCACGCAATGCGGCGACCTCGCTGAAAAGCTGATCGCCGACTACGTGCGTGAATCCGGTGCGTATGGCAATCCGAACGCGCTCGCGAACGTGATGGAAATGCTGATCAGCAAGGCGGCGCTCGGCATCGCGATGGTCGGCGGCGAGGCGATCGCGCAGCAGATCCTCGACCGTACGAAGCACAACGTCGCGACTTTCGCCGAGCGGACGCTGCGGAGGAACCACTGATGCGCTCGCCCCTCAACAGCCTACAGCCTGTATTTCGCGAATACAGGCAATCGCCTGTATCGCGCCTGCGCTACGTAATCGAAGGCTCGGCATGGGCAGTCGCATACGGCGTCGCGATCGGCGCGCTCTGGTTCGGCGCTGATCTGGCCGGCCCGTATCTGCGGAGCCTGGGATGAAGTCCTTTCTGCGCAAGGTCGGCGAGCTGGTCGGCCTGTGGTTCGTCGTCGCGACGATCCTGTTCGTCTTCGTCTGGCTTGTCGTGCCGACGCTGATCAGTGCGCCAGACGACGCGCCTGTCATCGTTCCCACGAGGCCATCATGAGCCGCTTCACCGATCACGCTGACCTCTTTGAGCGTCGGCACCCGCGCGCCGCCCGGGCACTCGTTCTCGCGACCTTCATCGCAGTTGCAGTTATCGCGATCGCGATCGACTACACCTGCAAGCGCTTCGGAATCCTCTAAGCGCCGCCGTCGCACCCATCGACGCAACGTTGTCCGCCACATGCCGCGCCGTTCGATGCGCGTCTCTCGTCGTTCTATCTGGAGTTCCAAGACATGAAAACCATCGACACCCAACCGGTCGAGTCGTCGCAGATCCATAGCATCGGCTACGACGCCGAATCCGAAACGCTTGCGGTCCGCTTCAAGGATCGCAAGACGAATGCGCCGACGTCGCTGTACCACTACACCGGCTTCACGCAGGCGAACTTCGATGCGCTCAAGGGCGCCGACTCGCTCGGCTCGCACTTCTACAAGCACATCAAGCCGTTCCCCGACCGCTTCCCGTACGTGTGCATCGAGAAGATGCCGGTACCGGCCGCCGACGTCGACGCCGAAATCGCAGGTGCGGCATGACCCCCTCGGTCTACACCGTGCGGGCGTCGAGCTGGGGCGCACTTTTCGAGTGCGCCTACCGGTGGGAGGCAATCCACCTCCTGAAGATGCGGAACGTCGTTGGTCTGCGCGCCGCGCTCGGTACCGCGATCCACGCCGGCACGGCTGCCTATGACCAGAGCATGCTTGACGGCTCCGGCCTGACCGTCGACGACGCGGCCGGAGCATTCGTCGACAAGCTGCACGACCCGTCGAACGAGTACAACCCGGCGAGCGACGATCTCAATCTGAAGGAAGCCGAGCGCATCGGTATCTCGCTCACGACGAAGTACTGCCTCGAAATCACGCCGCGGTACAACTTCGTCGCGGTCGAGATGGAAACGAAGCCGCTCGACATCGACTGCGGCGGTGGGATCGTGGTCCGCCTCACCGGCACGATGGACCGCGCACGTGTCCGTCGCACGGCGCTCGGCCCGGGCATCGCCGACCTGAAGAGCGGATCGAAGGCCGTCGCGCAGGGCGTCGCTGTCACGAAGGGCCACGGCCCGCAGATCGGGACATACGAGCTGTTGTACGAGCACACGACGGGCGAGCAGATCGGCGACACCGCCGAGATCATCGGCCTGAAAACGAAGGGTACGCCTGAGGTCGCGACCGCACCGGTCAAGAACGCCAAGCGCGTGATGCTTGGCACCGAGGAAACGCCGGGGCTGATCCAGTTTGCCGCCGACATGTTCCGCTCTGGTCGCTTCTACCCCAACCCGAAATCGCTGTTGTGCGACAAGAAGTACTGCCCGCGCTACGGCACCTGCCAATTCCACGAATAACCGAGGTATCCATGTCCACGCCCACCACTCTCGAATCCGTCCGCTCGCCGCTGCCGCGCGAGGCCAACATGCCCGCCGTGTCTCCCGGCTTCGGCTCGCTGCAGTCGTTCGAGCTGATGCAGCGCGCTGCGAACCTTCTTGCGTCGTCGACGCTCGTGCCTGCCGCGTATCGCAAGGTCATCGAAAAGCTCGACAAGTACGGCAACGTGAAGGAATCGCGTGAGAACCCGAACGCGCTCGCGAACGCCGTCGTTGCGCTGAATATGGCGCAGCGCATGGGCGCCGATCCGCTGATGGTGATGCAGAACCTGTACATCGTCGAGGGCCGGCCGTCCTGGTCGTCGCAGTGGATCATCGCCGCGGTGAACGGCTGCGGCCGCTTCTCGCCCCTGCGCTTCGACATCAAGGTGCTCGGCGACAAGACAGTCGAACGCGTCGAAACGGTCTGGGAGAACGGCAACCGCAGCACGGTCACGAAGCGCGTGCCGATCGTCGACAAGGTCTGCGTGGCGTGGGCCATCGAGAAAGAGACCGGCGAGCGGATCGACTCGCCTGCCGTGTCGATCGAGATGGCCGTCAAGGAAGGCTGGTACACGAAGAACGGCAGCAAGTGGCAGACGATGGACGAGGTCATGCTGCGCTATCGCACCGCGTCGTTCTTCGGGAAGCTGTACGCGCCCGAGCTGCTAATGGGCCTGACGAGCGTCGAGGAAGTGGCGGACATCGTCGACGTGCACGAAGACGGCAGTTACTCGGTCAACCGCTCGACGCTCGACGAGCTGCGCGCCGGACGCGCGCAGCCGGCCGAGGAAGTCTCGCGCGCCACGCCGGCGCAAACCGGCCCCGCCACCGAATCGCACGAAAACGCCGCGCCGCCGTCGGACGCGCACGCAGACCCCGTCGACGACCAGGGCGAACCGGGCGATGACGATGACGGCGGCCAAGGCGGTTTCGACTTCGACGTCGCCGGCCTCGTGCGCGGCATCCGCGAGGACATCGAGTCCGCCAAGTCGCCCGAAGACCTCGACCTCGCCCGCAGCGCGATCAGCGGCGTGCCGGACGAAACCGCCAAGGCCGAACTGAACGCCCTCGCCTCCGCACGCATGCGCGCCATCACGGCGGCAGCCGAACAGGCGGCCGCTGGCAAGGCATCTTCCCAAACGACCGCGCCGGCCAGCCGTCGGCCGCGCGGCCCGATCACTGCCGACTAACGCGCGCCTTCCGCCGCCAAGGATTTCGACATGACCGACAAGAACGTCCTCCAGATGACCGCCGACAGCATCGGCAAAGACCTGCTTTCCGCGCTGGTGACCGAAATGAAGCTGATGCCCGACATCTGGGTGAAGCTGTCCGAGAAGAAGCAAAACGACGTGATCGACCGGCTGCGTGCGCGCGTCGAGCACAACGTGAAGATGGCGACGCATCTGATCGCGAGCGATGGCCGCATCGTCGTCCAGGGTGACCTCGACCAGGTCACGATCAAAGACGGCGTCAAGGCGGTCGTGAAATTCGGCGGTTCTCAGCCGAACCTGCACGAGCTCTACGAAGCAAGTGGGAAAACCGTTCCGGTCGTCGTCGCAAACCCGGGCGAGCACACCGGCGGCATGGACGAGATCCGCGGCGAATCGGATCAGCGCGGCTTCGACCTCGGCCGCGAGTACACGGACGGCGATGGCGATGGCATGGACGGAGACAAACCCGATGGCGACGTCGTCGACGCCGAGTTCCGCGAGGTGCCGAAGCTCGGCGACGGTCCGACGCAAGCGCAGATCGACGAACAGCATCATGCCGGCCGGCAGGCGGCCGCCGAAGGCAAGCCCGAAAGCGAATGCCCCGTGATGGCAGGCGAACTGTGCATCGCATGGGTGAAGGGCTGGAAGGAGTGGCACGAGCAACAGGCCGGCGCCGGCGACGAGGATCCGCTGTACCCCCAAGTCGAAACGTTCGTGATCGAGCAGCAGAAAGTGACGATCTCGAGCGTGCAGCGTCAGTTCAAGATCGGCTACAACCGCGCCGCACGGCTGGTCGAACTGCTCGCAGCGAAGGGCATCGTGAGTGCGATGGATTCGGACGGCGGCCGCACGGTGCTGCGGCCGCGCAGGCAGCAGGGAGAGGAATCGTGAAAATCACCGACATCTACGTAGCGAACGTTCTCGGAATCCGGACGGCGGACCTCCGGCTCGCAAAGCCGGTCGCCCTCTTCACCGGCCCGAACGGCGCCGGCAAGAGCAGCCTGCAGGAAGCCGTGCGCATGGCGCTCACCGGTGACACGGTGCGCGTCGCGCTGAAGAAGGAATACGGCTCGCTCGTCACCGAGGGAGCCGACGGCGGCCAGATCGTGGTCGCGTGCGGCGAGCAGGCGAACAGCGTCATGCTGCCGTCCGGGAAACTCAAGCGTGAGATCGCCGAGGATCCGCGCCTGCCGCTGGTGCTCGACGCGCAGCGGTTCGCGCACCTCGGCGCGGGCGAGCGTCGCGCGTTCCTGTACGATCTGATGGGCGTGAAGATCGGCGTCGACGAAATGCGCGCCCGGCTGCTCGCTAAGCTCGGGCTTCGCGCAGACGCAGTGCCGGCACCGGCCGCCGCGCGGCTCGCGGCGATCACGCCGATGTTGCGCGCCGGCTTCGAAGCGGCGCAGAAGGAAGCGGCCGACCGCGCGCGCGGCGCGAAGCAGTCATGGCGCAACGCGACCGGCGAGACGTACGGCAGCCAGAAGGCAGCAACCTGGCGCCCGGCGCCGGTCGAGTTCGACGAGGCAGCATTGCGGAAGCTCACGGGCGACCGCGCGGCGCTCGACGACCGGATCGGCGAGCTGCAGCAGCAGATCGGCGCTGCCGATGCGGCGGACACCGCGGCACGTGCGCGCGCGTCGAAAATCGCCGACCTGCGCACGCGCGCCGCCGGTTACGCGAAGGCGGTCGAACTCGCGCAGCTCGCCGACGAGCAGGTCGCCGAATTCGAGCCCAAGGTCGAAGCGCTTCGTGTGCGCGCCGGCGCGGCGCCGGCCGGCACCGAATGTTCGTGCCCGGAATGCGGAGCGCTCCTGCGGTACCTCAACGGCGTTTTGTCGGCCGCGGCCGCAGCCGGCGCGCGCGACGCTGACGCGGCCGCGAAACTGCCCGAGTACGAGCAGGGCCTGAAGACGCTGCAGAACGCTGCTGCGAACCGTAAGCGCGACCTCGAAGCGGCAGACTCGGCCGCGACGCAGTTGCGCGCGCTCGAAGACGATGCAGCGGACAGCGGCGCGGCCGCCGCGCGCGAAAGCGGCGACGCCGCGCGCTCGGAGCTGGCCGACCTTCAGCACCGCCGAAAGCAGCTCGACACCGACATCGCGACGCTTCGCGAGATCGAGCGCCGCGCCGCCGGCGCCGCAGATCTGGCCAAGCAAGCCGCCGCGCTGCACAGCGACGTCGCCGCGTACGAGGCGATCGCCGACGCGCTCGCGCCGAACGGCATCCCGGCCGACTTGCTCAGCGAAGCGCTCACGCCGATGAACGAGCGCCTCGTCGCGCTCGCCGAGATGTCGGAATGGGCCGACGTGACGATCACGCCCGAGATGGAAGTCCTCGCCGACGGCCGCGCGTACGCCCTGCTGTCCGAATCGGAACGCTGGCGCGTCGATGCGCACATCGCCGCGGCGATCAGCCACTTCTCAGGCCTGAAACTGCTCGTGCTCGATCGTGCCGACGTCCTGGTCGGCCCGGAGCGCGATCGGCTGCTCTACTGGCTCGACGATCTCGCGTACACCGACCAGATCGAGACGGCGCTCGTGTTCATGAGCCTGAAGACGCCGCCCGGCGGCCTGCCCGAAGCCATCGAAGCATTCTGGGTCGAGGATGGTCAGGTCGCGCCAGCCGCGCAGCATGCAATACGGGAGGCAGCGTGAGAGAAGACATCGAGAAGTATCTCGCCGCGACGTCAGAAGCCACGGCGAAGGCCGTAGCGACCGGGACCGGGCTTCCCCATCTCGACGTGACGAAGGAGCTGAACCGGATGCTCGGCGAGGCGATCGTCGAGCGCGAGAAACGGGCCGGCGGCGGCAACGAATATGTGTACTGGCTCGCGCGCGGCGTCGCTCCGATACCGCCGGCCGACGCCGCGCCGCCGGTCGTCGCTCTGTCGCTGGCCGACGCCATTGCGAGCCTGCCGCCGTCGGCCGTAGCGGCCGACACCACCTCACGCGTCATCGCGGAGCTGCGAGCCGAGGTCGAACGGCTCACCGCCGAGCGCGACGCGGCGCAGCAACGAGCCGACACCTGGCGCGCGAACGCCGCGGCACTCGAAGCGCGCATCGACGAGCTGACGCTCGGGCCCGTCGGCGCGCGTGCACCGCTGTTCGTGACGGTCGGCAGGTATTGCAAACCACGGCGTCACGCGTCGCTCGAGAAAGCCCAGCGGCGCGGCAGCGCGCTCGTACGCAGCGAGAAGGAATCCGAGGTGCTCGTGCTCGAGCCGGTTGGCCGGATCGTGCGCGGCACGCAGTGGATGCCCCGCTGATTCAACAGAGCCTACCCCGCGCGGCTTACCTCGGACCGCGCGGCATTCGAAGGGCGCCGATCAATCTCGGCGCCCTTCTCTTTTCCGGAGAAACCATGCAGATCCAGCTTCCTACGCTCGCCGACGGCGAGATCTACCTCTGCGGCTTTGTCGACAAGAACGGCGACGTCACGCACACGATTCTGCTGCCCGGCGACAACGACGACGCCAGCTGGCAGGCGCAGATGGACTGGGCCAAGAGCATCGGAGGTGATTTGCCGACACGGGTCGAAATGCTGTTCCTGCTGGAAAACCATCGTGACGAGTTCGAGCGCGACGCGTACTGGACGTGCCAGCCGGACACCGACCCGGGCTACTCCGGCTGGGCGTGGTACCAGGACTTCGGCAATGGCCTCCAGAACTTCAGCCCCCAGATCAGCGAGTTGCGCGCCCGCGCCGTCCGCAGATTGTCGATTTAACCCTTCATCCTTTCACAATCGGAGCACGCAATGACGATCACGCTGGAACAGATTGAAGCAGATCACGCGCGCATCGGCGCGCTGATCGACGAATTCAAGAAGCAGCAGCGCGCGACCGAGCACCACGTCGACGCCGCCACGGTCCCGCTCGCGGCCGGCGAGCGCATCGCCGGGCAGATCCTTCTCGAAGACGGTTCGCTGAGCCACTACCTGATTCTCCTGCCGGGCGATGCCGAAGATCTGGACTGGGAAGCGGCGAAGGCATGGGCCGCCGAACGTGGCGGCGAACTGCCGACGCGGCGGGAGCAATCGCTCCTGTTCGCGAACCTGAAGGGCGAGTTCGAGCCGAGCTGGTATTGGTCCAGCGAACGCCACGAATCGAACTCCGGCTGGGCGTGGTACCAGTACTTCAGCAATGGCAGCCAGTACTACGGCCGCCAGCTCAGCGAGTTGCGCGCCCGCGCCGTCCGCAGATTTATCCATTCAGTTTTTTGATCATTTGACCCACCGTGGCCCTGCACAACCAACTCCCGATATATCGAGCCGCCTACGGGCTGCTCGATGACGTCACCAACCTGGTCAAGAACATGCCCCGCGACTTCAAGCGCAGCATCGGCGAGAAGATCAGCGCGGAGTGCATCGAGATCATGGTGTTGGTGTTCCGCGCGAACGTCGCGGCCGACAAGGCACCTCACCTCGTCGAATTGCTTGAGCGCTTGCAGGTAATCGAGTTGCTGCTTCGTCTCAGCATGGACAAGCGCCTGATCGCACCCGACGGCTACGCAGCTGCCGTCGAGAAAACGACGAGCATCGGGAAGCAGGCCAACGGCTGGAAGAACGCCGCAAACCGTCGCCCGCTCCGCTAAGGTCACGGCCTTCGCGGCTGAGCGATATATCAATCTGGTCGTGCCGCTGGCCCACAAGGCCACCGCCATGCGCAATGAGGAAACCGGCCGCCAGCGTGCGGAAAGGTCCAGCGCAGTTTCCCAGCTGAGAAATCGGCCGGGCGACGTAGATCGCACGATACCTCCGGCTGGGCGTGGTACCAGAACTTCAACAATGGCAACCAGAACAACAACCACCAGAACAACGAGTTGCGCGCCCGCGCCGTCCGCAGATCGAGGGCCAATTTCGTTCGCCGAGCTGGTCGAAGCGTATCTCGACTGCCGGCGAACGAAGCGAAACAGCAATGCAGCGCTCGCGTTCGAAATGCGGCTCGAACGCAACCTGCGCCGCCTGTACGACGAGCTGGTCGACGGCAGCTACACGCCCGGCCGCTCGAAGTGCTTCGTCATCACGAGACCGAAGCCGCGCGAGGTTTGGGCGGCAGCGTTTCGCGATCGCATCGTGCACCACCTACTTTACAACCGGATCGGCCCGCGCTTCGAGCGGTCGTTCATCGCCGACTCGTGCGCCTGCATCAAGGGGCGCGGCACCCTGTACGCCGCGCAGCGACTCGAATCGAAGGTGCGTTCGATCACGCAGAACTGGTCGAAACGCGCGTTCTATCTGAAGTGCGATCTCGCGAACTTCTTCGTCAGCATCGACAAGCGGATCCTGCTCGACCTGCTGCTCGCGAAGATCTCCGAGCCATTCTGGCGCGCGCTGACCGAGCGCGTGCTGATGCACGATCCACGGGCCGACTTCGAATACCACGGCGACCCGGCAATGATGGAGCTCGTGCCGCCCCATAAACGGCTGCTCGAACAGGCGCCGGACCTCGGCCTGCCGATCGGGAACCTATCGAGCCAGTTCTTCGCGAACGTCTACCTCGACGTGCTCGACCAGCGCGCGAAGCACGTGCTCGGCGCTCGGCACTACATCCGATACGTCGACGACTTTGTGTTCCTGCACGCCTCGCCGGCGCGCTTGAACGAGATCCTCGCCGATGTCACGGATTTCCTGCCGGAACAGCTCGGCGCTCGGATCAATCCACGCAAGACCATCCTGCAGCCGATCGACCGCGGCATCGACTTCGTCGGACAGGTCATCAAGCCGTGGCGCCGGGAGACGCGGAAGCGAACGCGCAATGAAGCGTTGCGGCGCATCGCCGAAACACCGGCCACCGACCTTATGCCCGTTGCAAATTCGTATTTTGGCCTGCTGCGCCAGGCGACCGCTAGCCATCACGACCGAGCGGGGCTGGCGAATCTTCTCCGGTCACTCGGCAAAGCCGTCGATCGCGACCTCACCAAGACTTTCGGCTAAGCCGAGCACCCAGCCATTGAGGCTTGATCTACTGATTTAGAGGATGCCACGTGGCCGCGTACTACAACGAGCACGACCCATACGCCGTGCAGTGGCTGCGCAACCTGATCGCCGCTGGGCACATCGCACCGGGCGACGTCGACGAACGGAGCATTGAGGATGTCCGACCTGATGACCTGCGAGCCTACGACCAGTGCCATTTCTTCGCCGGAATCGGTGTCTGGTCGCACGCGCTTCGACGCGCCGGCTGGCCTGACGATCGATCTGTTTGGACTGGTTCCTGTCCGTGCCAACCTTTCTCCTCGGCAGGCAAAGGAGCTGGGTTTGATGACGAGCGGCACCTGTGGCCTGCGTGGTACTGGCTCATCGGCGAGTGCCGACCTGCAGTCATCTTTGGAGAGCAGGTTGCGAGCTCGGCTGTCGAGCCTTGGATCGACCTTGTACACGCTGACATGGAAGCGCTGGACTACCCCTTCGGGTGTGTCCCGTTTCCGTCTGCGGGCGTCGGCTCCCCGCACATCCGAGACCGGGTGTACTGGATGGCCTACGCCCACGGCCGCACTCGCGGAAAAGGGCATCCGCACGTTCGAGGGCGGGTTGATCGAGGCGATGCGCAATCACGGGCCAGATCTCGCAGCGGCCGCATGTCTGGCCGGTTGGCCGACTACGACCAGCACGGACGCGGTGCGCATGCCGTCACCGGACTTCATGACGTCGAACGTGACGCTGAATCACGCTGCAGTTCTGGCGGGCTGGCCGACGCCGACGTCGACGGACTTCAAGGGTGCACCGTCGAAGCCATACGCCGAACGGGGCGGCGGCAAGAAGGGCATGCGATTGGACGCAGCGGCGCATCACTGGCTGACGGCTTCGAGCGAATCGAGCCAGCCGGCCCGACTAACGGCGTCTGGCGAGATGCTGACTGGTTGCTCTGCCGGGATGGAAAGTGGCGGCCAGTTGAACCCGGCACATTCCCGCTGGTTGATGGGACTGCCGGTAGCGTGGGACGAGTGCGCGCCGATCAAGAACGCCTCGCCGCGCTACGACCGCGCAAAGACCAAGGCAGCTGCACGGGCCGACTCCGAGGATACGGCAACGCGATCAACGCCGAAGCGGCGACGCAATTCATCCTCGCCGCGCGAGACATCCTGAACTGAGGACCAAACACCATGACGACCACCGAAAATAGCCGCGCTGATGCGCTGACGGACGACGAGATCGACGCAATTTACGAGCGCGTTCATGCCGAATGGGAAGCGCGCAACAAGTGCGCTCCGAACTTGTGGGTCGCGTTCGCCCGCGCCATCCTCGCCGCATCCCCTGTCGAGAAGCCCGCACCCTCGCTGATCGACGAGGATGCCGAGGTTCCTCCGATCATGTACAACGGCGACACCAAGCGTGATCCCGCGCTGCGCGAACTGCTTGCACGACAAGCCACGCGCCATGTGCTGACCAATTCGCGCGGAGACAGTAAGCAGCCCGCAGCAGCGCCGATCGATGCCGCAAAGGCGGTAAAGTGGGTAGACGGATGCACTGAAGAACACTGCCACCGTTGCCGGACACCTCAAAACCTGCGTACGCCCGATATGCAACATGCGGGTATCGGTTCGTACCCGCCACTCGGATGGTACTCGGCCAAATCCACCGCACAACCCGCCCCCGCGCCGGCGGACGAGCGGGCGGCGTTCGAGGCATTCGCGCGCGGCATCCGAATGGACGTCAGCGTGAGCTTGGAGGGGCATTACACAGATGCCGCTACAGCGTACGCTTGGGCGGCATGGCGTACCCGCGCCGCATCTGCCAACGAGACGGGGGCGGAAGGGGTTGCTTGGTACGACCGCTGGAAGGCCGAATGCACGCGCGACCATGGGGAGTACGATGAGAGCGCGCCGATTGCGGATCGGCTTCGCTGGTGGGTACCGAAGTCAGCGAGACATGGGACCATACTGCTCGAAGATGATCTCCGCGAAGCGGCGGACACACTCTCCCGCTCGCCCGCTATGGCGGCGGAAGCGGTGGCGATCCCGGCCGGCTATGCGCTCGTGCCGATCGAGCCGACCGAGGAAATGATTGCTGTGGGCGTCGGGAAAGGCGACGCCGATTTCTACGGCGATGCATTGGTCAAGGCCGAGGTCCGCTCCGACTATCAGGCCATGATCGCCGCTGCACCGCCCCTCGTTCGATACCAGATTCTCACGGAAGAAGGCGGATGGCTCGACGTGCCGCAGGCGTACTACGAGCGCTTCAAGAGCGACGCCACGCTTACGCGCGTCGTCAACCTGATGCAGCCGACGGCAGCACACGATGAATCCAGCATCGAGAAGCACTTCGACGACTACGGGTTCTATCTGCATGGGTTCGAGGAAGAAGACCGGGAGGCGTTTTTCCAAGCTGCGCTGGCTCTCGCCGCCGCCCCCCAGCCAGCGCAGGCAGACGCTCGGGTCGGGCTGACGGCTGCTGCGCGCGCCACGATCATGGACGCCTGCCAGAGCATCTCGCAGAATGCCGATGGCGTAAAAGCCGGATGTGCGATCGGCGATGAATGGCCGGACGCCGAGGACAAGGCGTTCTACGACGCAGAGCTGCAGTTGCTCGCTCGGCTGGTTGCCCTGCTCAACGATCCGGGCCAGCCGGAGCCGCGCGCCGAGGTGACGCATGGCGATACGACGATGGGCGAGTGCATGGCCAGTTTGCTTGATCGTCTCGAAGCGGCCGAGTTGTATGCGGATCGCTATCGCTACCTGCGCGAGCGCCCTCTGAATGCAGTCAGTGTCGGCGGTGTTTTCGCCGGCAAGACGCCCGACAACGTCGTGCTCAATGGCGCGGACCTCGACGCCGCCATCGACGCCGCCATCGACGCCGCCCGCGCAGGAGGTGCGTGATGGTCGACTACGCACGTTTCCGCTCGATCGCCGAAGACCTGAAGGAAGGCGGCAACCACGTCGCCTCCGAGGCGATCGATGAACTTTTGACCAGCGCCATGTCCGCACACGACGCCAAGCAGGAGGCCGCACGGAACGCCAAGCGCATCGCCGAACTGGAGGCGGCCCTCGAAATGGTCCACGGCATCCGATACCAGGAAATGCGTCTGCATCTGCCCGAAGGCGGACACGTCAGCCTGCGCTGGCCCGAGTCGATGTCGCTGGATAGCGCCGAGATGCTGCGCGAGGTGTTCGACCTGCAGATGAAGGCGCACGCGAAGTACATGGCAAATCGAGTCGCGACACCCGAGGCTGACACCGCCCGCACCGGAGCCTCATCATGAGCGAGAACAGCAAAATCGAGTGGACCGACTCGACGTTCAATCCGTGGGAGGGCTGCCAGAAGGTCGGCCCCGGCTGCGACCACTGCTACGCCGAGTCGCGCAACGCGCGCTTCGCTGGCGGCACAGCCGTGAACTGGGGTGCCGGCGCACCGCGCCGCCGCACGTCGGCCGCAAACTGGCGCAAGCCGCTTCAGTGGAACCGCGACGGCACGTTCTACGCAATCCACGGCCGGCGCCGGCGCGTGTTCTGCGCGTCGCTTGCTGACGTGTTCGACAACGAGGTCGATCTGTTGTGGCGCCGCGACCTCTTTCGGCTGATCGCCGACACGCCGAATCTCGACTGGCTGCTGCTGACGAAGCGGATCGGCAACGTGCCGACGATGCTGCGGCATATCGGCGTCGACCGGCTGCCGGATAACGTCTGGCTCGGCGCGACCATCGTCAACCAGGCCGAGGCCGAACGCGACATCCCGAAACTGCTCGCGGTGCCCGCGCGCGTGAGGTTCCTGTCGATGGAGCCGTTGCTTGGTCCCGTCGACCTGACGATCCTGAAGACCAAGGTCGACGGAATTGAATGCGCGCACAACGCGCTCACCAACAGCGTGTGGCATCCGCTGTGGGAAGGGCCGGAAAGCCTTGGCGGCAACGGAATCGACTGGGTAATCGTCGGCGGCGAAAGCGGCCCCGGCGCGCGGCCGATGCATCCCGATTGGGCCCGCTCGCTGCGCGACCAATGCGCGGCTACGGGCGTCGCCTTCCACTTCAAGCAACACGGTGAATGGGCGCCAGGCTCCGGTGACTTCGGTGCTGGCCGCTTCGAAACTGCGGCGATCGCGCTCGACGGCAAGGTCGCAGTGGGCAGCTACAGCGTTGGGGACTACCCGCGCGGGTCCACGAGCGGCTATGGCTGGTCCATGGTTCACCGCGCAGGCAAGCGCGCTGCCGGCCGACACCTCGACGGCCGCACGCACGATGAATTCCCGGAGGCACGATGAAAGAGCGCCCTATCCTGTTCAGCGGCCCGATGGTACGCGCCATTCTCGAAGGCCGGAAGACGCAGACGCGGCGAATCATATCGCCGCCAAACGGCTATCGGTGGCTCAACGTCGATGTCGGCACGATGGTCAACGATGGTGGCCACAAAAAGCACATCACCGATTTACCGCGGCGCCATGGCGTCGCGGGCGACCGGCTATGGGTGCGCGAGACGACATACGACGTTGAACGGAACGGCTTCGTCGGACCGGTTTTTGTCGAATCGGATGAAGGCACGCACGCCGCGGCATGGGGCTGGGGCGAATCGGACGATCCCGACTACGTCGAGCCGTACGAGCTGCGTAAGCGCCCCGCGATTCACATGCCCCGCTCGATGGCCCGCATCACGCTCGAAGTTATCGGCGTGCGTGCCGAGCGCCTGCAGAGCATCGAGTGGGACGAGGCGATCGCCGAAGGCATTCCCGATCCGCGGCGCGCCGGCCGCCGCGTCGATCCGGTGGAGGGCACCGTCGCGCAGTTCCGCCAGCTCTGGGACGGCCTGAACGCCGCTCGCGGCTATGGCTGGGACACGAACCCATGGGTGTGGCGTATCGAGTTCCGGAGGGTAAAAAAGTGAGCGAAGACAACGAAACCGCCCTCACCCTTCAGCAGGTCGCTGAGCGTATGCAGCTGTCGTACAGCACAGTTTTTGCCATGCGTAAGCAAATTGGATTTCGCCTGCCCGGCTCCCGGGTTTGGCGTGTCTGGCCGTCGCGGCTTGCCGGGCTAACAGAAAAACGCAACAATCTGACCCGGCTATCGCTGCGGGTCGGTGGAGAAAATGGATGTCAATCCGCAGACGTAAAGGCTCCGGGGTCTGGTTTATCGACCTCCGCACGCCAGGCGGCGAAAGAATTCGCCGCTCTACTGAAACAACGGACAGGCGGGCAGCGCAGGAATACCACGACCGGCTGAAGGCCGATCTGTGGCGGCAAGACAAGTTGGGGGAGGTGCCGGATCGCATTTTCGAAGAAGCCGCGATGCGGTTTTTGAAGTTGTGCGAGGGTCAGCGTGACTATGCCGGGAAGTTGAGGCACATCACATACTGGGGAGAGCAATTTGCCGGTCGCTCGATCCGGGCCATCACGGCCGACGAGATTTTCGATGCACTTCCCACGCATCGACTGATCAAGGGAAAGCCGGCACGCCCATTGGAGCCCGGCACGCGCAACCGATACGTCAACACCATTCGGCGCATGCTGAACCTGTGCCAGGAATGGGGATGGATCGATCGCGTGCCGAAGCTCCAGCGGTTCGAAGAGCCTGACGTGCGGGTGCGCTGGGAGCCGCCGGCGGTCATCATGGCGATGATCAACGCGTTGCGTCTGCCGTGGATGCGCGACGCGGCGATCGTCGCCGTAGCGACCGGGATGCGCGAGTCGGAGCTGTTCGGTCTGCGCGTCTCGCAACTCGATCTCGCGCAGTGCAACGCGTGGATCACGCACGAGGGTGCGAAGTCAAAGCGCGCCCGGTCGGTGCCACTAAACGAGGATGCGATGAGCGTGCTCGAGCGGAGAGCCCGGACGGCAACGGATCTCGTCTTTACGCGCGGATACACGCGCGGCGACGGGCCGCCAAAACTGATCGGGCAGATCGACAAGAGGGACTTCGCGCAGGCGTGCAAGACGGCCGGGATGGCCGACTTCAACTGGCACGACCTGCGGCACACCTGGGCAAGCTGGCACGTGCAGCGCGGCACGCCGCTGATGGTCTTGAAGGAGTTGGGCGGCTGGGAGACGGTTGCGATGGTGCAGAAGTACGCGCACCTCGCGCCCAGCCATCTGGCGCAGCACGCAGGCACGGTCACATTTTGGGCGCAGTCGGCCGAGCAGAAAGAAAAAACGCCGCTGTCGGAGGCGGCGCAATCCCTTGCTGCATAA